AAATCATCACAGGAATCTATCCATGATGAAATCAGCAGTATGTTCAGTGATCTATGTATTGCTGACAGACCAAGTATCAACCGGCTGTCCGTCCGGAAAGTGTAACTCTATTAAGCCTGGGGGGGGGGAACATCTTCCAGGCTTTAATCTGAACCAGTATGGAAACAGTGAGAAATCAAGATATTGTAGTAATAAAATCATGTACCTCAAGATATTTTAAATATCAATCTCTCATAGGTACAGTGGCAATGTGCACTTATAATGAAGAAGATGATGCTCTACCATCTGGAAATGTTCACCGTAAGGTTGCCATCCTGGAACATAATAGGTGGGGTATGAATTTTTCTTTAGTAGATCTGCGTCCTGCTACCCAGGAGGAGATAGATGCTTACAATAAAGCTGAGGGTCCTATTAACATCTCTGAGGTAGACTATACACCAACCATACAAAAACTGGATGAAGCCTTAAATCAACTGGAAGATAAGTTAAAAGGGGGGAAAGATGTTTAAGCAGGGGGATTATATTGTCTTATTGGAAAACACAGAGTTTGATGCCTGGAAAAAAGACTTTGTCTTTAAGCAACGGGAGGACTGTGACTGGTTACGGCCAGAAATAGACTTAAGAGGAGATGACACAAACGGTAACACAAGAATCTGTTTTGATCCTTTGAATTACCGTGCTGCAGGGAAATCCTATTCCTGGAGATATGCTGAAGATTATGAAATAGAGGCTTATGACCAAGTAAACAGACCCGTTAACATCAGTCAACTAACAAATCCACATATCATTGACAAAATAGAGACTGCATTAGACCAGCTCTCTGAAAAACTGAAACAATCATGAAAACATTCTTTATCGTATACATCCTGGGGTTACTCTTAACCCTTGGACATATCCTGGCATTATGATTATGTTAGCCTTCTATATCATTGTCGGATCTCTTGTAGCAACAGCATTTGTGTTCATATTTGCTGCCTGGCTCAATGGAGACCTTGCTCCTTCCAAGGAAAAGACATTTCTCAAGGAGAACTGCCCTGCAGGAGGAAAACATATCATCCAATACAAATCACTTACTTACGCTTACCAGGAGATGTACTGCACGAAGTGTGGGAAATCCATAACCACTAACAAATAATGGCAACGTTTAATAGGTTATTTTGCTACTGCACGATCTTTTATATATCCATGGCACTTCTTGTTCCCCTGTTTTTACAGATCAAGCTGTCTGCCGGGGATATTATTACAGCTACTTTTCTGTACCTGATCCTGATTATGCTTTTGTGGATAGCTACCAGCCTGGATAGCTTCCGGGATGAATTTCAAGAAAGGGATAGGTTATGAGGGGTAAAAGAACACTTATGGTGATTATTATACTCCGTATTATAGCCATCCTTACCCTATTGCCCGTCATCCTGATCTTAAGAGGTCAGCCTGAAATGTGGCTTGCTATTGTTTTAACACTGATCCTGGCCTATTTTCTGGTCATGGATTTTGATGAGTATCAAATGAGTCCATAGAAAGGAGGAACATGAGAAATAGTGAATTTATGACCAGGGCCTTAGAAAAAGGATTTGTCCCTGGTGCCCGTTTCAAAGACCTTGTAAAAGGTAAAGAATTTATAGTGGCAGATGATCCGTTTAAAAGCCTGATGGAAGCACCAGATGCGTGGACAAGTGTTCATATGTACATTGACGTAGCTCCCAATCCTGCAGGTAGGAAAAAAGCCCGGATCTATACTTACAATAATTGGGCTGAAATTATTACAGAACCCAAAAAAACAAAACCGGAGCCAAGATTTAAAGTAGGTGATACGGTCACTTATAAGAACAGAGAAGACTGTACTCATGCAAATGGTATAACTATTTCTTATTATCATGGAGGTAATGAGCAAGGGGGGTATAAAGGCAAAATCTTAGAGTACTACGATTACGTTCCTGAAAGAGGTTGCTATAAAATGTCAGTAAGATCAAGAACTGGTGGTGCGTACTCTATGCTGGAATCAGAGTTTGAAGAGTATGATATACCTCAAGAGTCAATACTGGATAAATGGCTTAGGGAAACCAAGGCCATGAACCTGAGTTTAAGTGCTCTTAGGAACTATATTGGGGCATCTTCTACCTGTCCTTTTGATGAAGTGTATGAAAAGCTTAGAGGGGGTAATACTACTGACAAAGCTCAAATCCTCTATGATGAGTGGAATCCTAAGCAGCAACCAGATCTCAGCAAATATCAACACCTGGTTGGTAAAACTGTTCCTGAGAAAGTAATCAATGATTGGAGTAGTAAAGAAGGAAACTTCACTAACGGTGTATTTGATAAATGGACTGCAATGTCTGGTTTTTATAGAGATCGGAGAATTCTTAACATTGATTATGTAAAAGGAAAACCTGCAATCAAACTTGATCGTACTTCAGCAGATGTCCGTATAGCAGCAGAAGGATTTGAAGAGTTCTGGAAATCACAGGAATCTAAATCAACTCCAGAAGACGATCTCTTAGCAGAAGCCCTTAGTAGGTATCCGGTTGGTACTAAAATTAAGAGTGCATTATCCGGGAAATCTGGAACAGTAGCAGGGGATCCACGGTATGGATATGAGGATGTTTTCGTTCCTGTTGAGGGAGATGAACTCTGTGTTTACTATGCCTATAATAACAAATGGGCTGAAATCATCCAGGAAGAGAAGCCGGTTATTAACCTACCACAAAAGTTCAAGATCTGGATAGGAAATAACCCTGATCTCTCCAGAAGAGTGCAGGAAAGGTTGTTTGAATTAGGTCATAAGTGGGGATTAAATGAAAGATGGGTTATGTATACTGATTCTTATGCACTATTTTCCGACAACCTGACTCTATCCTTCTTAGGCAATGACAGAAAATGGTTTGATGAAAACACCAATGTAGAAATCACGCCTGCAGATCTGGGTATATATGAATCAGCAAACATCAGAATATTGGATTCATTCTGTTACCCTGTTAATCCATCCCCTCAGCCCGATAACACTCCTGTCACATTACCCGTAAAAACACCTGCAGCCCTGGGACAGCCACAGGTTAGTCATCAAAGTCCCGTAGTACTAACCAAAAAGAAACAAGTAACAAAAATAATAATCCTTAATCCGTAAAAACCATGTCAAAAAACACATCAAAAAAGACCATTTTAGTAGCTGGAATTCTTAACCGTTTAAAAGGTGATGACACTGAAGCATTAGCCGGTAAAATTGCCCGTAAAGCTGTATCTGCCCTGGAAGGTCAGGTAGCCGCTCTGAAAGCTAAACTCGTTGATGACGAGAACGCAGTGGAATCAGCTGAAGAAGCATTGGCTGCAGCTAAGTATCCCACTAACTTGTTTAGTGATAATAAAGCCTATGCACAAGGTATTGTGCGTGCCCAGGAAAACCTGGAGAATGCTATTGCTGTAAAAGCAGCCACAGAGGACTCAATAGCTTACTTCTCCGGTATTCTTGCTGAATTCAACTCAGCTGAATAATTAACTTATTTAAGAGCCGGATTAACTTCTAGCTCTTATTATATGGGGAGATAGCTCAGTGGATAGAGCATCCGGCTTATACCCGGAAGGTCGTTGGTTCGAATCCTTCTCTCCCCACAATCCACAAACTCATTAACTCATTCAAAACACTATGAACTTAGCAGCTTTAAAACAAGCCCTTGCTACCAATTCTTTCTCTTCAGAAGAAGAAAGAGCACAAAACCTCCAGTCCCTGATCAAAAAGTTCACGGACCTGTCCCGTGTCGAGTTACTGGAGTTCCAGAACCATTGGGACGGTAACAAATCCTTTGAGGAATTCAGGGAAGCTCAGGATAAAGTATTCCTGAAGTGTATTGATTTAGAACAATCAGACCTTGGACAGACAGTTCGTGAGGCTACTGGCCTGAATGAAAAACTTACTGATGATTTAGAGCTGGTATAACCATGAAAAGATTCTTTAAAGAAGCCTGGGGATCCCTGTTATTAGCCCATATCATCTGGGGAGTATATGCAGGACTGATCCTGTATTCAGGCAGCCAGGTTCCCTGGGATATGATGGCCATAGCTTACCTGCTTACCATTATCTACATTATTCACAAAACCAATCAGTTTATCCGGGAAGAGGATAAACACCGTGCCCGTATAAAGAGGATTGAGGAGAACATCCAGCGTGCTGAAGATGCCTACAAGGAAGTGAACGAGCGGTTTCGCAAGTACAAACAGTAAACGCTTTAACTGACCATAATTTCTGTTTATTCCCTGGCATGTGTAACGGCTGCCAGGGTTTTTCATTTGAACTAATTCATCCATTCATCCATAAAAACCATTTAAGACAATGTATCAACTAACTAACCCACAAGAAACATTGCATTTTGTAGCATTTTTACAGGAAGCCTTACCCTTTGTAGACGCATGGACACCTACGGACATCAATTCCGGGGGCTGTGGTGTGTTTGCAGGACTGCTTTATAACAAGCTAAAAGAGATGGGCCAGGAGCCTGAGATCATAGGACTGTTCTATGATGATACCCACAAATTCACTGAGGGTGCCAGGAAAGCCATGAAGAATTTCCTGAAAGACGGATCAGACGTGGAAAAAGCAGGTGATGATCATATTGTGATCAAGCTGCAGGACCTGTACATAGATTCCCGTGGTATTATCAATACGGTCATTGAGCACTGTGATAATTTCTTTCCCATGAACCCTGAGCAGCTAAACCTTCTTGTTGAAAAGGGTGAATGGAATCCAGTCTTTGACAGAGGTTGCACCGGTTTTATCCGGGAGCGGCTGGACTATGTATTTGGTCTCCTGGAAGTATATCAGCCTGGAAAGACCTTCAGGCTACCCAAAGAAGATGAGGTGACCTATACCAGCCATACCATGAAACAGAAAGAAAATCAAGGTATTTGCTTCAATAACCTCAAGGAGCTTTTTGGCAAATTATAATTAATCCATTGTGACAACCAACCAACCAACAAGTTATGCACAAATACATCTTACGGAACGTGCTTTACCTTAATAACAGGGTCCAGGACTTCAGTCCTACCCGTAGAATCTGTAATCATCTCCTGGGAGAAGATCACACATTTTACCATCGTATGAGTGTGGGAGCACTTATAGCTGTAGTAGGATATAAGATCATGAAAGTGGAAGCAGGAGCCTTTGGATTTATAACAGAATCCCTGGGGCTGATGATCCATACCATTGGTCTGAGTCCATTGGATGAGTTGATTAAAAAAGGTATGAGTCATCTTAAAGAAACCTATGCCCGTAAATAATCACACTATCACCCATTCTGACAAGGATCAGAAGGTGAAAGAATCCGTACTTATCCGTGGGATCTGTTCTGCTCTACAGAGCATGTCCCTGCCTACATTGGAAAATGTCAATAGCTTGCTCAGCAAGTTTGGCTATACCATTAGGAAGATATAAAGAGTTGTTTTATGTGTTTATGTTGATGGGCCGGGCGGGAGCAATCCTTCCCGGTTTTTTTAAACATGTCTGTAACTCTACCCCTGATAATCAACTACTGTAACCTATTATTCACACTTTTATACATCAATTCAAAACATGAAAAAAAGAGCTATTCTCAGCCTGTTAACCTGTGTAGCTATCACAGGGCTATTCTCTTGTACCAATGTACCTGCCCAGCCGAATGCGGACCGTATAGACCAGAACCGGCAGGAACAACTTCAGCAGGAAGCTACCCGCCAGGTAGGTATGCCTGCCATCCACAACTTTACAGAGAAAAAGCAGATTGCTGATCTCTATGAGTTAAGGGATAATCCCAATCTGGTTTGCTATGCTTACCTGTATTCAGAGATGACCGGGAAGCTGATCTTCTTTGGTAAGTGCATTGGATACGGTATTCCTTACGCTGCACAGTTCTCCAATCCTCAGAAGCAGGTTTATCCAGGAGGATACCAGGAGAGCTTTGGATCACTACCTCAATCGGAGCCCAATGGTCTGTTTATGCCCAATGATGCAGAAGGAACCTGGTTAATAATGATTGACCCTGAAACTAACCAGCGTAAGCCGGTTTATATAGAGCCGCGTGTTATCGTATCACCATTCAAGCTTAACATATAATGAAGACCGCTTTTAAAGCTATTGGAGTCATAGTGACCCTGATAGCATTTACATGGATTGTTTCAGCCATTGAACTCGGATCATTTGCTTTCTGGGCCCCCAGGCAGGAGAACGTTAAACGTAACGTGTTTGAACACACCCAGAGTTACGTGGATGGAAAGATCCAGGACCTGGCCTCTTATAAAGAGCAATACGAAAAAGCAAAGGATCCTCAGGACAAACAAATCATTCAGAATGTGGTCCGGGACCGGTATACAAACTTTGATGCCACTACCATGGATAACGTCCCTGAACTGAGGCAGTTCCTTGTACAGATGCGGGGGTACTAATGAAATGGATCTGGAGACTGGTGGTAATGGTCATAGTGGTCATTGCCCAGCTCCTTTTCGGAGCAATGATTCTGATTGTTTCCCTGCTGGTCTTCCTATGGAGATTCAGGATCTCTGATGTGCAGTGTATATGGGACGAGGAGGGAATCTTTGGATTTCCACTGGACAGCGGATGGAGATGGATAGATAACCCTGCCTATAAGGAAGATCCGGAGCATAACCCGGAGTTTAACGTAATCAGGTACCACAGGTACTATAGAAATCCCATAGATGCTCTATTGGGAAAAGTCACAGAAACAACTGATTAAAGAAATGGCAAGATTAAATGTTGGTGACCGTGCTGGTGCAATAGTTAGCACGAACCAGAAAGACAAAACAGCCACTTTGTTTGGCTATGGCATCTACCAGGGAGAAGAGGTTCCTCCTGCAGATGAGCGTAATCCCATGATGGGAATGCTTCATGAGAACGGGATCAAGAACCCTAAAATCACCCTGGACAGTGGTGAGGATGTATGGGGCTGTGAATGCTGGTGGGGTCCTGAAGACATGGTGCAAAAACACCTGGAAGGATATACCACTACTACTATTACCCGTGAACAATATTACGCTGGAAAATAATCATGAAGCTTGTGAAAGTAATTAGCCAGACACCACCAGTGACACATCACCACTGGTGGTTCTATGTCCTTATCTACCTGTTGGGAGTTGCTATTGTGTACTTTTTTGTACGTGCAAAAAGCAGAGATGAGAGAGGTTCTTTCTACTCCTGGGAGGATGTTAAGGAAAACTTAGTCATATCCGCTTTTTCCTGGGTATTGATTGCAGGCGTAATCATCATGATGCCCTTTATGTTCATTAAAGAGTGGATAGAGTATAGACAGCCCAAACCACCCAAATGGTTATGAAAACCGTTAGAAAACACCATTACCTGTTCTACTTCCTGGCTTTAGCAGCCATAGTAGGACTGGACGCACTTATTACCTTACTATCCGGACTATGAGAACATTTGATTTTGACAGCAATTCCACCACGGATCAGATCATGGGAGCTGCCTGTATGATTACAGACCCAGAAGAAGCAGAACGATTCCTGATTGACTATGCTACAGTCATCATCAAAGCTTCCCGTTTGAAAGGAACCATTCAAGACTACCAGGAAGGCATGAAGACAGCCAAATCTAACCTGGCTTATTGGGCAGGCTACTATAGCAATGAAATCCGTACCCAGATCGAGCAGGTGTTTGATTGTGAGCATCCCATTTTTGGTAAAATATCACAGCTCGGGCCACCTACGTCCCAGGAAGCATTCCAATGCGGAGTGCAGCAGGTCACACTAAAAGAGCTTAGAGCTCAAAAGAGTTAATTCACCCAAATCCATTTATCCATTTATTAAAAACTATCATGTTTACAGAAGCACAATTAAACAGCAAAAACAAATCACAATTAGTAGAATTAGCTGCAGAACTACAATTACGTCTGGCTGCGTATCAGAACGGCCCACTAAGCTCTTCTCAGATTGAGCGTGCCTTATTGGACCTTGCTCGTCAGGCCCAGACCGTAAAAGACAATGCTGTTAAACGTGAACAGGAACATACCAAAGCTCTCCAGGAGTTACAAAACCAGTTTGACCTGGCTAAGCGTAAAATGGAGCTGGATTTTGTATCTGAAGAAGGTACTGAAGCCCTTAACCTGGAAAAATTATTTGCTGACCTGGAAAAACGTGCCCAGGTAGCTGCTGATGACCTGAGCTTTGGTCTGAAGAAAGCAGAGATTGAGAACCAGGAGAAAATTGATGCCCTCAATGCCCGCCTGGATCAGATCATTGCTGAAAATGAAGAGAAGATTGCGGCCTCTAATGCCCGTGTAGAAGAAACCCGTGTGAAGTCTGGTGAGGAAATTGCCAAACTTGCTTTGGAGCACAGCCGTAAAATGGAGCAGACCCGTTATGACAACAGTATTGCTTTAAGGGATGAGAACCTGAAGGCCGCTGAAAAGATTGCCTCCATTTATGAAAAAGTGCTGGTGGACGCTAAAGAGTACACTACGCTTAAAGACTTCAAAGCTACTGAGGCTAAAGACGTACAGGCTCAGATCGAAGCTGCTGTGAAAGCCGCCAAATCTGAAGTGTTTGCTTCAGAAGGCTCTAAGATCTCTTCTCTGAAAGCAGAGAAAGATGCTAAGATAGCCCTGTTGGAAAAAGACGTGGATTACCTGAAAGGTACCATCTCTACCCAGGAAGCACTGATTGCTGAACTAAAAGAGCAGATCAAAGCTTTCCCTGGCCAATTGGCTAAAGCTGTTGAAGCTGCCAAGTCTGAGGTTACTGTAAACCAGGACAACAAAAAATAATCAACCACTTGTTTAACTGTTGGGGGCTGAGATCACATCAAAGCCCCTTTTAATACCGTCTGAAATGAAAAAATTAGTTGCCATCCCTGGGACTGACATCCAGGTGACCCTTGAAAAAGAGTATAACTCAGAAGAAGAGAAGCCATATGGCATCAAGATCTCTACCACCCTGGAAAATGATAATGTGGAGATTAACCCATGTCTATACCACCGGACTACCTCAGAGTATCTGCGTGATGAGCATTTTGAGGATGAGGAGTTCATAAACAGTATGCTTCAGGTTTACAAACAGGAAGCCTATGATCCATCCAAGAAGCTCCTGGACTCCATGGAAGATTAACAATTAAACACTATAAAATGAACAAGCCTCTATTCGTACCACTTGACGTTGCTGAAGACCTGATAGCCATGGGTTATCCCGGACATCCCCGTGAAAGGATCCCGTATACACATGCACAGGATTTCCTGAGAAGGGAATGCTTCCTGGATACGTATGTCACCACTGAATGCACGGTAAATGAAATACTGGGACATGTGGGCCATATCCATGTGCTGCTCAGTTATCCTGCAGTACGGCTTACGATCACAGATGCTGAGATCCAGTATGGGGAGTTTGACTTCTACCACATGCTGGACCTGACCCTTAGAAGGGCCATTGTGTATTATAAGCACAAGCAAACTCAAAAAGTTATAGACAATCTTTGTTCACAGAAAGAGGGGTCTGCAGAGCAGATTTAGCCTGAGTTGACCCACACCACCACTTAACGTTGTGGAGAACTCAGGTTGTCCACACTCCTCATATATCTCTAAGTTAGAGCCGGATTTGTAGAATAAACCTCTACAAGTTCGGCTTTTTTTGTAGTAACGTAACAAAAACATTATGTGGTTAGTAAGACGGCCTGGGATATTCCTGTCCTGGCCTTTTTAATCCATCAACAATTATTTACTCATAAATCCTACTTTAACATGTTTCAGGAAGAAGCAACATTTGAGGCTCCCGTAGCCCCAACAGACGAATTATCAGCCCTCAGAGAGCAGGTTGATAAATATGAGCAGATGCTGGAGCAGTTCCTTGGTGAGAAAAAAGAAGTACACACCATTGTAGCTGGCCCTTTTGTTCATAACAATGCCCAGTATTACCGGGTAAACGGAACGGTTATGTTCCTGAATGAAGAGCCTATCTTCGGAGACCCTATTACCCAAATTCTTGAGCCGGGAACAGAGGTGATCTGTATTGGATCCGCCATCATTGCCGTGGTTCCCAAAGAGCTGGAGAAAGTAACTGACATTCCTCATTTCAACCTGATTGACTGGAATGAGATCGGTGGACTTAAATCACAGTTAAGCAACATCCGTGAAGCCATTGAGCTGCCCCTGAAACACCAGGAGCTGGCAAAAGAGATGGGTCTGGGAGATTTTCCCGGCCTGGTACTCTACGGTCCTCCGGGATGTGGCAAGACCCTGATCGGTAAAGCCATTGCCTCTACGATCCTTGGTTCCACAAAAGTGGATCCCGCAGCCTTTGTTTACATAAAAGGAGCTGAGATGCTGAGTAAGTTCGTAGGTGAGGCAGAGCAGAAAGTAGCCCACATGTTCCATGCTACCCGCCAGTACTGTAAAAAGACCGGCCAGCGTGCAGTTGTATTCATGGATGAAGCAGAAGCCCTGCTCCGTCAGAGAGGCAGCGGTAAATCATCAGACGTGGAGATGACCATTGTGCCTACGTTCCTTTCAGAAATGGACGGACTGGAAAAAGAGCACAATCCCATCTTCATCCTGGCCACTAATCTCCCTAATGCACTGGATGAGGCTATTGTCCGGGAAGGAAGGATAGACTTGAAGATTGGCATCAACCGTCCGGATCACCCGGATACCAAGGAGATCTTTGAGATCCACCTTAAGAAGGTAAAATGCCATGACAAGGTAGAAGACCTGGCCATCAAAGGAGCTGATATGTTATTTAGTCTTCCCTGTAAGAGTAAAGTATCGGGAGCTATGGTGGAAGCCATTGCCAAAGGTGCTGTACGCAAAGCCCTGACCAGGATGACTACTACCAAGAAAACTCCTAAGGGGGTTACTGCAGCAGACCTGGAAGAATCAATCAAATTAATAAACTCAAGTTATGCAAAAGCTTAAAAACCGTAAAGCCGGTCAGGAGAAGGACAACCTGGCCCAACTGAGAGAAGAGTTCCACAAGGAACAGGAAAAAGCTCCTGTGATCAAAAAGGCAGAAGAGATGAGTATAGAGGACATTCTGGGAGCTTATATGCCAAAGACCCGCAAAGTAAGGCTGGTGGTGTACTCAGGTTGTGGATGTGGAGGATCAGACTTTGAGATCTTAAGGGAAGTCCCTGAAGACTCAGATCTGCAGGATGGGGACCGGATTTCGGAAGATGGCCTTGAAGAAGCTGATGAGGTAATATAACATGAAAGAGTTCCTATTCCTGGTCATGGGAGCACTATGCTGTGCTTCCATCTCCTTCACCGTCACATCCACCGGTATCTTCAAACCATTCCGGGAGTGGATCAGCCCTCTCAATCAAAAGATAGAAGACCTGATTCACTGTCCCTGGTGCTTTGGCCACTGGTGCGTGTTTATCCTGCTTCTGACGAGCGATCTCCCTGTGGTGGTAGTATCACACTACTGGCTGTACAACTTCTTGTTTACGGCCTTTATAATGTGTGCTATCCAGGGGATGGTTCACTATGTGCTTTTACGTGCTTATGAACCAGTGGCCAAGTATCTGCTGAACCGGAAACTGGAAGCTTTGAAAGCAAAGAAGTAGGACATAAGCATGGCAGGCTTAATGGGGACACAGGGGTAGTAATATCCACTCCTCTCCAGGTTTGGTCTGTCATGCTTTACCATTTAGTACTGTATTCAATTTCAATCATCATGAGCTATTTCCCGGATGCCTGCAGGGAGTTAATAGGCAAACAGATCCTGATCCTGAACAACAATGGGTTTGAACGCCTGAAGAATGGACAGATCTATACTGTTTCCGGATACCGGTCAAAGAACCTGGGTATCAAGGAAATAGGAGGCCGTTACTGGTCATGTGCCAATAACTCCGGTAGAAAATTATTCCAGGTACTGGAAGGTCAGGAGATGATCTATGAGTTAAAACATATTGATAAAGCACTCTCACCGCTGATGGATGATATACTACTTCATCTGGAGCGGCTAGAAGATAAACTGAGTTAATTATGGCTACTTATGAAGATCTTATCCATCCTGAAATCAGCCAGTCCCTTATAGGCTGCAAAATCAAAATACTAAATGACTGTGAGCAGTCCTGGGTAAAGCCGGGACAGGTGCTGACAGTTAAAGAGATCACACACAACAAAAAACTCAGGTTTGAAGAAATCAAGTATGCCTGGGGCTGTAAGAATAACAGGAAGAATAAGTACTTCAAGGTATCCATTAGAGACCTTCCCAGGAATCTGGTGAAGCAGCTCCCTGTTATTGAACAAATCTATTTTAATCTGGATCTGCTCCTGCTTAAAGTGGCAGAGCAGAAAGGAGGAAACCAATGTTAAAACCAGGAGATCCTGTACGCTATGATGAAGTAAGAGTCGGACTAAGAGTAATGGCGGGTGGCCCCGATTGGTTCAGGGATACCACTTTTGACTTTCCCTTCACTATATATGAGATGCTTCCCGGAACCATGGGGACTATTGTTATTGTGTTTAAGAACGGCTTGTACTGTGAAGTAGAATGGGATAATGGAAAGTCAGCTAAATATAGAACAGGACTCAGTTCACGGCATGATTTAAGGCATGTTTATGAACAGGAACTTTCTCCTGGAAAAGGATTCCCAACCGTGGATCAATGGCAGGAATACAAAGATAACTTCCTGGCTGCACATGGTAAATCTTCCTCTTTCTCAAAACCTGTTTACACAGGTGCTACCCTTCCAGCAGAAGATGTATCTGAATCTACAGTGGAGAAGAAACAGGAGACCATTGAACAGATCATGGATGGACTGGACCAGATCCAGGCAGACATCATGCTGGGTAAAAAGCATGGTAACCTGATAGCCTGGCTGCTACGTCTTCCCAGGAAGATCAAGAAGTTCCTGCTGAGTATCCCCAGGATATTTATAGAAACACTGTATCTGATGAGTAAAGTTCTATGGAAAAGGTGACGCATGAAAATGCTTTTGTAGGCATGAAAGTCTGCAAAGGCCCTGATTGGAATCATTCGGAGAATCATCACGTTGGTGTTAGTCAGTATGGTATTATTACCGAAGTATGTGATGACATTGCCGGATGGTATGCTGATGTGAGGTGGAAACCAGGAGGATTCAACTATTCTTACCGAATTGGAGCGGCGGGAAAATACGAACTGTCAGTCTATGATTCAACTACAGAGGATTTAACAACCTTATTCCAGGAAGTGGAGAAACTCATTGAAAAGCAAGAAAGGATAAATCATGAAACCAGTTAACGTTAATACTGCCAAAATTGGAGACATAGTGGCTCCCGGTCCGGACTGGGGACCTCACGATTCCCGGTTTAAAGGAGTAAAAAAGGGCAGGATTGTAGAGATCCACAAGTACTCAGAAATCATCCAGGTAAAATGGAAAGGATTTCCACAGCTTGCCAAAGGGATATGGCCAGGGTACCAGATAAAGTCTGGAAAGATTCCTCTGATCTACCCCGAAGTAGAGTTTAAGGATATTGAAGCTGCTCTGAACAGGCTTGCTTCCAAGCTGGAAAGGAGCAGTGATGAAGATACCGGTAACTCCTGAGAACTACAGGAAAGGAGCTCGTGTAAAACGGGGTAGAGACTGGGAATGGGGTGACCAGGATATACATGGAGGAGGTACAGGAACAGGCACCCTTGTGAGCGAATCAATTAGTACAGGCTTTTGGGCAGATGTACAGTGGGAAGGCTCCAAGGTTATTTGGAATTACAGAGTGGGACATGCTGGTTATTATGACCTGTATTACCTTGATGAACCTCCGTCCCTGGATGAACTCACAGAAGCCCTTGATAAGCTGGAAGAAAAACTACAAAAATCATGAACAAGCCTGTTTATGCCCCGGAAGCAAGTATTGGAGACCGGGTAACAAAAGGACCAGACTGGGGGAAAGCTCCCGGATATTTCACTGGTCATTATGCCAACGTTACGGAGGGCACCATCACAGCCATAGGTCCGAACTATGTAGACCAAAATACATTTGGAAAAAAGAAAAAAGGAACCATTGTATACGTCCATTGGGATAATATCACCAATGATGAGAACCTGGGACTTGGTGCCGGATACTATTGCCGTAAGAGGTTTCAGGCCCTCTCTTATGCTACTAACTATATAGAGGAAATTGACAAAGCTCTTGACCAATTAGCTGAACAGCTGAAATAACTAATTAATAATCCATTCTTATTAAAAAACCAAAATGAAAAAGTTAACCGTACCCGTAGCTAAAGCCTTAGCTAACCAAGTAAAAAACAGAATTGAAGAAGCTCAGAGAGCAAATGTGGAAGCTGTAAAGAAAAGCTACCAGTCTTCAAAAGAGTATAAAGCTTATAAGAAAGCTGTGGATGATGAAAAAGCTGTAATTAAGGCTGCCGCTCAAAAAGTACAAGATACCAAAGCAGCTTTTGTAAAAGCATTCACCACTAAAGATGTTCAGGTAACCGGATTTGGATACAGCAGAGATGAACAAGGATATTATACTCCGAATTTCCAGGCTGCTGGAAAAAATGTAGACGTAGAGGATCTGAAAGACCGGATTCTTGTAGAGCATTTCCAGAATGAGGCCGGTGAAACCTCTGAGCAAATCATTGACAGGCTGGTGAAAGAGCTGTCCAAATAAGCCTAACTCTACAAATTTTTTAGGTTTAAACTGTAGAAGTTTTTTGGTATTCTACAGAATCTTATTATTTTTACCCAATCTTTAAAAGAACATGCAAAAGCTAATCCTACCCAAATTGAACCACAAAGCAGAGAACTGGGAAGATTCCCTGGGTCTCTCTTTCTATCAGAGAAACTTTGTGAGCAATGCCATCCTGTTTGAGGCATTGTCCGCCAGGATGCTGGTTAAAGACCTGTATGACAGCCCGGATGAGGCTCCGGATGAGCTGACCACTGCAACAGGCACTCTTGACCTGGCCTTTTCTCATCTGAGAACCCCGGAAGAGCAGACCTATTGTCTATTGATCTTCAGGGATGTCCGTTCAGAAGTGCTGGGGCTCTATGAAGAGCTTGAGGCAATGGAGAACAAAAAATCCGAAAAGAAGCCGGAGGGAGACAAGAAGGAAGAGGATGCTCAGGATAAATTCGTCAGAGGACTGAGGATGGTTATTGAGGATATGTTTACCAAATCACGGTATACTCCTATCCAAATGGCCATCAAAGCTATCAAGGACAGCAATTTTACCTGGGATAAGTTCATAGAAAAGGTTTGCCCCAAAGACAAAATGGACCAGATTGATTCTGAAATTCAGAGTATGAAGAAGTCCGGTGTTAAAGGCAACCTCAATGAGCTGCTGGGAAAACTTTTTGGAAAAGATCCAGACATGGGTGATCAATAGGTCACCCATTTTAATCACACTTTTATGGGTTTTGGCAAGGTCAGTAAAGAAGTATTGGCTGATCCTTCCTTGTCTCCCGGAGCAAAAAGCCTCTATGCACTATTATGCTGTTACAAAGACAGCATCACCAACACCTGTAATCCAGGTATCAACCGTCTATCTGATGAGTTGAATGCGGGTCATTCAACCATTAAACGCTGGCTGAAGGAATTGAAAGCAGCTGGTATCATAACCCGATCACAATTGGACCAGAGGTCTACCAGTGTCACTGTGATACTGAAGTAAACCTCACAGGTTTGTAAGTCTTACCGTTAAACTTATTAAATGTAATGGGAGTTACCTGTACGGGCTGCTCTAAGGGAGTAGCTATGTGTTATAAACGTCCCTGCTGGGGTACTCCGGAAGAATTTTCAAAGCTTCTGGATGCCGGATATGCAGGACTCATCCAGCGTGATGTCTATCACGGTATTGGAGAAGGTAAGCATGATATACATGTGCTGACCATGGCTATTTACCCGGAAGATATGGGTCTTGGAGATAGTGAACTGGCAGATATGTTCAGTATGATGCTCTCCATGATTGCCAGGGCAACCGGTGAGGAGAAGAAATACAAGTCCGAACATACCGGAGGCAGGTACGCTCCCCTGAATCCAAGTGGAAAATGTATCATGCTTACAGAGGATAATCTCTGTGGTCTGCATGACCTGGGTCTTAAACCGGAACAGGGAAGGGAAGCGTGCTGTAAGAGAGACCAGGATACTGCAAAAGACAATATTCATTATTCAGTCCTGTGGGACACGGACCTTGGCAGGTCTGTCGTTGCCCGGTGGAAAGAACTTAATCACGTAACCGTATCATGAAGACCAAACTGAAAATAGGAGTATGGCTTACCAAATGGGGCCTTTACTTCAGCATTGCTGAAACAATCTTGTTTCAAATTATTTATGGCTGGCACTGGACTGCTACTCATTTCATAGAAAGACTCTGTGACAAGGTAGCGGCCATCACCATGGATTTAGGTATAGTAGCCCTGTTCCTGGCCTGTATTGATGCCACTGAATACTGTATTAGCATGGAAGAGGCTATTCACAAGGCACTTAACAAGGAATATGGGGAGGATCTCAGCCAAATGCTTAAAGACAAGCAAACAAGTAACAATTAGTATAAACTATGAACATCCAAATTCTCAAAAAGGATTCCAAGAAGGGCTTCAAGAAGTTAGTTGGGATCAACCGTGAAACAGCCCCTGCACACATTGCCAAGCTGAAAAAATCCATCTCTGAAATAGGGATGCTTCAGGCAATCATTGTAGCAGAACTGAGCTTTATTACCGGAAAGAAGGAAACCTATATCATAGAAGGCCAGCACAAGTATGAAGCTTGTATGGCACTGGGTATAGATATTCCCTATGTGACCATCCATGGCATCAGTAATTATGAGGACCTGGTGAAGACCATTGCTCTTTTAAACTCAAGCTCCAAATCCTGGAAGCTGGATGATTACATCCATGCCTGGAGCAGTATTAAGCCGGACTACCGCAAGCTGATGGTTATCTATAACAAGTATGATATAGAGATCACCATAGCAGCAGGTATCTTAAGCAATACAGGCTTTTTCTTCGGTCACCGTATCAACTCAGCCCTGAAGACCGGAACCTTTACCGTTGTGAATGAGGGCCCTGCTGAACTATTGGTTTCCCAGACATCAGAAGTGATGAAACTCATGCCGGAGATGGGAAGGACTTGTCAAAAGTACTTCATCCAGGAGTTTGTGAACACAGTAAGATCTTTGGGCAAAGCCTATGACCACAATGTCATGCTCCGTTACATCGGAAAGCAGAAACAAACTATTGCTGCAGAATGCATAGATGAGCAGAAGGTAAAGGATTTCTTTACCCGGTATGCCCACTTTATCACTGCACCTGCAGAGAAAAAACAGACTAAAGAGGTAAGCCTCTAAGCCTGTAACACTAACCATCATTTAAACTATTTATAGCCGGTGGTGACCGCTACCGGCTATTGTTTTGTCACTCCATTAATCCGTACAGATAATTATATGAAAATCATTGAATCAAATGGTGTCTTTAAGACAGCAAACGTATCCAACACTCATGATTCCCTGCCTCCGGGTAATTACATGCTGAAGTTTGATCCCAGGGATGGTTACTACCTGGTGCAGAAAGAGAATTTCAGACTCCCTAAAAAAATTTACGGAGACCAAAGCATTATTGAGCGGTGGATGAAATCATACGAGCACAACTCGGAGAAAAACATGGGTATCATTCTTTCCGGACTAAAAGGCTCTGGTAAAACCATTACTGCCCAGAAGTTCTGTATTGATTCCGGTAAGCCGGTAATCATGATTACTGAACCATTCTTTGGTAGTGACTTTATTGACTACCTGACCCAGTATCCGGATGCTATCATCTTCATTGATGAATTTGAAAAGATCTATCCCAATGGTGATAAGAGTAATGATTTACTTCTTTTGATGGATGGGAACTATCCTACCCGGTTTATATTCCTGCTGACTGTTAATGAGATGAAGATCAATAACTTCCTCATGAACAGGCTAAACAGGGTTAAATACCGTAAGGATTACACGGATCTGGATGAAGCCACTATGAATGAAGTAATAGATGACTTGCTGGTAAACAAAGCACACAAGGCTTCCATCTTTAAATTTTTCCGGAAAACCAACATGCAGACGTTTGACCTGCTGGTAAATCTTATTAAAGAGATGAATCTTTTTAATGAAGATGCTATAGCCTGTGCTGCCCACCTGAACCTGGAGAGCACCAATCGGAGATACGAAGTAAATGAGCTGGTAGACGGCAAGTGGGAGTGGCAATCCTTTGTAGAAATATCCGGGGATACCGAAATGTTCTTATTTAACCGTAGTAAGTATCCAAAATTACCAGAGGGCTTTGATGCAGATAATGATATAGAACCGGAAGTAAATAATTACCGCTGCCAGGTAAGGCTTGCTGAATGTAAAGTTACTCAGGAAGAGAAAGACCTGCTTATTGAGTACAATGGTAGTCAGACAGACGATCCTCCATTCCATAAGATCGTCCTGAAATTCACAGCTCCTTATCGGTTCATGGTATAACCTTAACTCCTTCCGGTGGTGGTCAACCGGAACAACTTACACTATGGGGACATACAATGAAGTAGAGGGAAACCTCATAACCCTGGCCAGGGAAGGTCACTTTGATGCCATAGCCCATGGCTGCAACTGTTTCTGTACACAGAAAAAAGGACTGGCTACCCAGATGGTAGCTGCCTTTGCTACGGATACCTATCCGATGGAAGCCAAGGAGTACAAAGGGGACGTAAATAAGATAGGACAGATAGAAGCCATGCGGTTTGTACTGGATGCCCGAAGCTCTCCCAAGACATCCTTCCTGGATGTAGTGAATGCCTACACCCAGTTTGGTTATGGCAATCCCAAGGGAGATATTGACTATGAGGCACTGACCCTGGTTATGCGTAAGCTGGCCTCACGCTATTTTCAAAAGCGTGTAGGGCTACCACAGATCGGTGCCGGACTTGCCGGTGGGGATTGGAATCGGATCAAAGAGATCATCCAGAAGGAACTGGCTCCGTACTGTGATGTCACAGTAGTTATATACAAGCAGTAAAATGAAAAAAGCAAGACTCGTTTTTAAGGACGGTTCCAGTCATAAGTTCTATGAAATGGAAGAGATTAGTGGAAATCAGTTCGTGGCAACCTACGGAAAAGTAGGTACTGCCGGAACCAAATACACTTATCACATAGATGACTGGGACAAGAAGTATAACGAAAAACTGGGAAAGGGATACCGTGTGGAATGGGCCAATAATGAGTCAATGTCCAGCCTGGACAGCATCTTCGGTGAACTGGATGCGGGGCTGGAGAAGTTAGAAGAAAAAATGTTGTTCACTATCCTCTATGATGAGGACTAATCAACCAAGTAAAAATCAATAATTCAAATCCTTATGGCAACCAAACAAATGGAGCAGACAGCTCCAAGCATTCAAAAAGTATCACGTACTGCACTGGTAGATCTGATGAGATACCAGTCCAATGGCCGGTTCCTGACTGTGACCTTTCAGAAGAAAAATGAAGAGGAACGCACCATGAACTGTAAAGTGGCCAAAGGTCAGACCCTGACCAACCTTGGTTACCTCCCTGTTAAGGAGACCAGAACCAAATCATTCAAAAACGTGGATCCCCGTACCCTCCGTTCCGTAAGGATTGGTGGTACCGTCTTCCAGGTAAAATAAGCTTTAAGTCCCGGAGTGATCCGGGCTTACTACACACGGGTATCGTCTAATGGATAGGACACCCCATTTGAGGGGGAGATTGGCAGTTCGAGTCTGTCTGCCCGTGCCAACTTTCCTGACCGGGAAAGCATTTGTTCACTAACCCTAATCCCTAATGAATTTATTTAAGAAAATCTCTTTAAAAGACACTGTAACTATTACCACCCTTACTGTTTTTCTGATAGGCTTTAGCTACATAGCCTATACAGCCAGGTTCCAGGAACCTAGGACAGTTACACAACAGAGCGTAAGCACCCAGATCGTCTATGATCTCAATGACCCCTTTTCTGAGATCAAGGTTCGTGATTATTTAAGACAGCTACACGTCAAGTACCCGGAAGTAGCTATTGCACAAATGAAGCTGGAATCCGCCAATGGATCTAGTAAAATATTCCAGGAAGGAAATAACCTCTTCGGAATGAAGTTGGCCGAACACCGTCCTACTACTGCTCTTGGAGAAAAGAATGGACATGCTTATTATTCACACTGGAGACAAAGCTGTATTGACTATGCCATGTGGCAGGGCTTTGTAGAAGATCCGGAGAACATCTCCTCAGAGTCTTCCTGGGTGAATTATATCAGTAAGTTCTATTCAAAGGATGACAGCTACAAACAGAAACTCTTAAACATACGTAACAAGTTAAAACCCTGATTCCATTTCCCTGAAAAACTATGAGTATACCGTGTCCCTATTGTTCAACCCAATTAAACAATCACGAAACTTATCAGAAAGATGTGCGGCCTTCCAAAGGTGATGTCAGCATCTGCTTCCATTGCAAAAGTATCCTGCTCTTTGAGGATAACCAGGCCATCCGTAAACCAACGGATGGGGAGCTGGAAGAGATGAGAGAAGACAAGTCCTTCTGGAATGCCCTCCAAAACATTATCAAAACCATTGAAACTTTTGAAACATGACAAAACAAAAAGTCCAGGTAAACGAAGGAAACTACCAGAAGGGGGCTGAGATAGAGTTAAGTCCCACCGCACCTCCCCATGAAGACCGTATTAAAAATGGTAAAGGTATGATCGGGACACTTGATGGTAGTAGTGGAAACACATGCTACGTGCTGTGGTCCAACGGTCACCGGGAAGCCTATTACATGAAGGAACTGGTATATGTTCCCTCAGAAGAGAAGATCCTCCAGGAGAAGTGTGATAACTGTGCGGAGCTGATCCGCCAGACACTCATAGAGCTGGACAGGCACGAGAAAAAGCAAAAGCAAAAACTCAGTCCGTTCTATGTCTAAGCACCTTACCCAAAGTACTGGTCCGGTAGGAACAAAGGTTATCATCTCTGAGGAAGGAATAAAATCCAGCAACGACCGAACCAAGAGAGGAGAGGGTAAAAAGGGGATCATCACAAAATGGATCTCCGATATAGGTGCAGAAGTCCGCTGGGAGGACGGCCAGGAAGGTCGTTACTACTGGAGAGAACTTGCTAAAGATTCCCTCTCCGACACTATTATTCTAATTGAGTCAGCCCTTGACCAGCTGGCTTTACAGCTACAAGCAAAAAACAGTTAACAAAATAATTCACTATTTAATCAACACAAAAATCATGAGTACCACTGAAACAGCAGTAAAGAAAACCAATGGTGTGGCTATCAAAGCACCAAGCATGTTAAAAAACAAATCAGCTCAAGCTGAAACCGGAAAAGAAACTCCTGCTCCTGCAGAAGCTCCTGCTGCTGCTCCAAAAACCAAATCAGATCCTACCAAGTTCGTGTTCATGGAAGATCTGAACAAGGCCCTTGATTTGGCACTCCTGACCGGAGAGAATATCATCCTGTTTGGTAAAGGCGGTCACGGTAAATCAGAGTTCACTGAATACTTCTTTGAATCAAAAGGTATTGAGCCGTTTGTAAAGACAATGGGTAGCGGGACTACTACCGATTCCCTGTTTGGTGGCATTGACATCAAGAAGTTCAATGACACAGGTGCCCTGGAGTTCCTGGTAGAAAACTCTTTCATGAACTTTGAGTACGTGATCTTTGAAGAGTTGATGGATGCTCCGGATTATATCCTGGAACAGTTAAAAGACATCCTGACCTCCGGTAAGTTCCGTAACGGTACACAGGTATTTGAGATCAAGACCAAGCTTATCGTGTGCTGTACTAACAAGACCCGTGAAGAGTTCACCAAGAATGACTCATTGAAGGCCCTCATGGAGCGTTTTCCTTTAGAGTATAAAGTAGAGTGGAATGCATACACTAAGGATACTTATTCCTTCATGTTCAACAAAATGTTCGGCAAGCCATTCAGCCAGCTCTCTTATATCATGGAAAAACTGGCTCAGAACGGAACCGTGGTTTCTCCGCGTACTGCCATTAAAGCAGCCCGTATCCTGGAGAAGACTGGTGGTGATATGGGCGGCCTGAAGTTCATGGCAGATTTCTCTGGCAAGAATAAATCCCTGGTGGATGCTGAGATCTCCAAGTACAAAAATGTACAGGTGATTGAGGACCTGATAGCTAAAATTGATGGTAACATCAAGGAAGCTAACGGTATTACCCTGAATTCCCTGGACAATGTTCGTCGTGCCAAAGTGGTACTGAAAGAGATCCATGCGGATATTCAGACCCTGAAAGCCAAGAAGGTGGATGACGAGTTGATGAAACAGATCAGTGGCCGCGTATCCGGTTATGAAAAATTCTTACAATCTAAACTGAAGGAGATCCAAGATGTTATTGAGAAATAAGCAAGAAGATTTTTACATACGGGAACATGAGTATTACTGGACCCCAATGACCTATGTGGTGGAGAGCACTCTCCACCGCAAGGGTCTTGACCTGCAGAATACCCATGTGGCCAAAGAGCTGGCCCGTTTCTTCTACCACAAGATGGTGATGTCCTATGACATCGTGGAAGACAAATACAAAGATCCGGCTAAGTTAAGCCCGGAGGAGCTGGAAAGGGCAAACGCCAAGGAAGGATTCTATGAGGCTTTAAGGACCAAGTTTGTTCCTGGCATCTCTCCTTTGGACAAGGCTATGAACCTGCTCATGCTGATGAAGCGGAAGCAGAAACAAAAGGGCGGAGCTATGCCTTCCCCGGATAAGATGACGGAGAAAGACCTCACAGAGGTATTTGTTGGCGTGCCGGATGAGGAGCAGTTTGAGTCTTCTACTATAAATGAGCTCTTTGACAACCGGGCAGACATGCAGGACTTTGATAAAAGGCTGGATATGATGCAGCGGATTGCCATGGTGGAAGCCTTCGGTAAGAGCTTTGAGATCAAGAAGGTGGTGCATGAGAGAAGGGTGACCAACTCCCAGGTACACAAGCAGAAAAGGATGGCAGAATATGGTGAGCTGGTAAACAGCCAGCTGTATCAGCGTATGATGCCCAACTTCAACCAGAAACTGGTAACCAAGGACCTGATCGTCAACACCCCGGTAACAAGTGAAGAGTCCAAGCAGAAGATCATCATGCTGGTGGATTTTTCAGGATCCATGAACTCCCCACAGAAACAACAGTGGGTGATGTCCATCGTGGCCGACAGGTTATCTTACTGTATCAAGGAAGAGTGTGAGATCTTCTTCTGCTTCTTCCTGACCAAAAACAACCTGGAGCATGGTACGTTTAAATGGTATCATATCTATAACCGGGAGACTGCCCTGGAGTTCTGGAAGCACTTCAACAATAGCCCCAGTGGTGGAGACACAGAAGTGGGACTCATCATTGACAGGATCCGTAAAGAGATCATGGAAAACCACAAGCTGTTCAATCTGAACATTGACCTGTCCGTAGATCAGCCGGAGATCCTGGTGATCAACGATGGCCAGGATAGTGTAAAGACAGACAAGCTTACCTGGAAGACCAATGCCATCACTCTTTACAACGGACCTAACAATGAGCTGAAAAGTCTTTGTGAGCGTACTGGTGGGAAGTATATCAATGTGACTCCGGAAACAGATGCACAATTAAACAAGTAACAAAAAAAATCCGGACTGATTCTTATATTAGTCCGGATTCATTAACAACTTATCATTATGATCTTACATGACCTCAACCCTGCCATCTTAGAGCTCCTGCACTCAGGGGATCCTAGATGCAAGATCAAGCTTGGTCAAAGGGTAAAAAAAGTAGTACGGGAAGATAAGGATGTACACTTTGAGCAGGACCAGGGTGTGGTCACAGGAAGTGTCTCTATGAATGGTGTTGATGCCTATCTTGTCAGGTTTGACAATGATACAGCGGAGACCTTCATTGTGGGAGCCAAGATAGCCCAGGTTTAACGTTCATGGTAAAACTGGATCAGGTTGTTGAGGATAATGGCCTTTCCTTGCTTCTGATCATACATGATCACACTAAAGTTTCCATTCTGCCCACTAAACCCGCTTAAGGTTACACTCTGTCCCGCTCCATTGTCACTGGCAGACATAGTAGGCCCACCTGAATAGGTGATCGTCCCTACCGGAGAAAGTACGCTTGTATCAATTCTTTTGGTAGGTGCATAAGTGCCGGGATAGGTGTAGAAAGTGAAGGCTGTACTGCTGTCTACCTGGATCTGGGTGTAATACTTCCCGGACAGGCCATAGTAAATATCCATGGCATTGATGGTAATGCCATCAGCAGTACCGGTATCCACCTGGTACGCGGGGTTTGCCATATCCTCCCGGACAGCATAACGCAAAGGGTTACATCCGGGACAGTCTCCGGGCTTTATATATGCATCCGCACAATCTGTGGGAACCGCTATATAGTTAGTAAAGGTAGGAAGATACTTGTTGTTCTTCCTGATGACGAAACGATTACAGTTACAGTTACACATGGTAATATGGATTAAGAGCCCCAGATGGCTATGATATTGTTAAAAATGATTGTTTTTCCATCATTACCTACTGCCAGAATAGAATAGTTTCCCCAGCCAGAGTTTATATTAACGGCCATACCAGTGCCTGGTGCGGTAGATCCCTGGAGCGTATAAGAAGTGTTCCCGCTGGAGTCAGTAAAAGAAACTGGTCCCTGACTGTATTGAGTAACATCCAAAGGTTGGCTGAAACTGCCTGAGGTTACATAGATCTGGAAAATCGTATTATCTGTAAATCCCAGTTGTGCCTTGTAAGGTAAAAACCACCCGTTATAAAAGTCCAGTGCGGTTCTGCCAGTATCGTTAGCACTCATCTGATAGGTCCACTGAGCGTTCAGATAGTCTATTTCCAGGGTATTGATGTCCGGCCCGTCTGTACAGGGCGGACAGGCTGACTCTTTCAGGAAGGCACCGGGTGAGTCAGAGCAGGTGGCAACATAGTCTGTGTAGACTGCTCTTTTGCAGCTCACGGGTGTTACCAGGAATTTGTTACAGTTGCACATAAAGCAATGAGGATAAGGTGGTTAGTTTAATATACAAAATATTATAAACAATTACAATATGATGGATGATATGAAATTCTTTGAAACGGAGATCCGGCTATCAGACGGAAGCAGCTTCACTATAGTACACAATCTCCCGGAAGAAATAGAAGCAGCAGCCATAAACTGGCAGTTCCGCACGGATGAATACACGGCCCAGAGCCTGTGTGATTATATCAACGGGAAGAGGGAACGGGGTCTTACCAATCACTATGCGTTTACCAAAGAACAGTTTGACGAATTGAACCAAAAGGATGAAAGTTAAAAAGATCTATAAGATCCGTGACAAGGTCACTGGTCAATATGTTTCCAGGGGATATACTCCTAAATCCACCTGGCTTACTTTTCCCAAGGATGCTATTCAGAGTGGATTAAGAGAAGGTGTCCTGGATAAAACCAGGCATGTGGTGGATGTCTTTGAAATGATTAACACCAAATCACTGGATCTTGATGGAAAGGAGCGGCAATGAAACTACGATATGTGCAGAATGGACCTCTTTATTATCCCCAGTACATGCTGCAAGGAGAATCAGAGTATAAGTCCTTTATGTTTAAGCATTTTGATTTTAAGGGTCAGCTAGGCCGTGCCCCCAACAAGATCAGTGAAATAATTCTTAGAATGACGCAGCTTGATTTTGTACAGCAGCTGTACTTAGAGTCAATGGAAAAAGCTGCTTTTACTTCCGATACTAAAGAACTTGTTTTCAGATCAGAGATTGCTTGCATGGCATTCCTTGGAGCAGCTAAATCCTATTATTCAAGAAAGGAGGTTGAGTTCAATGTCTGAAATACCATTTGAAGTAGGAGACATTGTGTTAGGGAAACTTGGAACTAAGGTAAGGGTTCAAGAAATAAGAGGAAACTACTTCAGGGGCAAAGTAATTGAAGATACTGGGAGTTATAAAGCTGGTGACGGATCTCCTATGTGGGATGTTAAAGCTTTTACTTTTCTTAAACGTGAGACACCGGTCATTGACCAGATCATGGAAGCCCTGAATACCCTGGAACAAAAACAAAAAGGAGGAACTTAATCCTCCTTTCTTTATACTATAGCAGATAATTTATCTTCCAGCTTGACCATGTCCTGATCTATCGTATTCCGGATCAACTTGGCATACTTCATTGTGGTCCTGATGTCAGAGTGTCCCAGTATGACCTGTAAAGTGGTCACTGGCATTCCGTTATTTAGGGCAATGGTGGCAAAAGTATGCCTGCCAACGTGAGTATGCAGCTCTTTGTTGATTTTTGCCAGGGTGCCTACTTCTTTTAAGTAAGCATTCATTTTCTGGTTGGAATTTACCGGGAGCTGATACCTGTACTTTTCCAGTATTTCTTTGGCTGGCTTCATTAGGGGGATGTAGCAGGGTTCACCAGTCTTCTGACGGTCAATCATGATCTTGTTATCCTCTATCATTTCCTGGGTAAGCTGGCTCATGTCTATGTAGGCAAGCCCTGTATAACACTGGAAAAGAAAAGCATCACGCACCTTCTCCAGCCGGGGATGGTACTTGGTCTTGTGCAGCCTCTTCAGCTCACTGTCCACCAGATAGACCACCTTGGTTTTGTTTGGCCGGATCTTGACCTGGGTAAAAGGGGTCTTGGTGATCCAGCCCTTGGAATGGGCCCAGATGATCACTGTCTTGAACTTGCTGACCATCTTCTGAGCATGATTATGGGATACACTCCTTCTGAGAAAATTGAAAAACTCCATGATGAAATCAGAATGGATCATGTTCAAAGGGATGTCCGTAAGCTTCAGCTCCCTGAGGTACTTTTTCATGTAATCCTGGGAAAGGACGAACTTATCATAGGACACTTCCTTGACCTCTCCGGTCTGGAGCTTGTTCTTTTGGTAATACACCAGGTACTGGTCCCACACATCAAGGAGGTTATACACCTGAGTAGTACGGCTTAAGTACTCATGCTTGATCATTTGTGGGGTACAGGTACTTTGTAGAAGAAGTTCTCCCTCTATCTCCAGGAGCTTGGCTTGAACAGCATTCATGTACTGCTTGGAAGATGTAGACTTAAACTGGGAGGGTTTCATGCGGACACCCAGGGATAATTCTGTAATTTGGGTGCCTTGGGAGAGCCGGACATAGAGAGCTTTCTCACCGGCTTTGTTCTTTGAGTCCTTTAAATAAAACAAGATATTCATAGTCTTATGTGATTGAATCCTGGCTTGGGTTTCAGCGGATTCAGTGAGTAGATTTTTTCATCAATCCGGAGTTACTCACGGATTACTCACTGGAACCACTCAAAAGACTCACTTTTGGGACTAAGAATATCTTGATTATCAGCTACTTAAGAACTATAAAGCGGACCGGACGGGACTCGAACCCGCGTCTTCAAACCGTTGCTGGAAGCTGATATTCTTACTCACCAAAGTGACCTACTCACGTATTACTCACTGAATTCTGCTGGACAAAGTAAAGGGTTTCTGGGATACGTTATATCCTGGAAGCCTGAATTTCTACAAATGTATTACTTGTAGTCCAAGTTAAGTGGTTTTCCCTAAAGAAAAAATCTACAGAATAATGGATGAGTTTGGCTCACATTTTGTAGATATTAACAAGCTGTTATCCAGTATCCTGACTATATATTTGGATAATTCAGCCTAATTTTGTAATCTTAACCAACAGGAAACAAGGATTCCGTATCTACAAAAAGAAGAACATGGCAAACAAAAGACTATCCACTGATCAGGTAGAAGAAATGAAAGCAATGGTTGTACAGGGTGTATATCCTGAGGACATTGCCCAGCACTTCCATATTGCTGTATCCAGTGTACACAACTATAAGAACCGGTTTAGGGAGGAAGGACTGCAGTTCCCCTCTGTAAAAGGCAAAAGGCCATCCGGGGCCATCTCTCCCACAGACAGTTTAGCAAAGGTCCGGGAGCAGATGAAGCCAGACTCCAACAGGACATCCACTACCGGATCCAGTGTGGTTGGAGTCATGAACAATACCAGCACGTATAAATTCATCATTAACGGAGTATCAGTTGAGATTGGAGACGGGGCTAAATCCGTTAACATCGGGAAGGACTCCATGGAAATCAGATTTTGAAACTAAACTATTATTTATAACAGAGGTATGAGCCCGGCTCATACCTTTTTTAATGCGTAGACTATGATAAAAGCAATCATCTGTAAAGAAGTCCTGCATGAGAACACAAAACTGAAGAATGAAAACACAGTTTTGAGACAGAAGCTGGCTGAAAAGCAGCAGCACATCAATAAGGTCAATGAGTTCTGGAAGAAGAAATTGTACTCCAAGAACTCCAAAAAACGGGAAGCCGTACACTAATTATACACTTATAGCTCTATTATCCATATTAGAGAGTAAGAGGTATTGACGGATCATGTTGTAGAAGTTACATTTAGGTAACTCTAAAACATATGAACCATGATCTATCAGCTACCCTCTGGAAGAACTATAGAAATCTCTCTTGAACAATACCTGGATATGTCCGATGAAGACCTGGACTATCTGAATGCTTATTATACTGGTGATGCAGTGGAAGACCCATGGTTTGGGTCCGTGCTGAACAAGATGCCACCAGTGGAAGACTACTACCTGCCGGAAGAACCGGTTATTGAGGATCTCACCCTGATCCCGGATGAAGAGAAGCTCTCTGACCCGGATCTGGATATAGAGATCTCCGAAGATTAAGCATATTACCTTTCAAATCATATAGTTGAAGCCTGGGCTGTGACAGTCCGGGCTTTTTTATACACTATACCTACTATGATTACTCCAACTGCATTTGTTTATAAGATTACCAATCCCGCAGGTAAGATTTATATCGGAAGTACTCTTAATCCAAAAAAGAGATTTGATACTTATAGAAAGCTTGACTGTAAAAAGCAGGTAAAACTCTATAACAGTTTCATAAAATATGGTTTTGAGAACCATACTCTTGAAATCATTTGGCAGGGTGACTCTGATCTGGTTTTAAGAATGGAGTATCAACTTGGAATAGAGCATCAAGTTCTTGATAGAAACAAGGGTTTGAATCTACTTCTTCCAAAGGAAGGAGATCAAAAATGTCAATCTGATGAAACAAGAGCAAGAATAAGTAACTCAAAAAGGGGTACTAAAAACACAAAGCAGTCTGAAACATTAAAAGAACGATATAAAGCAGGAGCTGTTCCCTGGAACAAGGGAAAAATTGGAGTTCAATCAGCTTGGAATAAAGGTATTCCAAGAACTCCAGAGGAACGGCAAAAAATAAGTCTAAACTCCGGAAACAGTAGAATAGTACTTGATCTATCAACAGGTATTTTCTATGATAGTATTCGTGAAGCATCTACAGCATTAAATATTACGTATGACTCTCTCCTTGAACAACTTAATGGAAAAGTTAGAAAGGGAAGAACAAGAATCAACAAAACCAATTTAGTAATCATTTAAAATTCAGATCATGTATACAGTAACTGTTACAAGTGATCAAACGGGAGCCGTTATTGGCTTATCACAGAACAACCCGGAGTATGGCTACATCCGTGTAGAACAGGTCGTGAACCAGATCACAGAAGGAGGCTGGTTCAAGTTAGCTAAACGATCCGCCCTGATCAAGGGTAAAGTGGATGAACTCAAACAGGCAGGATTCAATGCTGGTGATGAAATCCCAGGACGGATTATCGTAAAAGAATCTCTGGAACCATTTGATCCTACCAAACCGGAACGTCATTACAAAATGGCCGGGAAGACAGGGGTGCAGTGCCTCTATGGAGATCAGCCTATTTTCAGGGAAACATTCTTTACCCAGGATCCCAATGCAGTGGATGAATTCATCCCGCATACCAACACTGAGGAAATACGGGAAGCTGTGGCTGCCCAGAAAGAGCTGGCCAATCTCTCCGCAATGGATGCGTTGAAGACCATGGCCACAACCTCACAGCAGAGAGAAGCTGTGTTGTAATCATGTGTTTTGGTTTACTTGGAAGGGGGCTGGAGGTATTCCGGTCCCCTTTTTTCTCTCCAACATTTGTTTATTTTGTAGATAATCTCTAATTTCACCTCTCCAAATTGGATACTTTATGAAACACAATCCAAATAAAGCTGTCATGGCAGGCAGCTTAGGGATCCAGGTTTATTACACGGATACCCAGAAATCTCGTAGCATCAGCTATGACGAAAACAGTCCACTGAAAGAACTACAGGTCAGTGGGACACAATACAAAGAAACTCGTTACCAGACTGTTGTCCATGATGAAACTCCTATTCAGAAACTGCTCTATAACCATGCTATGTATGGTCTGAAGAACTATTCTGAAGAGGAGATCCGCAAGATGAGCTATGTAAAAAAGATGGCCATCCTGGAACTGTTTGAACAGGCACAACATCAATTGAACCTATGGAAGCAACAGCTGGTACATGAAAAAATAGGATCCTTCCTTACTACCATCTTCCACAGATCTGAGTTTGCCAAAGCCCTGGCTCATTATCCCAAGGCTATCAATCCCTGGGATAAGTGCACAGTGACCTTCCGTCAGCTGGGTATCCGCAAGGAGCAGATCGTGGCCAGACTCATTGAGGTAGGCATCCTCCCGGCTAACTATTATGAATTAGCGTAATGAACAGAGAACAGTATGAGAAAGACCTCCAAGAGAGGCAACGGAAACACCTGGAAGGAATCCGTCAGAGACAAGATCAGAACTGGAGACCGTGTATGCATGACCAGTGTCCTGAGTGCCATGGCACCGGGATAAAAAGTACAGGAGCTACTTGTATCCATACGATCAGTTGTCCTTGTCCCAAATGCAGCCCTTCCTTTACTTCAGGAGGGTTCTCAATGATTGTGTGATGAGACCTAAAGAAAAGATCTGTGACCACTGCCTGGAAAAGAAGCTTATCTGGAAGAATTACCAGGGACAGAAGTATTGCCTTCTTTGCTGGAACAGGATAAAGCCGGAGAACCTGAAAAAAGTCCCGGTGGTAAGAAAGGTCAGGATCCGACCCGTCAGCCAAAGACAGGAGGAAAAGCTGAGAGTATACAGACGCAAACGGGACAAGTTCCTGGAAGGAAAGACCTGTGAGTTTCCGGGGTGTACAAGCACAGAAGTTACGCTCCATCACGCCAAAGGAAGGATAGGCTCCTTCCTTACAGACAAACGTTATTTCAAAGCCCTCTGCTGGCCGCATCATCAGTGGGTAGAAACACACCCTGAAGAAGCCAAACAGATGGGTCTATCACTTTCAAGACTTGATAATGAAGACAATTAAAAACATCAGCAGGGCCATACATAACATCGTGGTCCTGCTTTTAAAAAGCATCTGTCCGCACTGGTGGAAATACTACCGGGTAAACCGGAGAGTACAGATAGACGGGTTACCCTCTATCACACATCACATCTTCCCGGTAAGGGAATGCCAGTGGTGTAAAAAGACACAGAGCCATCCTTCCCCTGGCTGTAACGGACGTTACGAAAGCTGGGTGAACTATGTACCCTCAGAGGAACCAATGCAACTAAAAACCGTAAGAAGCTTCTTAGCTAAATAATCAGCCATGTGTGTAGTAATTGTAATCAACAAGGGAGAAAAAGAGATCCAGACACCAAGGGAGTTTGAGGAACACTTTAAGATAAATCCGGGAGTGCTGGACGAAGACATGGATCACTGCCTGTGTCATGTGGATATAGACGAGATCCTGTCCGAGCATGAAATCCCTTACAAGTTACACTGGGGAGATTATTACGTAGGAATGCTGGACCAGTTAGAAGATGAAAGCCATAGTTAAAAGGGGGGAAGAGCTGCTCTTTATGGAAGGTAACCACTGGGAGAATTTAAAGGATGAATTCATCATCAACTTTAAAAACAAGTGGACCTTCCTGAGCAACACCTTTAAGAAAAACACACTGATTATTGAAACCACAGAAGGTCAGGTACAGATCACGTTCTCCGCACCAGTGTTAATGGTACGGGTAGAACAGTACGACAAAGACCAGCTGATTTATGAAATTATGAAATGAAACTAAGTGAACTAAAAAAACTGGTGGACTACTATTCACAAAAGGGTTATGGTGGAGATGAGGATCTGGATGTAGTAGTAGTCACCAGTGATCCCAGTGTAGGAGGCAGATCTTATGTCAATGTAACCGGGATCCATCCAGGTTTTGACTGGGAATCCGGAAGACTGAATATAACAGTTGATAAAGCTGTTGTAAGAAAAACAGATCCTATTCAAATAGATCTCCAGAAAAAAGAGGAATCCCTCTATACTGATATTAAAAAGACTATCAAGGACTGGGAGGACAGTAAACGTTCCTCCGTATTCCTGGCAAGCAATATCATGAACACAATCAAAAAACATAATGCGGCTAATTAAAACCATTATCCACAGGCTGGGGGATCCTCCTGTTGAAGAATTAAAAGGATTGGAATCAGAGAATGCTAATCCTTCCCACTTTATTATCCTGGAAGGAGGTATGGCTTCCGGAAAGACCAGTGTAATGCTGATAGCTAAAACGGATGCCGGGCAGCAAGTATCCATTCAATTGTCTGCCGAAATGTTTGATACACTAAATAGTGCTGTCAAAGGAGCTAATCAACACTTTAAAGAAAATCCATAATGAAAAGAATTGATGAACATACACTCACCATGTCCTTCGAGAAGGATGGTTCGGACTGGTTTGCTGTTATCCCTGAATGGGAAGGAAGCTATACTGATTTACAAATGGTGGCTGGGGCAGACAGTATGTGTGAAATACTTGCACAGGGTGAGGATCTGGTCACAGTAGATCTTATTGTAGGAAAGATACCAGCTGGTTATAAAGTGAAGCTTGTAAAACAAATGGATACTCCTGAAATAGGAGGAGCTGTTTATAATGTCCACTTCAGTAATGAGCTGTTTGATCCATTCCAGGCATGGCTCTGTGATGTAACCCGGTATGTATTCGGTCATCTGCCGCAAGAGATCTATATCAACTAAGAAATAAACCGTACCACTATGAAAGTTTTTGCCATGGGCGACCTACATGGAGCCCACAAAGCATTAGTCCAATGCCTGGAAAGATCTGGGTTTAACAAAGAAGAAGACGTACTCATTCAACTGGGAGATGTAGCAGACGGGTGGAATGAGGTATATGAGTGCGTGGAAGAATTACTAACCATTAAGAAACTAATTCCCATTATGGGAAACCATGACCAGTGGTGGGCTGAGTTCCTGCAAACAGGTCAGCATCCTTCCTGGCAACAAGGTGGATTAGGTACTCTGGAATCTTACTGCAGGAACCTGGGTAAAAATTACCAGAGAACTTCAGTGGGTGTTACAGCATCCCTTCATCCAAGTGATATCCCTGATACACACAGGGACTTCTTTTTAAAAGACCAGGTTCCCTACTTTGAAACAGGTAAGGTATTATTTGTACATGCTGGAATTGACCGGGAGAAAACCCTGGATGATCAGCTTACCAACGAGCCCTGGGAACTGTTCTGGGACCGTGAACTATGGAAGCAGGCACAGAGCTGTGCAGAAGGCCAGCAGTTAAAATCGGTGGATGGCTGGGAGCATATTTACATTGGACACACACAAGTGTACAATCACAAGAACCAGGATTGCAAACCACTTACTAAAGGTGGAGTAACCAATCTGGATACAGGTGCCGGATGGAATGGAAAGCTGACCATGATGGACATAAAGACCAAAGAAATTTTCCAGAGTGACTTTGTAAAAGATCTCTACCCAGACCAGAAAGGAAGAGGATAAAAGTTATGACAGCAGCACAGTTTAATGAAAAGTATAAAGGCTTTATTGAGCCTGGCTTTGAAGACCAAGGGCTGGAATTTGACAATGAGAAAGTCACCTTATTCCTGGATAATATATTCAAGGATCTTACTAAGATCCCAGGGTTCCAATACTCACAGATTAAGCTAAAGTTTGGTAGCTGTAGGTTTTATACCACCCTAAACAGTGTGTTATCATTTATTATAGAAGACAACATCAACAGCATAATCAGGCAGCAAAGCAATGAATAAGGGCCGTAGAAGAGAGCTTACCAAACTCAAACATCTGAAAAGATTGAAAAGATTAGGACTGGATCCAGCCTGTGGATTCTGGTGCTATAAACACCAGACCAAACCATGCAGCTGTTATATGTGCAGTCCTAATCATGCCAAGGTAAATGGCTTAAAGAAGCAACAGCAAAAAGAGCTCCGCAGGGAGCTGGAAGAAAATCAAGTACCCTAAGAATATGTCAGAAATCAACAAAGAACAAGTGGAATCCCAGGGATTACCCGGTATCAGTACAAAAGAGTTTGTAGAATTCTTAATGAAACAAACAGGCAAATCCGGTGAGGAAGTAGCCTGCCTTGTCCTGAGCATGTATCAGGTAGATAAGGAGCTGAGCCTCCAGGCTGCAGACTCAGGAGATCCGCTTACTGTAGCAGACCCGTACAAAACGCTTATTCATTCCATTCTTACTTTAGGCTGGGGCCTTGTAGTGGATCAGGATGCAACCGAAATAGAGGGCCTTGTGATTGGAACTCCCGACTATATAGCCGGTAAGATCCCTTCTGCAGGAGAAGCTCTTGAGGAATTACAGGAACGTATCAAAAAAGACCAGGAGGCATAACATGAGTGTAGTCCGCTTTATCGGATGTCTCCACCTTGGTCACAAATGGATGGCTCTTCACCGTGGATTCGGTGAAGAGTTCTACCATGATGAAAAGATCATTGACTCCTGGAACCGTGTGGTGAACAAAAAAGACACTACTTATATCCTGGGAGACGTGACCATGGAGACCAAAGATCATTACCACCAGTTGGATCGTCTGAATGGACGCAAGATCGTTGTCCTGGGTAACCATGACAGGTATCAGGACGTACCTGAGCTTCTGAAGTATGTGGATGGTGTTACCGGTATGGTGGACTACAAGGGCTGTGTCTTAACACATGCCCCTATTCATCCTTCAGAGGTGGGCTTTTGCCGGGCCAACATCCATGCACACATTCATGAGAATGTACTGGCGGAAGCACATGTTTCTTACCCTTACAACGATCCAGGATCTATCATCATGCCTTCACAATACAAGTATGTAAACGTGGATGCCATGATGATCAATTACACCCCCATCACTCTGGATGAGGCACTGGCTATCCGTGACTTGAAAGAGGCCCTGTATAAGGCACAGATGGAACGGGATGCCGAACATCAAGAAATATATGTCAAACAAGATCAAGGCTCCCTTCACAGCGGAGCAAGTGGAAGCTCTAAATAAGTACCAGCGTTCAGGGGCATTTCATCCCTACACCTGCATTGGCAAACCAAGGATCATTAACAAACTCCAGCCAGCAATGGAAAGAACAAGAGAGTTATGTCCTAATGATGGGTTGCTTATAGCAACGGAGGCAGGATGGGTATGTCCCTGTGGCAAGTGTACCCAGGACTGGGCCCACGAATTCATGACTAAATCAGACGAACATGTCTAACGAAAAGAGAGAGGAAGTACAAGAACAGGCATTGACGGAGTCCCTGCAGCATTACCGCTGTGGGCTGGCTCTGTCCATGCGTACCGGAAAGACCAAGATTGGCCTTGACAGGCTTAACATGGAATACAGAAGCAACAGGAAGCTTAAAGCCCTTGTGGTGGCTCCCAAGCTTGCCGTATTCCAGGGCTGGAAAGAAGACGCTGTAAAGTTCGGCTATCCGCACCTGCTTGACCACATCACTTTCAGTACCTATTTATCTCTTGACAAGCAGGATCAGGATTATGACATCATCATCCTGGATGAATGTCATAGCCTGCTCCCTTCTCACAACGATTATCTGAGCGGCTTCAAAGGAAAAATCCTGGGGCTGACCGGGACTCCGCCCAGATACAGGAATTCAGCCAAATACAAGATGGTGGACAGGTATTGTCCGATTGTTTACTCTTACATTACCAATGATGCTGTTGAGGACAATGTACTCAATGATTACCGTATCCTGGTACACATGATCTCCTTGAGTGAGGTGAAGAACGTGCCTGTCAAAAAGAAAGACGGGGGTGTATTCTACAACTCAGAGAGGAGCATCTACAACTACTGGAGCAAGCGGGTGATGGAAGCAGAGGGAGCCAAGGCAAAACAGGTATCCTCTGTAATGCGGATGAAGGCCATGATGGAATTCCCCAGCAAGATCCGGTATGCCCGCAAGCTGATGCAGCACATAGAGGAGAAGTGCATTGTCTTTGCCAACACCCAGGAGCAGGCAGACAAACTCTGTCAGCATAGTTATCACAGTAAGAATCCAACGAGCGAGCAAAATCTGAGTCTTTTCAAGGCAGGAATGATTGACCGGCTGAGTTGCGTACTGCAGCTCTCCGAAGGTGTCACGGTTCCCGACCTGAAAGCAGCTATTGTCCTTCACTCATATGGAAATGAAAGGAAGTTCATGCAACGGTTTGGAAGATGCCTGGGACTTGGGCCGGATGAAATGGCCACCATTCACCTGCTCTGTTTCAGAGGCACGGTGGATGAGACGTGGGTATTCAGGGCCCTGGAAGACCTGGATCAGAGCAAAATCAAGTACGTAGAATTTGACCTGGAAAAGTATGAAACTGCATTATCACGGTAAACTGAAAAAAGAGAACGGGAAGCTGATTCATGTAAAGACAGCAGATGCTGCTCTGTATGACCAGTTCCGAAACAACCTTCCGGAAGGCACGACCATTGAGCTGTGGGCGGAGGAGTATCATGATGATGGTACCCTGGCGCAACTGGCCAAGCTACATGCCATGATCCGGGAGCTGGCCCATCACACAGGCTATACTTTCCATGAAGTAAAGCTACTGGTGAAGGACCGTGCCGGACTGTGTTTTACCTACAAGCTCCAGGGGAAAGAGTACTTCGAGTGCAAATCCTTTGGTGATTGCAGCAGAGAGGAGCTCTCCCTGGCTATCAAAGCAGCCGTGGAGATCGGAGAACAGGTGAACCACCCGGTTGCTTAAGCTTCCGGGTCTTTGGTCACTGTGATCTTTTTGGTCATGGCCTGGTGTTCCACGATGGTAATGAAGGAATGAATAGTGATGTAGTGGAACATCCAGCTGTCTTCGGGGACATCGTTTTTCTCCACGCGCTCCTTAAGTTCTTCCAGCTCTTCCTTGGTTTTATCATGAACCAGGAACAGTAGTAGTTTTTGGAGCCGGAACAGGAGCCCGGCTCCAACTTCTACAGGAACAACGGCATCCTTGGGTAAGTAGTGAATTTCAGACATAGGGTAACTATCTAATGGTGTAATCCAAATATAACAATAAGTCTACAAAATGAGTAATCCAACAATTGATCTACAAGAAATTCAGACGAAGCTTGTAGACAAACTCCGTCCCAGTGGATGGGCGGACAAACTGAAGGGATTTGTGATGGCTTCTGACTTTGAGAAGATCCTGCAGTTCCTGCATGATGAACGGGCCCAGGGAAGACGTTTTGGTCCACCCTTAAAGCATATGTTCTCTGCTTTTGAGAACTGCCCTTACAAGGATCTTAAAGTAGTCATCGTCGGACAGGATCCCTACCCACAACTTGGAACTGCCGACGGAATGGCATTCTCCTGCTCCCTTACAGGTGAGGCCCAGCCCAGCCTGCAGTATATACTGAAAGCTATTTACAAGACCACTTACCTGTGGGCAGGAGATCCGTTCAAGCATCCTTCAGAAGAAAATGAGATCCCAAGCAGCGATCCTGATCTGACCCGTTGGGCAAACCAGGGAGTGTTGCTGCTCAACACAGCACTCTCTGTGGAGCTGGGCAGTCCTGGGAAGCATCAGGGTATATGGAGACCTTTCATGAGTTACCTGCTGGACATGCTGAACACGATCAACTCAGGTGTGGTATTCATCTTCCTGGGCAGGAAAGCACAGGAGCTGGCTGATCTCATTGACGAGGACAGGCATTACAAACTATTTGCATCCCATCCGGCTTCTGCTGCGTATAACAACCAGGCAGAATGGGATTGTGAAGATGTATTCATGAAGTGTAACGAATTATTACAGCAAGCCAATGGAACCAGAATCAAATGGTGAGCCTCCTTTTAACATAGGAGATAAAGTCAGATTAATTAATCCGGATGAATACTTTAATGAATTTCCTCATATCAAGAAAGAGGCACGTAAAGTATCTCTCTTAACCGAAGGAGTTACCATAAAAAAAATCTACTATTCAAAAGGGTCAGAAAGATGGAGGTTTGATCCTGCTGAATATGGATTTAATGGAGGATTTAGCTGCATGTTTTATCAGCTTACTGATCCTACTATAGAAGATTTATTTAATGCTCTTGACGATAAAATAAGGAGGATGGAAAATGACAGACAATGAAGCTCCTTTTAAAGTAGGGGATACAGTCAGGCTGAGAAATCCTGATGCATATTTTGAAAGGTTTAGTACCATTAAAAATCCTGAAGTAAAGAATCTGCTGATAAATGGTATCACTATATCTGAGATTATTAAAAATGCCGAGGGTAACTGGTTATTCAAAACAAAAGGCAGAACTGGTAGCTGGACCTGTGCGTATTATGAACTGGTCGGACCATCCATAGAGGATCTATTCCGGTCTTTGGATGAAAAGATAGAAAGGATGCTTGATGAGTGACATTAAGATTGGAGACAGGATCATACCTCTAAAAAAATACAGAGAGGGTAAGGACTGCACCATATGGGTAAAGGACTATATGCCTTATGTAACGGTTATAGACATCCGGAAAGATAACTATTCAGGTGGTTCGGATAAACTGAGTTTCAAGTATGAGGAAAGTTCATCTAATACCTGGATTGACCTCTCCTATTTTGAAAAACTTGACATCTTCAATATAGAAGATCTCATGGAAAAGTTGGACCTATTAGAAGAAAGGATGAAAGATGGAAACTTACTTTAAAGTGGGAGACACAGTCCGTGTTATTGCAACCAATCCCTATCACGATTGGGGAAGTGTTACTGCAAAATCTGTGGGTGTAATAAGGCAGTTACTTCCTGATGAAACTATAAGTACACTTGGGATGAAGGTTTATATTGATTTCCCGGAACAATCGGGATGGAAAGGATATGTAGGTGAGCTGGAGTTGTACTACTCAATACAAGAGATTGAAGAAGCCCTGGATAAATTAAGTAAGCAATTGGAGCATGGAATACCTATTTAACCCCGGAGACAGGGTAAGGCTCAAACCTCAATTCCGTGAATCACACGGAAAGGATTATAACAAATATGGAACGTACCTGACAGTAACCAAATCACAGGTACATAAGGACGGCAGAGGACTATTTCAGCACGAGAAGCAGGAGAAACTCACTGAATGGGTGTTTCAGGACTTCTTTGAGCTGTACAGACCATCACTGGACTGGCGTACTGCCACCCAGGAACAACAGAAAGATTTCTTAAGAAAGGTCACAGGGGCACTCTATGCAAACCCTGATCTCTATGACCAGATTAGTGAACTAATTAACAAAAAGTAAAACCAAAAAAGATTGTAATCATGGCATTCAAACCAGTAGATCTGACTGTGAGTCAGTTATTAGAGGATTTAAGTAACGGTTTAACCTGGCTAAAAGCAGAAGACCAGGGGTTCGGTAGCATTGAAGAGAAGTATAATGCCAAGGAGTTCCAGATCAAAGTGATCATGAAGCACCCCAAGCTTGTAGGTAAAGAGCCGGAAGGAGTCATCTTCCGCATTATTGATGACACAAAAGACAAAGACAATGCTAACAATACGGAATCAGCAGCAAACAAACCTGCAGCAGGAACTGGAGCAACTCCATCAGGGGATGCTGCAAAAGATAGCCAACAGCCAACCGTCAGTACAGGGAATGTACCAGCAGCGGCTAAAGAAGCTGGGCAGACCAACCAATCCTCAGGAAGTGGTGCTGACCTACCAGCCCAGGCTAACAAATCCAACGGAGTCGTACTTCCTTTGGGAGCCTCAAAACCAGGTGTGGGTAGTACCCAGGCTGGATCAGCTGGCATTAGTGATAACAGCCTGGTTGCATCAGAGTCCCAGCAAGATTCTGACGTGGAAGCCGGTCAAAGCTTCCTCAACCTCTAATCAGCAGGGGGACGACGCTTCCCCTGTTTCCACTACTAATTCAGATCAAACACAACTACAAGAAATCATGGCAAAAGCTATCAAATCCCTTACTAAAAATAAAGCACAGAACGTACTTACTATTGACACCAATCTGATCAACAAAGAAGAAGTGTTCAGAATGCTCTCCCTTGCCAGAGCAACAGAAAAGCCGGTATTACTGGTAGGCCCTCCCGGAACCGGTAAGACCAAGACCGTTATTGATTTTGCCAAAGCCTGGTTACTGAAGGACGTACCTCCAGGAGATGTGGCTGCCATGAAAAAGGCACAGCAGGAGTTCATGGAAAAGATCTACATCCTGGAAACAGATGAAGGCACCAAAAGTAGCGAGGTCAAAGGATTACCCGACATGGCCAAGCTCTTTGGAGCCGAACCCCGTTATGAGATCATTGCCCCTATCACAGAGGCAGAGATCGTAATCATCAACGAGGTGGACAAGGCCAGCAGTAATATTAGAAATTCACTGCTCTCTATCATGAACGAGAAGTTCCTCTTTAATGGTAAGCATAAGATCCCCTGCAAATGGAAGCTCTTTATTGCTACCTGTAACGAGATCCCCAAAGAAGAAGCGGGCTCTCCTTTCTGGGACAGGTTCCTGCTGAAAATGCAGGTGAACCGGATCTCAGCCGGAGACATGATCCGTTACTATGACCGGGGTGCCAAAGAGTATAAAGAGACCATGAAGATCGGTCTCCCTACCAGGGCAGAAATGGAGGGGGTAACCATTCCAACATCCAAGCTGGAAAAGTTCCTGAACGTAGCCTATAACAGATGCTCTGACCGGACTCTGACCTTCGTTCCTGAACTGATCAAAGCTGTATCATTCGTGTGGGACTATACCCTGGATAAATCCATGGTCAAAGTGGCTACGATTATGATTGACTCAGAAGCCGGAAACCAACTGGCAGCCCAGCTCATGAACCAGGAAATGAAAGCCCTGATGAGCAAGGCGGACATGCTGTGGTCACTGCATGATGCACAGAGTGTGGATGAGGCCGTGGCAGAGATTGATGCACTCCTTACCGGCTATGCTTCTGCAGGTAAACTGGATCAGTCCCAGGTAGAAGAGGTTGAGGCCGTGGTAGCCCATATCCTGGAAGGACACCCTGTAAAGCAGAAAGAGAAAGAGATTGAGGACTTGCTGGAGGATGTACTTACCACACAGCCGCAAGCGGCCACCATCTAATCATAACCCATGAGCAAGAAGAGACAATTCAAAAATCCTTATACCATCCTGGAAAAGGCAAAGAGAGGGGAACTGGGCTTTGAGAACAGACCCCGTCTCTTCTCCAACGTGCAGTATAATGTAAGGGGTGAGATCATCAAGCCCTACCTGCATTCCCTGGATGAACGGGCACTGCAAAAAGCAGTAGATAACTATATCCAGACACCTGTATCCCACCAGCGGATACAGCAGATGGCTGAGAAAATGAACAAAAAGCTGGTGAGTCCACAGACACTGACTGAGGAGATGATGAAGATCTATCAGAAGTTTCCCAAGGAAGTGCTCAATGATATTTACAATATCAACTATGAGGACATCCAGGATCTTAAGTTTGAGGAGCGGACCGAGAAGAACAAGTTCCGCTACCATATGATTGAAAAGTCCAACAACCCTATTGCCAAGGTGATCACCCGTCAGAACAATATCAAATCCATGGTCTATACCAGGAACATGATACAGTATTACCTGATGAACCTGGCCATGCTGCAGCAGGAGGACAAGCAGGCATTTGATGACCTGATGAACAACCTGCAGGGAAAGGACCCCCAGGACCAGAAGCAGCAGAAAGGAATGGGTGGAAAGGGACCTGGAAAAGGTCAGCCTAACCCCCAACCACAACCACAGGATCCTCAGGATCAGGGGCAGCAGGGAAATCCCGGCAATCAACCTTCCCAGGGAGGTCAGGACGAGGATGAGGATGATGAAGATCCGCAAGGCAATGGCGGAGGAGGTGATGATGAGCAGGAGCAAGAAAAGGATCACAGTGATTCCCAGGCAGGTGGAGGCAATCAGGCTGGTACGGGTAACACCCGTCAGAGTGAGAATGCTCACCTGAAGACCCTGATGGAACGCTTTGACAAGGTCAAAGGGTCCAAGCAGATTCTGGAAGAGGTGCTGGAAGATGCACGCAAGACCGTGGAAATGCTGGGAGCTGTGATGAGTGAAAAGCAGATGGATGATATGTGGAAGGAGCTGGCCTCTGACCGATGGGGAGAAGCCAACCGTGCAGCAGAAAAGACCAACCGGCAATACCTGGAGAAGGTGGAGCAGGAACTGAGAAGTGTGGGGCTGAACCTGAATGCTATCAAGAGCAAGATCAAGAACCTGCTGGACCAGTCCAACTCTTACTTCTCTGCCAAGGACAAGCCTTACTTTGAGAGTATTTTTGATGCTGGTACCCTTGACGGGCTGGAGGACATCACACTACTGCATCCTGTACTGCGTAAAATATTCACAGAGGATATACTGGTGAAGGAGATCAAGAAGATGGGTAAGATCGACCTGTTCATTGATGCTTCAGGATCCATGGAGCAATCCTGCGGGGTACAAGGACAGGACGGAAGGTATATGACCAAGCTTTTATTTGCCAAGGCGTTTGCCTTTAAGATGAAGGAGCTGAACATGCTCAACGAAGTGTATTCCTTCCAGGATCATGTGAAGTATGAAGGTAACCAGATCGTGGACATTCTCAATATCCGTGGAGGAGGTGGAACCACCACCGGCAGGGTGATCCAGAGAATAGAAGCCAATAAACGCAATGCTATTGTCATCACGGATGCAGAGGATCACTGCTCTGCCTATTCGGACAAGGCTTTCTTTATTGGTGTGGCCGGAGCCAAATTCACTGGCTTTAATCCTCTCTACCAGCAAAGAGACCAGGTCATTGTCTTTGATGGCAAGCGTACCTATAAAGTAGGACGCAGTGGTCATGCCATCAAGTAAAATAGAAAAAGGGAAGAGCGGTTGAAACTCTTCCCTTTGATCACGGCTTTCTGATACGGAAATCAGAAGGGATCCGGTGATAAGGCGGGTGATAGGATATTAGGCAATTCTTGTTGGTACTATAAAACCCACCAGGTTTAAACCATGTGGATTGAAGGGCTGTCCGATCTTACGGATCTTCACTGCAGCAATGTATCCTTCTCTGGATCCATTGGTGTTGGTGTTGCCCTCTACGGTCTCAATGGTGTGTTCATCTATGACGCGGGTTACCACACCTGCATGTCCGGAAGGACCATTTCCCTCTTTCCAGATCACTACAGCTCCCACTACAGGAGTCTGCTGTACATGGAATTCTTTGGAAGCAGCATAATTGTGATAGGTGTCTGTAGCAGATCCGTTAGAATACTTACGTATTAAAGCGGATGCTGAGGTGTCTGCCAGGGCAAATGCCTCTGTCCAGATCAGTTTGGCAAGGAACGCACACCAGGGAGCTCCCTTATACCATCCAACAGCCTTCATCTTGGCTTCAAAGGATGGATTCTTAAATCCTGCATTCTCAGGGATCTCTTCCTGGCCTACATAGGATTTGGCTATCTGTACAATCTTATCAGTTAAACTCATAGGGGAATCTTAGAACGGAACTTCCGGTAGATGAGAAAGAGGATTACCAGCACAGCCAGGATAGCTGCGGCATAGATCATCCATCCGAAATCCGGTTTGGATACAATATGCTTGGACGAGTCTTTGACTTCTGTCTTATGATCCTGGTTATTAGTGGAATCTTTCTGAAGGGTCTTTGTTAATCCCTTCTTCTCCTCTGTCCGGGTATTGGAATTGGTCTTATTGGTCGTAGTTGTTTTGGTATGTATGCTTTTGGCTTTTCCATGGAAGACTCCGTCTTTTCCCACGGTGACATCCCCATCCGGGATGATGTCTGTTTCTGTGGTAGAGGAATCTGTATGGCTCAAAAGGACAATACTCTTTACACTGCCCGTATCTACCAGCTTTTCATTGAGCTTTAACTCAATGTGGCTGTGGGAAACAGACAGGCTGTCGTGTGACTGCTTGTTCACTGTTCTGGTCTTAAAGACCGCACAGGAACTCACAGTCCACAACAACAAAAGAATATTAAGCCTGAGCAGGAGTTTCATTAGTGCTTTCATCTGGTTTAGGATCTGACTCCGGAGCAGGGGCAGGAGAAGGATTATCTTCTACTGGTGCAGCTGCGGGTTCCGGAGCTGGTGCTTCCACCGGTACTTCTACGGGAGTTTCCACTGGAGCTTCAGTAGGTTCAGCAGGTTTTGCTTCTGGTGCTTCAACCACTATGGCTGGATCACTGAACAGATCACAGATAAAGTCCCCGATAAAACCAAGAGCTACGAGACCAATACTGATAGCAGCACTGGTACCTGCAGTGGCAGCAATACCGGCAGCAGCTACAGCAGCTGTACGGAGTGCCTTGCCAAAGGCTTTGATCTTGGGAGGTGTGGGATGTGTAAGTTGGCTAAGTCCGAATTTCATATGTTACGTTTATAGGGTGGCTTTAGGTATTTCTTGATGTCAAACTCTTCTTCATTCTTGAAGGCTGTCTGGGGCCATCTCCTGAAAAGACTATCTACTCTCTGGGAACTGTCCAGGGAAGCCGTTCTGGTTTTAGGGCCGTAGATGGTGCGTTCCAGGTTATCAATCCTGGTCTTGTCAATATTGACCTGGATGGCAATCTGCTCCATATTCTGGAGCTTGGTATTGATGCTGGACAGGAAGTAAGTGGCTACGCTGAACAGTATGAACAGCAATGGCTGGAAGAGGTAACTCTTGAGCTTATCTAAGGTGTTTTCAAAGCTATCTGGTTTAGGTTTAGGGGTCATGGGTTATTACGGAGTTAAGCTCTTATAAAATAGCCCCGACATTAGTACCGGGAATAAGTATGGTCTTTTTGAATTCAGCTACGGATCCTCCAGGATGTTTTAGAGAGCTAAACAGGGAGTTGGGTAGTATATGCCCATCACAATCCAGCCGGACAAAGTAGCGTAAGTGTTCCGGGTGAAAGCACTGCTCAATGGTATTTCCATTGGCATCCACACCCAACATAGTATCATGAGATTCAATGAGTACAAGGTCATCTTTGCAAGGATCCTTATCATACCCCATCATGGTTCCCGGTATCGGAAAGCCGTTCTTATCTTTTTTTGCATAATAAAGTTTGCAACTCATATTGTAGATCTTATATTTGTAGAATAAACGGGTAAGATGTAGACAAACCGTAGTTAGTCTACAATATAATATACCCATAATACCCTATACAGACAAGCTATTCACTTAAATCTTTAAAGTTTATGAACAACAATCCGTACCTGGAAAAAAAACACCTGGTAGCCATCAGCCGGTTCAGGACACAATTCTATGAACGGTTCGGAATGGATGCAGAGGTCATCGTCGTAGAGCCGGAGTGGAAGAGGGTAATTGAGAGTGAACAGGACAGGGATCTGGGCATCCTGGTATCCGTTCTGAACTCCTACATTCCATCACACTTAAGAATAAAATACCCAAGCATCTTCTCCAAGACCCGTAAAAGGGAGCTCTCGGAGCTCAGGATGATCTTCATGAAACTTGCAAGGGAGAAAGGGAACCTCACGCTAAAAACCATCGGGGAAATAGCTGGCAAGATGCATCATAGTACCATCATCTATGGAGCAGAAACAGCCAATGCCCTGATCAAGAGCAACCCCCAGTTCCGGGAGAAGTACAACTCCATCCTAGATACCCTTCAAAAAGTATATCAATTAGAGTATGCAAGAACTCATCAACCTGCTGATACAGCAGAAGATAACACCCAATCAGCTTCTGTTATTGCATTGCATCCACGAAAAGATCAGGCCATCAGTACTGCTTCCGTCTCTGAATGCGGAGCTCTTACTATGCCAGAAATCAGGATGGATCAATACACAGAACGAGCTGCAGCCGAAAGCCTTGAAGCTGCTGTCTGACGCTGATAAACTATTTAGGGCTGCCAAGAAAAAGAAAGTACTATTTGACACTCCGGAATTCATGGCCCGTCTGGAGGAGTTCAGAAATATCTTCCCTAAGGGAAATCTCCCTACAGGAAAACCGGCCAGAACCAACCTGAATGAACTCAAAAAGAAGATGAGTCAGTTCTTCATAGACAACCCCAGCTATGACTGGGATCTTGTCCTGGATGCAACAGAGTCTTACGTGGAGCATTTCCGTAAGCAGGACTACAACTACATGAGGACAGCAGGTTACTTCATCTCAAAGGATGGAGATTCAGAACTGGCTTCTTACTGCCAAATGCTCCTGGAAGACGGGGATGTTGCGGCACCCAAGAAGTCCATGTATAATGTAAGCTAAGGAAACAATTATGCAGACACATGAACAGGAGCTGGAGGAGCTATTCCTCGGCACCACGGTCAGCCTGTCTCCTGACCTGGATGGACAACAGATTCGTGCCATCAGCTTTGACGGCTTCAAGCTGGCCGTTGACAAGATGATGGAGAAGGCTTTCTTCTATGGGGAGAATGCCGGAATGAAAAGAGCAGAACAAATAGCTGACGAAGTATTCAAGTAACCATCACAATGAGTGTAGATCCGAGGACCAAATGGAAACACATCAGTGAGATCCGCAAGGATGCACTGGAGTATATGGAAAAGCGTAAGGCTGGATTAATAGAATCCATCCGGACGAAGTGGAAGAAGTTCAATGATGCCGGAATTGGTGGGCTGGAATGGGGTAGTATTACCACCATTGCAGGGAGGCCAGGTTCTGGAAAGACACTTATTGTTAATGAGATCACACGCAATGCCCACAAGCTGAACCCCAAGCAGGACTTTGCTGTCCTGGATTTTCAGTTTGAGATGAAAAGTGAGACCACTGGGGTACGGGAGTTCTCTGCCGTGATCCACAAGTCCTACAAAGATTTATTATCCGTTGATGCTCCCCTGCCTGATGAAGATATGGAGAAGCTCAAATTCTATGCAAAACACTCTGCACACCAGGAGATCTACCAGATTGATAGTCCTATGACGGTGGCTGAGATGGAAAGAACCATTATTGAGTTTATCAAGTTTGTCAACAAGCCTGTTATCGTCACCGTTGACCACAGTGTGCTGATTGCCAAAGCAGCAGATGAAAAGGATGTGCAGGATACCCTGAACTCCCTGGGAAAGATGATGACCAAGCTTAAGAAGAAGCTCCCGGTTCTCTTCATCGTACTCACCCAGATGAACAGGAGCATAGAGGAACAGGCAAGGAAGATACCAGGGACCATAGGGAACTATCCTACTTCAGCAGACGTGTTCGGAGCAGATGCACTGCTGCAGCACTCTGACCTTCTTGTGGCCATTAACCGTCCCTCACTGTATAGTATAGACGTATATGGCCCGGAGCAGTTTGAAGTGGATGACCGTACCCTTGCCCTGCATTTCTTAAAGACACGCAACGGGGACAACAGGCTTTGTTTTTTCAGGGCAGAGTTTGAGCACATGACCATCGTGGAAGTAGCAACCCCTCCTCAGAGACAGGTTGGTGCCCGCAGAAGAAACCAACAACCCCAATCACTCAGTACAGCAGGTTTTAATCCGTAATCAATTCACACCATGATAACAACAGCAAGTAAGAGCGTAACACTGACCGCTGCTCAGAAAAAAGAAAAGATCAATAATCACCGGGAGTACCATCGTCAGGTGCTGGAACATTACCGGGTCCCTGATGCAGACTTTAACGTAAAGCTGGTATTCTATGACAAAGGCCAGAAGGTGGTAGGCATCTTCCCCAATGAATTCACCAAGAAGAATGGCTTCTACATTGAGTTCGTGGACAAAGCCCTGGATCCTACAGATCCGGAAAGAAAGCTTTACCGTCTTCCCCCTATAGAAAACTTTGAAAATGTGTTTGGTATGCTTTCATCAGGATCTTACGCGGTTCCCCTTGAGAACCTGGAAGAGGTGAAGCCAGTGACCTTTAAAAAGATCACCCAGGAGATCAACCTTGAGGGTATCCAGGAAGGATCCGTAAAGCAGGATGATCACATCAACAAAATGACTATCCGGGATTTTGCAGCCATCATCTGGCAGCGTCCTGTATCCGAAAAGCCCTGGCTGAATGACATGATTGATCAGCTAACTTAATCAGTAAAAATTATTAAATTATATGACTCCAACTATTGCATTACCTACAACCGTAATCATGTCCGAGATCAAGTCCCCCAAGAGACTGATCATGTTCTCCAAACCAAAGGTGGGAAAGACTACTCTACTCAGTAAGCTTCCCAACTGCCTGATCCTGGATTTTGAGGACGGATCTGACTATGTAGATGCCTTAAAGGTGAAGATCATTGGCATCAACCCTCCCAAGGAGACAGACGAGCAAAAGACCAAGCGTTATGCCCAGAACAAATATTACCTGGTGGAGATCGGAAAGGCCATTAAAGATGCCGGGAATCCTTATGACTATGTAGCCGTTGATACGTCTACTGCCCTGGAGGACCTTTGCGTGGCCTATGCAGAGGAGCTGTACAGCAAAACAGCTATCGGTAAGTACTGGTTCGTAGGTAAACCTGGAGAGGAATCCGGAAAACAGAAATACGGAGATCTTTTATCCCTGCCGGAAGGTCTGGGTTACCGCTGGTTACGCATTGCCTTTGAGAAGGTGACGGACTACATCCAAACCTTTGCTCCCAGAATGATCCTCAGTGGTCACATCAAGGACATTTACCTGGATAAGAACGATACCACGTTCACCACGGCAGACATTGACCTGACTGGTAAGATCAAGCGTATAGCATCATCAAAAGCAGATGCCATTGGCTACCTGGCACGCAAGGGAAAGAAGACCGTGCTTTCATTCAAGACCTCAGACGAGGTAAACTGTGGTGCCCGTCCGGACCATTTAAGGGGCCAGGAGATCACCCTGTCAGAAGAAGTAGATGGTATGCTGGTAACCTACTGGGAGAAAATCTACATTGACTAATTACCAAAGCTTAATTCATTCATCCAATACACACTATTCATTAATTCAAACCATTTATGTTAAGTACAAAGAACATCTCAGAATCTGCAAGAATTCCAAAAGGCTTAAACCCAGGAAAGCATGAAATCAAAATCCTTGAAATCTCTCTTGGTAAGGGATATGAAGCGGATTCTTATCATGTTAACCTTTCCGTGGAAGGTCCTGACCTGGGTGACGACTTTGAAGGCTTCCTCATTGACCGCAATGATCCAACCGGGCCCCGCTTCCGTGGCCAGATTGGTCGTGTGCAAATGAGCCAGTTTGCTTACAAAGATGGTGTTACCAAGACCGGTTATAAAAAGAACCGGGATCAGGACATCCTGAAAGCTCTTTCCGCCCTGGCAGTTGCCCTGGGAAGAAAGGAGCAGCTGGATCAGATCGAGGCTGACACCATTGAGGAGTTCGTAGCAGAGGCTTCCCATGTATTAAGTGGGGACACTTATATCAATGCAGTGATTGCAGGCAAAGAGTATGAGAAGAATGGTTACAAACAGTATAACCTGTTCTTCCCAGCATCCAAAGACGGTAAGTATGCTTTCGAGCCACAGACCGTAGACCCGGCTAAAAGCAAGCTGATGTCTTTTGATCCGAATATTCACATCGTAGGCAAAACGGCTGCCAAGCCTTTGGATTCCTTTGAGCCAACCCAAGAGTCAACCACTGTCCTGGAAGATGAGTTCAAACTCTAATTCCTGAACAGGTAAAAAGAAAGGGGGAGTAGGCGTGGCAGCTGCTCCCCCCTTTTTGTAGAGACCAAACGTGTACGTATGCTATCCACCAAACACCTTGTCAATGACTATAAAGAAGTACCTCCTACATGGATCTTTGAACACTATTGCAGGCTCCCGGAGAAACTGAAGGGCCAGGATCTGATGATCCATTCTCCGTTCAATCCGGATGACAAGACTCCAAGCTTTCATATCTTCTGGAGCAAGACCAAGGGGAAATACATGTTCAATGATTTCTCCACGGGAACCAAAGGGGATGCTGTAGACCTGGTCCAGATCAAACACCAGCTGGACTTCAAGCGTGCGGCACGCAGGATCGTGGAGGATTATAATGATTATACCCTGCACAACAAGGGAGGGTATGATGTGGAAGAGTTCCGGGAACACTCCAGGTACAAGGTAACCGCATTCAAGCTCAGAGGATGGAACTCAGATGACCAGAAGTTCTGGACCCAGTTCAACATTGGATCCCGGATGTTGGAACATTACTGTGTACGTCCCCTGGAAAGCTATGTAATGAGCAAAGAAGAGCAGGGACAGCAGAAATGCATCAACATTACCGGCTCTCATCTTTATGGATACTTCACCAAGACCGGGGAACTCTATAAGATCTATCAGCCCAAGGTCCGGGACAGGAAGTTCATCAAAGTAAAAAGCTATATCCAGGGCTCTGACCAGCTCAGTGGTAAGGACTATTTACTGATCACCTCTTCCCTCAAGGACCTGATGGCCATTAAGAGCCTCAATTTGAGGATTGACCTGGTGGCTCCTGACAGTGAGAATACCATGATCCCCAAAGAGCTTATGGACAAATGGAAAAAACAGTACAAGCGTGTCCTGGTGTTGTTTGATAATGACGAAGCGGGCATCAAGGCCATGAAAAAGTACCGGGAGGAGTACAAGACCCCTGCTATCCTGCTGACCCTTTCCAAGGATCCGGCAGATGCCACCAGGGATCATGGTCCCAGGACGGTACAGGAACGGCTGGTGCCTTTAATAGACAATAAGATTTGTGATTTGTAGAGGTTAGCTCTATATTTGTAGAATTAGGAATACATTATGGAGAGTTGGATATACAGAGGAAGAGAGATCCGTACCCTGGAAGACCTTCCCAACCAGGAAAATGTTGTGGGCTTCGTATACAAGATCACCAACCTGGTGACCGGAGCCATTTACATAGGCAAGAAAAGCCTGCATCATTCCCGCAAGACGAAGATCTCTAAAAAAGAGAAGCTGGAAACCAAGACCCGGAAGACATTCAAGACCGTGGTCAAGGAATCTGACTGGCAATCGTATTACGGAAGCTCCATTGAGCTGAAAAAGGATGTGGAGAAGCTGGGAAGGAAGCATTTCAAACGGGAGATCATTGAGCTGTGCTGCAGTAAGAAGTATTTAGGGTATTGTGAGCTGGCCTATCAGATCAAGTACGATGTATTAAAGACTAATTCCTACAATGGAAACATCCTTGGGAAATTCTATTCCAGGGATATGGAGAACTGTAACTAATCAATTCACTATGCAACTCAGAAAACTAACGTACAGGTCCCGGATTGAGTTTGGATACCATGCCGGGAGAACAGTGGAGCAGATCCTTCAGCATCGTACCGGGAAACAGTACATGACCTGGCTCTACTTCAATGCGTCCCATATCAGCTTCAGTGATGAACTGATGCAGGATCTGGGCATTACCCATGAGCTGATCAAGCCCGGAAAGGATCCGGACAAGTTCCTGGAGTGCTATTACAAACCATCGGAGTGGCACGTAAGCAGTGCCTTCTCCAGGATCACGGGAATGGACCCGAACAAGTACAAAAGAGCATGATAACCCTTTACCAGTACTGCAACAGCTGCAGGATGAACCGGAATTTTGATCCAGCCACACTATGCTGTAAAAAGTGTGGCAAACAAAATAAATCTTAAACCATGGATGTATCCGAAAGCAAGAAGGACATCACCATTGTCACCGGACCGGGTGACGTTATCACAATTAAGTCAGAGAATATCACCACCGTTATCACCCATAACGAAGTAGGTATTTCGGTTAACCATCAGCGGGAAGGGGAAAAAGCCTCTTACCGTGAAGAACGGATTTGGTTCAAGGACTAAGTCCAGACAGAGCTGCATCCAAACCCTATATTATATGTTAGACGATCTATTAGCAGAATCAGTTAATTACCTGGAGGAGGAATTCTACAGTAAACCATTCCGCTTTTCCTACAGTAGCCTTTGTAAGCTCTTGTACTCCCCGGCAGTCTTCTACCAGCTTTATGTGCTGGGCAACAAGGAAGACAAGACGGACAAGCACCTTATAGAAGGAAGACTTATCCATTGTTTACTTCTGGATGACAAATCTTTTGAAGAGAACTTTGTTGTATCCCCGGTTACACTCCCTTCCGGCATGAGCAAGACCCTGGTGGATAAAGTCTACTTCAAGACACGGTATATGCACAAAGCAGATCCGTCACTGAAGTTTGAGGACTTTTCCCAGGAGATCCTGGAAGTGATGAGGGATATGAACTACTACCAGCTGATCAAATCCGACAAGGACAAGCTCAGTAAGGTGATCACCAAAGAAGCTTCCAACTACTGGGAGTTCCTCAAGAAAAAAGAAGGCAGGGACCTCATAGACAATGAGACCCTAAAATACTGTCAGGATGCGGTGGATGTGGTCAAGACCTATCCCAGGGTAGTACACCTGCTGGGTCTGGATCAGGATGATTTTGACCATGTGGAGGTCTTCAATGAAGAGTACATGGAAGCTAACATATCCGGCTGCCCCTTCGGGTTCAAGGGGATCATTGACAACCTGAAGATTGACCATGATAACAAGATTATCTACATCAATGACTTCAAGACCACGTCAAAGGCCCTCAAGGATTTCAAGGAGAGCGTGGAGTATTATAACTACTGGCTGCAGGCTGTACTCTATATGATCATGGTATCACACAAGTACCTTGAGCTGCTGGAGAAGGGATATGAGCTGAAGTTTCACTTCATTGTGATAGACCAGTTCTTTAACGTATATCCCTTCCCGGTATCAGAGGCTACACGTAATCTATGGCTGGAACGGTTTACCAAGGACGTATTACCCGTTGCCCAGTATCATTTTCAAACCAAAAGATATGAATTGCCCTATGAATTTGACAAGGAACTGGTAATCTTATAACCTCTGAATTATTTATGATTGATACTCTGTATAAAAAGTATTTTCAAAAGTCACGTTCTTTCCTGTATCCAGCACTGGGGATCCCACGATCTTCCTTTGCCCCCATACAGACCTTTGTTGGATTGGAGGGCAAGATCCAGCCTACAGACCGTAAGCTGGTATGCCTGTTCCAGCATGAGCAGACCGCAAAGTATGAAGAATTTGAAAACAAGCTCCTATACAGCAATCCCCTTTTCATGGACAGTGACATCCATCCCGGAGAGCCCAGCCTGTACATCTTTGACTATGAGTTACATGATGAGGACTGGGATATTTTTCTCACTGGGCGGTATTCCCGGCTCTCGGAGCCCTTCAAGAATGCCGTAAAGATCTATTATGGAGAGTCCTCTCCAGAATATGAGTACATGGACACCTATCTGTACCCTGAAAAGTACTTTGACCTGTATAGCAAACTGCTGGAAGTTCCTAAAGAGATAGTAGCCAGCTCAGGAGAGCTCTGTGATGCCTTTAATCCGGAGAAGGAGAAGCTGGTTTTTTCTACAAAAATTTTGGAGAAGTCAGGAGAATTATTTTAATTTGTAGAACAACTTGTAGAATAACACCAATGACCAAGAACATGATCCTGGTTGCTTCCGAATGGAAGGACCAACCCACCTTTAAGTTGATCCCCGCTACACTGGACTGCCCTTATAATGAAGCCATCTTTGATCCCAAAGAAAGGATCCTGGCCATTGTAGGTAAAGAAAAAAAGGAAAGCTTTCATATGCTGCCACGTCTCAATGACAATGGTGACATAGACGAGGTAAAAGGAAAACCACGTCCCACAAGAAAGCCGTACAAAGAGCAGCGTGTAACTGTGGACACTTACTATGAATACTTCATCCGTGACCGCAAGGACATTGAGTTCTTCATTAAGCACTTTGCTATCATTGATGAAAGCAGCTTTGACTATCAGGCTTTCCTGGATGAGGCTTACACAGCCCCTGTTGTAACCGCAGGTTACAGTGCGGTTCAAGAAGAGCTTGAGCCAGCAGAAGCTTAAGACTTTGATTTCTGCCTAAGACAAAGGAGGGGGTATAGGTTAAATTATACTCCCTTTCTTTTTACCCAAAGAATCCGCCCTACTATGATCTTCTTATATTCCAACCAGACAACCACTGTGCCTTCACAGGTAGCAGTGCCTTGTTACAAACACAATATCATTGACTTTCTGAACTCAACAGATACCATCTGCCTGGACAGTGAGACCACTGGTCTTGACGCACACCGGGAAGACCTGATCTGTCTGCAGATCGGCAATGATAAGGACCAGTATATTATAGATTGTGCAGCAGGAATGGATCTCAGCTGGTTAAAGCCCTATCTGGAAAGCAAGATCATTGTAGGCCAGAACCTCAAGTTTGACCTCAAGTACCTGTACAAACACGGAATCTATCCACGCAGGATCTGGGACACGTTTGTGGCCGAGAAGGTGATCAACTGCGGGGATAAGCTGGCCAAGGCTGGCCTGGACGCACTGGCCCAACGCTATCTGGGTGTCAGCCTGGATAAATCCATCAGGACCAACATCAAAAAAGAAGGACTCACTGATCGTGTACTCATGTACTCTGCGGATGATATTAAGTATCTCCCCCGTATCATGGAGGAGCAGCAAAGGATCCTTCGTGAAAATGACCTGATGGGTGCCATGAACATCGAGAACCGGTTCACTCCGGTACTGGCCTACATAGAATACTGTGGGTTCAAGCTGGATGTGGACAAGTGGCTGTTCAAGATGAACAAGGACAGCCAGCGTTTAAGGGAAGCCGAGGATAAACTCAATGAGTGGGTGCTTACCAAGGGACTTCAGAAGTTCATCTCTGCACAGCTGGACCTGTTCGAGCCTGTAGGATGTACCATCAACTGGAGCTCTTCCCAGCAGGTGATCGAGCTGTTTGAAAGTATCGGACTGGATGTGACCGTGGTAGAGAAGGGTGTGAGGAAAAAATCCATTGAAGCTTCCGTAATCTCCAAGTATCAGAACTCACATGACATTGTGAAGCTCTATCTGGAGTACAAGAAAGCAGAGAAGGTGGTTACCACCTATGGACAGAACTTCATAGACCAGATCAACCCGGCCACCGGAAGACTGCATACCAGCTTCAAACAGATCCTGGATACAGGAAGGATCTCTTCCGGAGGACAGGATAAGGCCACAGGAGAAACCAACATCAACTTCCAGAACATCCCATCGGATAAAGAGACACGGGCCTGCTTTGTGGCAGAAGATGGTAACACTCTTATCATTTCTGACTACAGCGGCCAGGAACAGATTGTGCTGGCTAACCGGGCAATGGATAAGAACCTCCTGGAGTTTTATGACAACGGGCTGGCAGACATGCACTCCTTCGTGGCCTCAAAGATGTATCCGGAACTGGAAGGACTCTCACTGGACGAGATCAAAGACAAGCACAAAGCAAAAAGACAATCAGCAAAATCAGCAGGATTTGCTATCAACTACGGAGGTCAGGGCATTACCATAGCGGAGAACCTGGGCATTACACTGGAAGAAGGGAACAAGATCTACGACGCCTATTTCCAGGCATTCCCCGGTCTGAAGACCTACTTCGATCAGGTAAAGAAACAGGGTCTCAAGGATGGTTACATCCTGATCAATAGCATCACCAGAAGGAAAAGCTACATCACGTTCTTCCAGGAGTTTAAAGACCTGGAAAGCAAAATGGATAAGGACTTCTGGGAAAGATACCGCAGGGCCAAGGACCTGAAGACACAGGACTTCCCGGCCCTGAAGGAAATGGTCAGCAAGTATTTCAGGTACAAGGGGGACATAGAACGGAAGTCACTGAACTTCCCAATACAAGGATCCTCAGCAGAGATCACCAAGATCTCCTGCGTGTACATCTTTGATTATATCCTGGACAATAACCTGTTCGGGATAGTAAAGTTTGTCAATACAGTCCATGACGAAAACGTCCTGGAATGCCCGTTGAGCATGAAAGAACAGATAGCTGAAGTGGTAGGAACCTCCATGTGTAAAGCAGGAGAGATCTACTGCAAACGGGTGCCGCTGAAAGCAGAACCGGAGCTATCCACCTATTGGAAGAAATAACAATCAAATAAAACTATGCCCGTAAAGATTGAGCTCTCCTCAGAGGAAATGATCAGAAGCGTACCGGTCCCTCAACAGACCAGTACGTACTCTGTTGTATCTCATGGAGACATTATCAACAAAGTAACAACCGAGTTGCAGAAGGCAGGATTTACCATCAATAAATCCATGTATAGAGCCACCATTACCGGACAGATTGCCCAGGGAATCTATCACCTGGATTATAAGTCTGATCCGGACCTGGGGCTCATGTTTGCCTGGAGCAACTCATATGACAAAACACAGAAGTTCAAGTGTGCCATTGGCTCATTTGTCTTTGTCTGTGGCAACGGAATGATGGAAGGTAACCTGGGTACTGCTGTGAGAAAACACACCGGTACCGCACAGGATGATGCTTTCCAGTTTATTGAAGAACAGATCAGCCAGGCAGCAGCCTTCTATGATGAGCTGGTGGAGCAGAAGGAGAAGATGAAACAGATCACCATCTCCAGGAGCACGCAGGCAGGCATCATAGGAAAGCTCTTTGCAGACCTGGAGATCCTTACCCTCTCACAGCTGGCCGTAGTGAAAAGAGAGATGGACAAACCATCCTATAACTACAATGCCCATCCGGACAGCGTATGGTGCCTGTACAACCATGTCACCGCAGCCCTGAAAGAATCTCATCCAACCACCTGGCTGGATGATCACTCGAAGCTGCACCGGTTCATCAACGCGGAGTTCTCTCTGTCTGTGAACCGTAAGGGACAGCTGGTATTCAATACACCAGAACCTGAACCGGTTATCGAGGAACCCGTAGTGGAACCTTTAGGAGAGGAAGTGGAAGTCATACAACCCCAGGCAGAGGTGGAATACGTTCCCACTGCAGGTGTGTTGTTTTTATAAGAAACCAGGAGTAGTGGTGTAACGACCACTACTCCTTTTAAGCTAACCTGATGAACATTAAAGAATACCAACAAGAAGTACAACGTACCCTGCCTGACCTGGGTAGTTTATTACTGAATTCCCTGCACATGACCACCGGTATGGCCACCGAGATCATGGAGGAACTGACTATTGCCATGGAGAAAAAAGACTTTGTCAATATCTCCGAGGAGCTGGCAGATGCCCAGTGGTATGCCTGTAACTATGCTACAATCTATGGTATAGAGTTACAGCACATCTACCGGATTCCCTACCATGAACGCAAGCAGCTAACAGCTTACCTGGATGATCTGAATATCCATATAGGCAGGCTCCTGGATTATGACAAGAAGGAACTGGCTTACGGGAAGAAAAACATCACTGCTGAACAGCGTGCCGAGACACTTAACAAAGTCCTTTACTCTATAGAAGCTACAGCCACCAAACTGGGTGTTGATATGAGGGAGGCCCGTCAGAAAGTAGTGAACAAGCTCAGGCTTCGTTACCCGGAGAAGTTTGATGCAGATAAGGCCATCAACCGGGATACAGCAGCAGAACGTAAAATACTGGAGGAATAATATGACAGGAATAGAATTCATAGCTAAACAAAGGGCGGAGCAGCTGGAGAAACACAAGTTCTCCATTGAAGAAGATCTGAAACATAACAAGTATGAACAACTCCGTATGGGAGCCATATTCGTACTCACAGGAGACGAGTATTACTATCCGCCTACCTGGGAGCAGTGGTTTTATGAGAAGATCTCTGCTAAGGAAAGCAAGGTGGAACGGCTGGCTATAGCAGGTGCCCTTATAGCAGCTGAGATTGATCGTTTACTGGCACAGTAGCAGAATGAAGATTTGAACAACTTGTAATGGCACACATTGACGTAAAGTGTACTATCTGGGGCAGGTATCATATCCCTGATGGTGCAGATATTCAAAAGATCACCGGGCATCTTAAAAACGGAGACACTATTGAAGATGCTATTGAGAAAGAATTCCCGGACTCATGGGAAAATGGCCTTGACTATGAGCTCCTGGATGAGTCTGAGGAGAGAATGAGTCTTAAAGAAAACAATTACCATGCTACAGTAGAAGTGTACCAGGATCATTCCACTCAGCTTTGGAATAATGAGCCGGTCACCACTGTAGAACTATAAGCTAATCCTTATGAAACAAATACTGCTAATCGGCCATGCCCAGCATGGTAAAGACACCACTGCTGAAATAATGAAAGAGCTCTATGGATTCCGGTACGAGAGTTCCTCTGTAGCAGCTTCCAGGATCTTTCTGTTTGATGTTCTGAAGAAGAAGTACGGGTACCTCACCCCGGAACAGTGCTATGAAGACCGGGTAAACCACCGGGATGAATGGTATGATCTGATCTGCGAGTATAACAGCGTAGACCGGGCAAGGCTTGCCAAAGAAATCATGCGTAACGGGGACATGTACGTAGGCATGAGGGATGATGAAGAGATCCAGGAGTGCAGGAGGCAGGGAGTATTTGACCTGGTGATCGGAGTCTTTGATCCGCGTAAGCCGCTGGAGCCAGCTACTTCTTTCAACATTGACATCTGGGAGATGTCTGATTTTATTATTCCAAACTCAGGGACCCTTTATGACCTGAGGACCCGTATTGAACTATTAGAACCCTTATTGATAAACAAACAAGTATCCGTACCACTATGAGTAAAAAAGTCTATTTAGCCGTGCCCTTCAGTGGCATTGAGCCTATGAGTTATGCCTGGGTAAATGAGGCAGCTTCATTTTTGATCGGCCAGGGCCTCTTTGTGTTCTCACCTATTTCCCATGGTTACCCTATCAGCAAGGCAGGCGTGATGGGACACAGCCAGGATACATGGATGGCACTGGATGAGCAGTTCGTAAACTGGGCTGATGAACTCTATGTGCTGGTCCTTGCAGGAGATGGCACTGCAGCATGGGGCTATGACAAGATCAAGAACTCCTCTGGTGTACAGCAGGAGATCAGCTGGGCAAAAGCTCAAAACAAACCTATAACCTACGTGTTGTATAATTCCAAAAGCAGGACCTTGGAGGTGCTTCCAGCTCCTGACGACAGCCTGGTGATTGCACCGGCTGCTACTTCTGCCTCCACGACGCAGACCAGCACCACTACAAGTTAATAAAAACTCAAAGTCATGTTTACAAAAGAAAGTGCTGATCAGCAGATCCAACAGTTTAAAGCCAGTCACACCGAGTACATGTCCAAGATCATGGTAGAACAGGGTTATATTGACCCTGTTATTACCGTGCTGGTCTATAACAAGGGGACTGAAAAATTTGCCATCTTCTATGTCATGGTGCCTCCTGACATCATGAACTCAGAGGCAGGAAAGAATGCTTTTTCAAGTGTTGCACCCCGTATCCTGGATGCTGCTGCTCACAATAATATGATCCCTGTCTGCTTTTCCTGGAGCTCGGAAGCCTGGCTGAGGAAAACACCAGAAGGTGTCACAGAGCTTCCAGAGAACTGGAAAGATCTTCCCAAGCAGGAGGCCATGATCACTTACTTTGAAAGTGAGGAAAAAAGTGATCTCCAGGTAAAGATGATGTACCGTGAGGGGAGCAGAGTGAATTCAGAAGGAAAGCTTATTGACAACATCCGTTTGGAGGATAATCCAAAGTTTGATGTCCCTGAAGGAGGTGTTCTGACAGGACGCTTTGCTGATATTTTCAAGAAGTACAAGCAGATGCATCAGGAAGAACAGCCCAAGTAACCAAGATCCAGTATTCTATGAACAAAACCACAGGACTAATTCTTCAGTGGATTGACACTAAAGCCACTGAAGAGGAATTAAGAGCTTTAAAGAAAGCCATTGATGATAAGCTGCCACAGGAAGTTAAAGGTCAGTGGCAGGTTGTAGATAACATTCATCCTAATACAGTGAATAACCATAGCCTGGTTGATGCTTTGAATGCCAAATCAGTAAGTAATTTAAGACAACAATTAGTATTAGCACAAGAGCTGGCTATTAACAAAGGCAACCTGAGAGATGCCGGAAAGAAGGCATTGCAGGACTGGAGTCGAAAAGCTATGGATATGCAAAAACAGGGAGAGTTTCTTCATCAATATATAGAGCAAAAGATGGGTCAGGGGCTTAATAATGGCACCATACTACCAAATGATACCTTATGACGCCGGGAGAGAAAGCATTAACCCATGCCTACGCCCATGCAGAACTACTGATGGAAAATCTTGAAGTAGCTATTCATGAGCTGAAGGTAGCCAAAGAACCCTATAAACAACTGGAGGATAAACTTGTCAAGTTCCGCTCCGTTTCCAGAGCCGTATTCAAAGGCATCAACAAAAACCTGGAAGCCAACGGAGAACTGAAGCAAATAAAAGCAGACCTGGAAAAGCTCTTTGATGAGACCTGGTCCTGATCCTACACCATACCAACTGAAGGGGTACTTGTTATAAACAGGTGCCCCTTTTTTATTAACAAGATATTGTAGAATAACCCTTAACTCTCTACATTTGTAGAGCTTACTTCTCTAATTAATGACTACTGACTTTAAAGAAGAAAACCTGTGTGTGAAGGTCTATGACGTGGATAGTAAACAGGTCATAGCCACCTATGATAATTACAAAAGAGCTGGCTTCGGACTGGGCATTCCCCAGCAGACCATAGCCAGAAGATGTAAAAGCAAAGAACGGATCCACTCTCCCAAGTTGGGAAAAGAGATAGCCGTCAGACTAACAAGAAAAGAGGCCGTTGCAGCATGAGTGAAAAACACATTCCTGAGTTCTTCCTGAGTGAAGAGCTCATTGCTTACCTGAAAAGGACTATGGAGATCAGGGTCACTGTGGCTCCTTTTGATCCTGTAAGTGATCCATTAGGTGTAATAGCGGCTTCTCCCGGTGACCATATTGTCAATTCATCAATTGTAATTGATGGGCACCATATCACTGGTAGTACTACCGTGATGAAGGCAGAACAACCACGATTCATTGCAAAGCTGGAGACAGAACTAAAGGATGCCAAAAATGATATAGGCAACCTGATCCATCACTTACTTGCCCAGCAAAAAAGAATTGAGGCTTTAGAAAAGCACTTACAGCAGTATACCACTGCTACATAAAAATATTGTCCAAGTGTGGGTATAAGAGGAAGACTATGTCCCGGCCACGAACACATCGGGAATGACGGACCTCCAGGCTCACTGTACGTAACCCAAACAGCCTGTCACTTTCAGGTGACTGTTCTTACGGCAGTAAAGCTCAAATGGTCTCTTATAGGAAAGCATTTTGCCCTATGGAGGTTCAAGTGTTCATTTTTTTAATTATGACTATGGAAAAGGATTTCTGGATTGAGTGTCCTGTGTGCAGAGCACAGTACAAGAACTGGGTAGGATCCACACCCTGCTGTGGTGCCCTTGCCTATATCGTGAATGAACAGGGAGATCCAACTTCATGGGTTTCTATTTATGCCTCCCTTAATGGAGGACCTGTTCAGGAAGCCCGCATGATTGTACCTCGTGAAAAGGAGATAACAGATGGAGAATAAATACTACGTACCCGAACTGAAAGACTTCTACCCTGGATTTGAGTATGAGCAGTATGCTCCAGGAACAGGGGATGACTGGAAGAAGGAAACCTTTGGTCTGTGGAGTGAGGAAGCCCGATTCATCCGTGCCGTATATGAGAAGGGTTTTCAGAGCGGATGGATCCGTGTTCCTTATTTAACCCAGGAACAGGTAGAGGCTGAAGGTTGGAAAAGAGCCTGGTATGAACATGGAAATACCTCCTATGAAAAAGGAGAGTTGATACTCACCACATTTGATGATAGCAGGCGTATCAAAATCAATTATACTACCGATTACCAGCTTTATGATGGTAATTGTACAAGTATTAATGAACTCAGAACAATAATGAGATGGCTGAAACTAAACTAAAGAAAGCTTTATACCTGGATGACCAGCGTACCCCAACCACTATCCTTCCCGGATATGAGCCCTGGGTTATTGTAAGAAACTTTGAAGAGTTCCAGAACTATATACTTGGCAATGGTGTTCCAGACATGATCTCTTTTGATCATGACCTTGGAGAAGAACATTATCATGACTATGCCAACCAGGTAAGTAAGATGGGATGGCAGGCCCCGGACTATGATCATTATAAAACCAAAACCGGGTATGATTGTGCTAAATGGCTCTGTGACTACATTGAAGCCAATCCTGCTTTGGATTGGAAACTAAGATACTGCCAGGTGCATTCACACAACCCTGTTGGGGCCACCAACATCCAGGGTCTTATCAACGCTTTTAAAAAATACAAGGAATGGGACCAGGACTGTTTCCTGGGCAAGGTGGCATTTACAATAGAAAATCAATAACCGTATGATATTTACCCTTTCATTTTTACCAATTGACAGTACCCTTCTGGGACTGTATTATCAATCCATAAACAGAGAAGAGCATCCCGGAAAGCTCCACCGGTTCAGCATCGGACTGTTCCTGTTTATGTTCAGCATTCAATGGGTTACCGGAAACAAAGAAGGGGGAAATTAATCCCCCTTTTTTATTAGTTCAGTTTGACATCCCAGGTCTTCCTGAAGTCATCATCATAGGCTGCCATAATCTGCAGTGCCTGACGGGATACAGGAAACATCCTGAAGAAGTATTTGCTTGGATGGGCTTTCTTCTCCATACTTTCATTACCGGTAGCTGCCCCAGTAAGCTGCTTACCCATGTTGGTAGTAAACCTGGTAAAATCTTCTGCAAGCCCAATTATCGGTAACGGATTCTTAACAAGTGAAGTAAACTCAGTTGGGTTGTAGTAAAAAGAGAACTCGTTGTAATATTTCCCAAGAGCCCTTCTCATGTATAACTTAGCTCCCTTGAGCTTATCATCATTACCTGGACCTCCAATAGATCCGCCAGCAAGCATCACACCGGCAGTGAAGGCAAGTAGTACGAGCAGTTCTGCCATCTGTGAACGTATATTAGCCTGGTAAAGATCAATGAACTCTCCTTCAGAGATATTGAATTCCTCCCCTCTCTCCAGTGCTTTCCTTCTCATATCCCCATAAGTCTCACGGGCTGTTTTGATCATGTCGTCACCAAAGCCGGTAACAATGGATTTAACCAGATTGGGGAAGTGGTGGGAAAGTACTTCAGAGAAGAACATCCTGGTCTTACCATAAGTGAAGGTTCCAAGGCTATGGTCATACTTCAATCCTGCAAAACGCTCCTCCATCATATCCGGGATCCAGTTGCGGAACTGCATAAGGGCCATACCAAGCATGGTAGTACGGATCTGGTTGATGTCATCATGACCTACGTTACCCAGCATTTTCTTATAAACACCCTTTACTTTGTTACGGAACTCACTAAGGGTCTTGTCCTCATCTTCCAATCCAGGAACAGAAAACTTGCCATTCTTATCCAGCACACCGACCTTCAGGAGGCTTTTGGTGTCCTTCAGTTCTGTGACTTCTTTTTCAATCTTGTCCATCAGGGTTTTACGCTCTGCCTTGGATAGCTTATAATACGTATCATTGTAATTATACTTATCCTTAACAAACTGGTTAATATCAACAATCTTACCCTCTACGATCATATGCCTGTTCAGCATGGCTATGGCCACCGGATTCTGCACCATGGCATCAGCTTTACGCTGGATCATAAACATTGTATCCTTACTCAATACCTGACCTGCTTTAGACATAGACAGGTGATCTATAAGATGCTGTTTGTTTCCCTCCAGGTGTGGGTTAAGCCAATCTATAGCTGCCTGAGCTTTCTTATCCGATACAGCCTGTTTCATTCCCTGTGCCCATTCTGTCTTGGTAAAGAACTTACCTTTTTGAGCCATAAAGAATGCGTTACCCGTACCACCTACGAACTGTGAAGTTCCAGACACAGGATTCAGTCCCAGGTTGACATTCGTCCAGAGATTCTTGGTCCAGTTAAATAACTTCAGGGCAGAATATTCTTTACCGGCTACCTTCAGCTTCATATCACTTCCCTTACCATTAATCTTGTCATAGAGGTAATAGTGGACTATATCCTCCAGGATCTTGGCATTATGGTCATTGTTGTTGATTGCCTTGGGTTGCCCGTTCTCCAGTACGACATTCCCAAAACGGTCTTTTACAAGACTCTGTTTGTGGCGTTCTGTCTCCAGGAGGATCAGAGCGTCATCTTCAATACTCTGCATGGCCTCATAGTTGGCCATATGAGCAGCCCAGATAGCATATACTTTGAACAGGTCCTTACTCTTCTGTGAGTAATCCATGGTACCATCCTCTTTCTCTACTCCCATATCCCTGGTGTAATAAACCGGGATACGGTTGATTACGGATCCATCTGTGGGATCCACCTCAGGAGAATACTGGGTTCCTGAATCCACTTCAAGGTCTGCAAAGGATCTCTTAAGATTAAATAGATCACTGTAGTTTCCAAATACCAGTTGATCCACCTTGGTCTTTCCCATGGAAGGAAAAAATCCTGGAGAGAACTTGTCCAGCATTCCCAGGTCCTCAGCCTTACGGTTTAAAGACTGAAAATAATCATAGGCATCCTTTACTACTTTATTCTCCGGTTTATTCAGTTCCTGCCACTTATCTGTCTTCCAGGAATCCTTGGGTTTCAGAAAATGATTGGACGGGTTGAACAGGGCTACTTCATTGATCTTTCCACCCTGCTGAACATTATGATAGATCCGCCACTCATCCAGTTTTTTCTGGATAGCCTCTTCATTCTTTTTGGCATCCAGTTCATACTGCATGGCATGGAACCGCTCTTCCATGTCCTTTTCCACTTCCTTATAACGCACATCATCAAAGACCAGGTTATCCAACATCCACCGGAGGTTATTCTTCTTGATAGCCTCATCACGGAGCTTATAAAAATCTGACTTATACTTTGCAAGGAAGTTACCGTTCCACTTACCATCTTTTTCTCCCAGCATCATGTCCCAGGCTTGCTCTTCAGAGATCCCCTTTTTAACAGCAAACTCTTTCATGGCAGCTTTATGGTGATCCAGCTCGTGGGCAGCTTTGGTAAACCTTACATCACGTTTGTGCTGTGCATACTGTAATATCTTACTAAACGTCTCAAAGGACTTACGGGAGATTTTACTTAATGCAGCAAACATGCCGTTGAGTGGGCCAATGGGTGCCTCTGCCTTTAGCAGATTATCCACACCATTTTCCTGTCCCAGACGCTGTGCCTCCTGGTCCCGGTATTTAGCTATATCAGAGATCAGCTTACCGGTGCGGGCGGTCATGGAGAGGAACTTGTTTTTCATATCCTCATAAGCCTGCATAGCTCCGGCATCCTCTTTATTCTCTTTGGCAGCTTCATGCAGATCCTGCATCATGTCATAGAGAAAGATCCCGGAGTCATTGAATACCTGGAGGATCTTTTCTGCCTCCATGATGTCCTTGCCGGTCAACGTATGGGAGTTGATCTTCTCACTGTATTTGTTGAACTGCAACAGGCCCAGCTCGATCAGCTTGTTCATCTTCCCACGGAGTTGCAGGTCACGGATTGCCTTGTTTAACTTACCCAGCTCATCCCTTTTTTTATAGAGCTCATCTTTTCCGTACCGGGTAGCAGCAATCTTATCATAGATAGCATGAAGCTTCTTAAGCATCTCGTCCACCTCTTCATCACCGGTACCTTCTGACTTAAGGGTGACTGGTAAAAGATAGTCTTTTCCATCTGGAATCTGTGATGGATCCACTGTGCCTATCTCAATCTGCTTTAATTTGGATATTCCCTTCTGGTCATAGACGAACTCAGTCCTGATCGGGATAGCACGGATCTTACCAAACTTCTCAAAACCATACTGCAGCTGCAGGATCTTGCGGTAGTTTTCCAGCTGTATCCTGTACATCTCTGACTTATAGGCTTTCAGGTCATCCTGGCCCTTACCGATCTCCTGGCTTTTCCAGTCCAGCATATCCACAGTACCATCAGGCTGTATGGCCAGGAAGTCAATACTGCCCGCCACCTTGGTCTTTTTATCATAGACCTTGGTCTCTGCCTTAAAGATCGTACCTGGGGGATAGTTCTTCACCAGCTCCCGGAAGTAGCGGTTTAGTTTGTTATAGGTATCCTCATCTGTCAGCATGGCATGGGGGCCCTGGGTATCTTTCAACACACCATTTTCATCAGTCCAGGAACGCACGATGTTCTGCATCTCCTCGTGGATGATGTCTCCGTATTCAGCTTTGGCCAGGTCTATCAGCTTCTGCTTTTCACTTCTGCGGTCACTGGGGAACTTCTTCTTTAACCAAGGGTCTACATATACACCGGTCACAGATCCTCTGGCCTGCTCTCCATCATAGGTATAGATGTGTCTTTTCTGTCCGGATACCGGATCCACGGAGTTATCTAATTTGATTTTTTCCTGGTCCTGGTTTAGTTTATCAAGACTCTCATCTAACTGATAGAACTCACCGGCCTGCTTCAATCCAGAGTTAATATCCAGATCTTCTGTGTCCTGATTACGAATCTTACGGGCTACCTCTGCAAAGGGGTTATCTGACACTTGAGCCTTAGAGAATAGATTCCTTAAAAAGTCCAATAGCTTGTTCCACCAGTTCATTGCCTGGGTAAGCTTTGCCTCGGTCTCCTCTCCGTATTCTTGTTTAATAATATGCTCAGCTATTAATTTACCAATAGCTTCTTTTTTGACCTTGGTAAAGTTAATAGTACCATCCTCATTACGATAGGACTTGTTGTTCTTATACTGATTCACCACTTCCGGGTAAAGACTATATCCGGTAATCTTACCCATCATTTCTTTTAAGAGTGGATGATTTTCACCCAGCATCTCTACAAAAAAGTGAGCAGCTTCCTCCGGGAGAGTAGTGATGTCTGCCCGGTCCTGGACTACTTCAACGATCTTGTTGAGCATGTCTGCCTTAGCTATGGCATTGATCTTCTTTCCGTCTTTATCACGGATGTCCCTTACAGCATGGACGGATACACCAATCTTCTCCAGGAAGCTTTCAACCTGACGATTAATTTCTTCATTGGAGGGTAACTGGGATTGAGGTTCCTGCTGGTGATAGATGTTGTTATCTGCTTTAGAATAATTACCATTATTACTTACAGACTTTATCTGATTAGATTTAAAGACTATGTATTCATCATTATAGCCTATTTCATTTTCTGTTAGCTCATTTAGATCAAAACCATCAGGATATAAGAATTTACGGATAATTCCATCATGGTTTCTTGTCCTCTCATTTATTTGATCTTGTGAAAGTTCTAATCCTCCTTTACCAAAAATTTCATTAGTATGCAGAGGACTCTTTATATTTAAGAATACTGGATATATTTTAGAAACCTGAAACATTTCTGAGTACTCATCAGCAGTCATTCTGTTAGGAGTAAAGTAAATACCTTTACCATATTTCCCTAAGCCGTTAGTTCCTTCTTTGAATACTTCTATATCATTTGCTCCAGCATGATAAACTACCAATGGTTCTCCATTCTTATCAACCACTTTGCTGGCGTTACCAAGGTCTTTCTCCCAGTCACCGAACCAGTCCTTAAAAGACTGTGTATATACCTGGGCCCAGATCTTGAGAGCTTCTTCCTTATCCGGGATCTCCCGGTTAATAGACTTATATAATTCTGATTCTTCTCCGTTAGGAGCAGTGACCCTGGATATTTCACCAGAGTCATTACGAAATACTTGACATGACATGTGTTAGGGTACGGGTCTTAGGGTTTATTCTGATTTACATCCGCCATCCAGTTTATCCAGTGCAGTCCGCACTTCACTTCCGGCAGGGATTATAGTGTCTTGTGGTGTTGTACTATTATACGAATTCTCGTTGGTATTTACCTCTTCCGGTCCATAACTTTTTTGTTCTGCAAAGGCTACTCCGGAGGTGTTGGCTTCCGGGGTAGTAGAACCAGGAGTGGTTCCCTTACCGTTCTTTGGCAGGATAGAATCCTCATCAGCTGAAGGGATCTCCAAAAAGCGGGTACCATCTCCCAGCATCGGAATACTTTCATAGAGCCACTTGCCATTATCCAGCAAACGCTTCCGCTCAAACAGCATTGGTATAAAGACCTCATCACCTCTTTTCTGACGAAGGAGTTCATCAATCTGGTTACGTTGAAGCCCTGGGCGGAAGGTGTATTTTAACAGGTACATGTTGGAAGTAACAGACATCTTTTCAGAGATCAGTATCCGTCCCTGTTTCACCTTTACATTATCTGGAACTTTCTGCACGATAGCTCCATTCCTCCAGTTGTTCTGGTGGAATTTCCTCCATACATCATAAGGATCCAGCTCTTTACCAATGGCATCAAAATGATCCAGGATATTATTCACCAGGTCTGAATAGATAGAGGTAGAGAGTACCTTACGATAGTCTGTTCTTCCGCTCTGGAAACCATTCTGCATGATGGAGAACTTAGCCAGGTTGTTCGCAAAGCTTTCCAGTTCATCATCAGCTGTCTCCTGGGCATAGTTCCTCAGGTTGTCCAGCTCCTCAATCATCTGGTTTACCTGGTAGGTATCCAGCTTGTTGCGGAACAGGGCAATGTTATCTGTCAGGTTGGTATCCCTGTTCATCATAGGGAGCAGCTCCTGGATGATCCTGTTATTACGGATGATAGTATCAGAAGAGTTCTTGTAACGCTGCAGAAGTTTGGCCATGGAATCATCCCCCTGGAAGAACTGCTTATAAAGCTTATTCAGGGTGACTACCTTGTTCTCTTCCACAAAAGGTGTTGTGTGTAGCAAGTAGGCCAGTACGAAGTTCTGATAGCGGTTTAATAACTCCCCTTTGTCATCTCCGGATGCCAGGTAATCCGGATCGTTGATCTTATCTTCAAGAGGCTTGAATACTTTCTGAACTCTTTCAGACATGGTCACAAAGAACTGCTTGTACATATTGAATACATCTTCCTTGTGCTTCTTCATTTCCCCTATAAAGGTCTTTTCCAGGATAGCATTCGGGTTGGCCACAAAGCCTTCCTTTAAGCTTCTCTGCCAGTTAGCTACCTGCAGCTGGTTCTCCTGGATGGACTTGGTACGGGAGTTATCATAGCCTATGGCTTTGATATAATTGCCCAGCAACTGAGCCTGTGCGTTATGCTCCAGGTAGGAAAACATCACGGCAATCTGCAGCTTGGGATCCGCATGATCCTTTCCGCCCTTGATACCTTTTTCCATTTCAGATAAAGAGAACTGCTCTATCTCTGTAGCAATAGTCCTCATCTGTGCGATATATCCCTTTTTCTTGAAACGGATCTGGTCACGCTCTGCTTTGGTCTTTGGATCCTGGTTTACGATTTCCTCCATCAGGTCCACCCCGGTAAGCTTTTCAAAATAAGGGGCTACCGTTTTTAAGAAGAGCTCTTCCCTGGTCAGCTTGTTACCATTGATCTTCTTAAAGCTGGAGTTGTTCTGTGCCATGTTATCAAAATAACTGTCCAGTACCGGCTGATTAAAGAAGTAAGCAGTATCTTCCTGAGGTACTCCCAGGTGATCCAGGAGGAACCAGGTGGCTGCTGTATCCATGTTCAGGTTCAAGTCAAACACAAAAGGGTCCTTGGCACCATCCACGAAACCGGTTAGCTTCTGGGACATGTTCTCTGAGATCAGCTTCCCTTCAGCATCCAGCTTATGACCTACGCTGAACTGTCCGGATTCATCAGGAGCATTATGACGGAGCTTGATGGTAACGGCCTTGTTTTCTTCCCCATCATTCATGAGGTAGTAAATACCATCTGTCTTGAAGTGATCCATTAAACGGGTACCTGCTACCTGTGCCATGGAGTGGAATGTGGATTGTAAGGCCGCAATACCTACCATTCGTTTGGCAGTAAGGTAACGCTCCCGGATCTGTGACGCTCCAACGAAGCTTCTCAGGAACGTAGGGGATTTTTCATTCTGCTCGGATTTTGTACCTGCCTGTACTTTCAGCTTGCTGATCTTGGTAGCCAATCCTTTGATGTCATCCACACCGTTTGGTGTTACCAGCTGTTCATAGTTGGCAGGATGAAGTACCAGCTCATGCATCAGATCCATGAAACGGTTCTGGAGTGCCTTGCTGTTATTTTGTTTTTCTATAGGCAGGTGAGAGAACTCTTCCAGAGAAGGCAGACCGGTTGCTTCTGCAATCACTGATGCAGCACTTATCCGGAAGTTTTCATTAAGGAGATCCTTTTTGAACTTGGCATCAGCATACATACGCTCTACCTTGGCCATTGCTTCTTCAGAGACTCCAATGGCATCAGCTGTTTTACGGTAGTTATCCATTAACTGGTCAAACAAGCTATTTACTTCTTGTGGCGTAACTACTACAACCTGCTTGGTTGTATTTCCTTTCTTATCCGTATGACTCTCCTCCAGCTGAACACCCATTCCATCTGCAAAGGCATCTTTCCATTGCTTGGTATACTGCAGATAAGTAGCAATTTTATCCAGACCTTCAATCCCACGGCTGTTAAGATCCCGCTCAGTTTCATAATACTGCTGACGGATAGCCAACGGCAGATCAGAGAATATCTCATAGCCCTCCTGGTATACGTTATCTATTTCAGCCCTCTCCGCGTCTACTTCCTGCTGGGCACCCTTGGCTTTATCAAAGGCAGCCTGGATCCTTTCCTGCTTGGTCAGATATTCCTCTGAATACTTGAACGAAGAGATGATGTTACGGTAATCACGGGTAGAATCTTTTACATAATTCAAGTAACGCTCCTGTACCGTTGAGTTTTCATTGGTCAGGAACGGAACGGCTTCTACTTTCCCGGATCTGGAATTGTACCTGTAGTTAGGCAGATACAGGTTCATTTTGTCAATATCAAAGTCGGATCCTGACTTACCTACCAGCTCTGAAGGCACCACGATCATATCCCCGTTTGTTGCCGGAGTAAATCCTTTGATACGGAGACTCTCAATGGAGTTCATACCTTGGGTAGGAATACGGAAGCCCAGTGAGCGAAGCAGGGCATCGTCTACCTTGCTGTCTCCTGAAAGCTTGTAAATACCATTCTCCAGCTTCAGACCAAGGTCTTCAGGATTTACATCCTTATATGGCCAGGCAATGTATACTTCCATGGAAGTAAGCTTGCCGTCCTTATTGGTGTAGAACTTAAGGTCTGATGACTGCATCCGGATACTATCACGTTCTTCTTTGGTAAGGCTGCCCAGATCCGCTTTATTCAGCTGGGTATACTTACCATCTTTCAGATACAGGAAGTCCCTTGGACTTGACTCATAGAGGGTGGAGGCAACCTGTACGGAAGCCTTACCATTCATCTTTTCAGAGATGACCCTGGAGTCTATAATAGAATTCAGGATGTTATCAATCTTCTCCCGGTTGATCAGGGTATCAAACTTGTATTTCAAAGAGTGACTACCATCTTCCTCCAGGATAGAGGAGATGCCATCAATCATGTTATCCGGCAGATCCCTGCTCTCGGCTTCCTTACGAAGGAGCCCTACCAGGGAATTCAGATCCTCTGTTTCATAGTTTCCGTGCTCATCTACTTTAAGTCCAAGCTCCTTGAGCAGCTTTTTCTTGCCCAGATCCATCATGGCTTCCAGGGTCTTGTTGTAGTCTGTGACCACCTGTGCAACCTTCTCATCCAGGGCATTACCGTTCTCAAAGAAGTTAACCATGATCAACTTGGTTACCTGGGTACCACGTACCACCTCATTCTTCGGTTTGGCAGAGGTTTCCACCTGGATACCATAGAACCTGGAATAAAGCTGTTGCTTGGCAAGGTCTGAAGGAAGATCATAACCGTCCTCTTTTTCCACTATATTGATCTCACCAAGATCATTATACAGGGGAGTGAATTCTCCATCAGGCCCCAGCACGTTACCTACTTTTTCACCAGACTCAAACCCAATCAGGTCCATCTGGTTTTTGCGGGCTGCAAGGAAGAGCTTCTCAAATTGTGTACCTTCTACGTGACGGAAGAACTTAGGCTGTACGGAGTGTTTCAAGAACACAGGGTGCAGGGAATTCTCATCAACAGCAAAACCAAAATACTGTGGCTTCAGTACCTGGAAGACATATCCAGGATCTCCTTTGTCCACGATCTGCTGGGCAGCCTCCAGTTCTTTCTGCTCGTACTTCCCAGGATTTAGTTTGCTCAGGGCAAGTTTCTCATAAGCAGTCTCGTAGTCAAACTGGGCCATTTGTTCCTTGGTCAGCTTGCCTGTTAAAAACAGCATATCCCTTACCATGTCTGGCATACCCCAGGCCATGGCATCAGCCTCATTGAGTTCCTGGTAAACCTGGTTTTCCCCAATAGCATCCGCAATCTCCTGGTAAAAGGCACTCACTACGTTCTGATCTTTAAACGAGATAATGCTTATAGTTGGATGAGCTTCCTCTGAGCGGCTCTTGCCGTCCAGTCGTGGCATATTAGCATCCATCCATTTCAGCACCGATGGATCGTCCACCATTTGTTCCTTAGTAGATGTAGCACCATTGGCACGCTTTGCAAGGTCTTTATAGTAAGCCGGGTGACCATAGATCAACTTATGCTGTTCTGCAGTAAGCAGCTCTTTGTTAGTCACCAGGATACCAGCCAGTGTACGGAGATTGTTCTCTGTAAAAGCCTGGCGGTCATTATAAGTCTCTGAGGTCTTTAGTATATCCGCAAGAAGGTTATTGTCAATGGCATCCGTTGTATATACAGTTCCCTGCTTGGTAAACAGATCCAGTTTTTTCAGGAAGCTTACGGTTTTATCTGTCTCAGCCAGGATGTACTTGTTGATAGCATCGGCAATGGCAGCTCTGTTCTTTTCTATAAAACGCTCATGACCTTTAGGGCCTGGATATTTATTGCTGTCCAGTACTTCCTTCTGGAACTGTGATACAAGTTTATCACCAAGAATATCTTTGAAGTGTCCCAGTGAACGTACCTGTTTTGCATAATACTGCACGCTGCTTGGCTTGTACTTGTTCACCACGGCAGCATTCATCTCATCAGAAAGATGGGCTATGTATTTATCGGTAACTTTGGAATTGTTAAAATGCAGCAGGCCGTCAATATCCTCTTTGCTTACCAGTAACTGCTTGCCTGGGATGCCTATTCCAAACTCTGTGGATTTATCAGAGTTGATTACAGAGAATACTGTGTTATTTAAAAGATAGTGGATCTCATTGGCCACACGGTCCGGAAACTGCAGTTTAGCAGTGCTGGTTCCCTGTAGCAGGGTAGTCATACCAGATATTACCTGGTAGGCCATTTTGGAGTCATTACCCTTTTTACGGTTGCCCTTGGTATTAAACAGCAGTCCGCCTTTTTTCAAAAGCTCACTGTTTTGCTGGTAAGCATAGAACTGGGCTTCTCCCTTATCATCAATATATCCCAGCCACGGAGCTGATTGTACCAGTTCTTTTTGAGAACGTACTGTATTGAGGATGTTGATCGTATTGGAAAGCAGGCTTGGAATGCTTACGCTGTACTGCTGCTCACCGTCCGCGTTTCTATAGGACAGCTCCCCATCTTCTGCAGAAAAGGTAGCTTCCAGATCCAGGAGGTCGTTGATACGGCCACTTACCACGTTGTTACCATAAAGGTCAGTCACGTTGTTGATGGCACCCTCATTCATCTGGGTAAGGATATGCAGCAGGGTACCGTTTAACAATACACTGTTCTCATTAAGCTGTTGTGTGGTTCCGGAGAACTCAATGCCCATCTTTTTATAAGCAGCCAATGCTTTCTCCAGGTCAAGTGCCTGCTTGTTAGCAAGGATACCCATCAGGTCATGGTAGTCCTGGCTGTTCCTGTTTAACTCCATCATGCCGGAAGGATTGACTTTTACCAGGCCCTCCGCGTTTTTCATAATGGCAGTTTTAAGGTTGTTACTCCAGGATTCCCTTACTCTCTTGATATTGGTATCACCAATAGGATTCATGCTGTAGATGTAGCCATTTTCCCCTACAATCAGGTTCTGAGGAGTGGTCTTGGCATTGGTAAATGACTTTACAAAAGCCACCTGCAGCATAATGTCATCCTGTGACAGGGATTCCACGGGTACTTTCTCCCCATTCACATCCTCATACCTCAAACGAACCTTTACGGATCTGATCCAGCCATACCCATCCCGGTAGTTGCCACTTGGATAACGGTATTTGCTATCCAGCTTTTCAAACATCTGGGCAATCATCGGATGCTGACTGCCATCTTCACCATGCACGGTAACCAGGTTACTGAGCTCATTTAAGAGGATATTATGCACCCGGCTGTAATCTTCCAGACGTGGCTGATTCATCTGCAGGTTATACTGCAGCTTCACATTACCCTTACGGTTTGTGGTCATCGGAAGAGAGGCCAGTAAAAGCTTTACATTCACGGCACTCATCTTCTTGGGATCCACAGAGATGCTATCCCGGATACCGAGGGCATTATCTGTTTTCTCCTCTTTAACTAAGAGGTCATCATGCTCATTAAAATCCAGACCAAAACGGCTGATGGATTTTTTAAACTGGCTATACAGATCCTGCTTGTTATTCTGAAGCTCCTCTACCACCCGTTTTCCAATGATAGCTGCATTCTTCACAACAGCATCATGGGCCTCATTAAAGAGCTTACTCAGTAATTCGTTGGACAGCTTTGGATCATGACGGTTCAGGAGGCTATCCATGTTCTTGCCGTCATTATATAATCCACGGAAGAAATAGTAGCCAAGACCTTCAATGGCCTGTGCTGTTTCTTCCTGGGTCAGGCCGCCTACAGCTTTATACACAGGGAACTGCTCACTTTGTTCCCGGATAGAAGGATGATCTTTGAAGCCTCCAGTACGGATCTTTTCAAATACGTCATGAATGCTGGCATGGAATTCTTTCTTCACATCAGGATCCATACCAAGCAGACGCTTGATAAAATCCCACAGCTTCTGGAAGAATCCTTTTGCCTTTGGAGCATTCTCAGGAAACTCACCACGGAGGATATAGTGACGGAATTCTTCAGCCATTACCTCACGTGCATCATATAAAGAAGCCTGGCTGTAAGGTTTGGTCTCCCTGGAGAACGGGTTTTCAAATTCACCTTTGCGGGAACGGAACTCGTTGATCAGTGCTTCCCTTTCTTCCGGCTGGAGATAAGAAGCCCATACTGCTTCAAAAGCCTCGTGGTAACCTGTACCAATCTCTGCTTTGTTGTAGATATAGACAGCCCCTTTCATGAACGCTCCATAGGCTTTACCATGGATCAGATCACCGACCTTTTTCACAGGGATCTGTGGAAGGTTCTCTTTCATGAACTCAGAGAGTTTTCTGAAGTCTTCCAGCCCGTCAAACTGCTCACGGGAAATCACTTCCCGGAAAACAGGGCCTTCCTCTTCGTTGCTGATCTGTTGCATCAGTGCCATCTTAAGGGCAATCTGTGCAGCTTTCAGTTTACCATCAGGGATAACTACTTCTGCTTTCAGTGGTTTCTCTTCACCTGTGTCCTCATCATAGACATGGAGGGTAGTGGAGAGTTTACCATTTTTCATCTGGGCAGCTGCCATAGCATCTTCTATGGTATAGTATTTCAGCTCACCATTAGGAGCAACCTTAGGAGCACTCATCTCCTGGATCTTCTTCTGCTGGGTATTCACTGCCTGTGGTGCAGCAGCCTGAACTACTGGTGCCGGAACAGCTGATGCAACAGGAATAGACTTCTCTACAGGTACATTAGATATATCCATGTAAGTATCCTGCAGGGCCTTCTTCTGCATGTTAACCTTGGTCTCGTCCGTACCGTTTTTGATCTCACGCAAAGCGTCTGTGATAAAAGGTACGTGCTGCTCCAGGGTCTGGGCAACAGCTGGATTATCACTATTGGTCAGATCACGGCCATCCTTTGTCAGGATTTTATTCACCTTGAATTCATTACCATCAAACTGACCAATCAGTTTGGTTCCGGTGGGGTTGAGGGCAAAAGCCACATCAGAATTCGTTGGGATACCTTGTAGGTTCCCTTTATAGCTGATCTGCTGGGTATGTACAGGAGCTGGAAGTGAAGTGGAAGCAGGCTGCTGCTGAACAGCTGCAGGTGTAGCTACCGGAGCTGGTGTTGCCGGAGGATTCTGCAGATCCGCTTCTCTTTTCTGAGGTTGTGAATAAGGGGACTCCGCACGCTCAAACTGAACATGAGGATCCACCCAGTTCAGATAGGCACTGGTTCTCTGTGGGGTAGCTGAGTCAGCCCTTGGAAGAGAGGTGTAAACCGGAGGAAGTTCCCCGTTCTCTCTTTTAGCCAACAGGTATTCCTGGTAGGTATCAAACTGTCTTCCTGGAATAACTCTTCCATCTTTGAATGCTATGTCACGGAATCCTTCATTTTTCTGAAGGGTACGGTTGTTTACATTATGGAACACATCCTTAAGCAGCTCTTCCTGGTTTTTACGGATGTTCTCCTCATCAAAAGGAATAGAGAAGTTGTCCCCACGTTTAAGACCGTTGTCAATACGGAACAGGGATCCAGGTTTTCTACGCTGTGAATTGCCTCCGTTCTTCCATCCGCCCCATGGCAGGACATTCTTCAGATAACTAAAGATCAGATCATACTCTGCTTCTTCTGCAGCGGTAAGCCTCAGGGCAGGGTCTTTGTGATCCTTCCTTCCGAATAACTGGCTCAGACGAACAAGGGCCTCTACTACTTTTTTCTTCTCATCAATATTAAGGGCACGGTTAAACACGCGGGAGATCTTATCCCCCCAGCGTTTGTTTCCACTACCATCATGTGTATATTCCTGGGTTACTACACGGCCTGCCAGCACACCAGGTGCCTGGGATCCGTTAGATAACTGCCCGTCACCTGTTGCAACCACTAAGGCTATATTAGCTTCAGGATTATGGGCTGAACGAAGATCATCCCATGCAGGATCATCTTCTATTACCCGGCCCTCTGCCTCTGCTTTAGCCAGTGTTCCTTCATGGGTTCTTTCTACCCGGTCAATGCCAGGAGAGGTGCTTACAGCTTTTAAATAAACAGGTCCTTCTTTTGAACGTTCAACAAGATTCTTCTGGTAAGCCTTATGCTCATCAATCTTTTGTTGGATCTGGGCATCTGTAGTATCCGGATGTACGGTGTAATCTTTACGGACACGCTCTACTGTCCAGCTGTTAATGTCAGCCATGGAGCGGTACACGATATTGTCCTTGGATGGATTCTCCAGTACTTTACCGTCCTTACCGATATAGCTAACATTGCCTTTTTCATCCTTTTTCACCACTACCAGCTTGATGTCATTTGGATTATGCTCTGTCTGACGGATACCAAATTCATCATTGTGTTCGGTAACGGCCATAAGCTCATAACCCTGGTTCATCACATTTTGACGGCCAGTGAAATCAAAGAAACGGTCAGAGCCATCAGCAGTGTTTACTTCTGTATCTGCCTGGTCAATATAGTGCCTGCCAAAGGTCTTGTTAAAACCTACTTCCTCAAACCTTGGCTTCTTGTCTTTATAGGTCTGACTCTCCGGATCTGATTCAATCTCTACATCCGATACCAGACCCTCCTGGTGTTCAGGGGTTCCTTTTACAGGAAGAACAGGTTTGGCTTTATGCTTATCAGCAGTGAGTACATCCTGTACCTGATTCAGGAAATCAATCCTATCAGCCAGAGAGGAGAGTTCGGCTTTCTGCTGCTGGGCAGTTTTCAGACGCTCCATCTTTTGCTGCTGCTCGTCCATTTGTTTTCCAAGAGTATCCAGCTCACGCAGGCTATCCCTCATGGATGATAGCAAAAAGATGATGTCATTGGCATGGGTACTCTGGTTCTTCAGGAACTGATTCATCATTTTCTGATACCGTTCCTTAGAAGCATCATCAGGGGCTTCCTCTATCTTCTTACGCAGGTAATCCCGCATAGTCTTACGGTGGACACCACCTTCCGGCATATCCATAAAGTCCAGGAAGTCATTGATGTCAGTGATCCCCCGCAGGATATTCTTAAGGTCTTTTACATAACCCTCCAAAGAGTTGATCTTGTGATCCAGGTTGTTGATCTCATTTTGTGTGTCTTCTACCATCTGGTCTACCTGCTCCTTGTTGAAACGGGCCGTCATCTGGTTTTCACTTAACTGATCATGCTGATCCTGTGCATTGGAAGAGAGCTTATCCCCACCGTTACGGTCAAACGGAGCACCTGTATCCATCAGTTCCAGCGCAGCCATCTCATAGAGATCCTGGGCAGACTTAAGGGCCTTGATCGTATTATCCAGGTTTTCTCTTTCCTGCTTTACTTTGTCTATATGATCCTGAGCTTCTGTGATGGATTTAACAAGACGGTCACGGTTTTCTTCCAGTGATTTCCTAAGATTACTCTTACGGCCTTTCTTGCCTTCATATTTCTCCAGCTCTTCTTTTACCAGCTCCAGCTCTGTACGGTCATCCATTAACTGCTGACGCAACCTCTGGAATGTCTCTTCATTCTGCTGGCGGTTAACCTTAGCCTGCTCTATCTGAGTATTGGCCTCTGCTACACGGTCCTGGAAGATCTTTAGCTGGGTATCATAGTTATTTTTCAGACGCTCCTGGTTCTTGCGTTGCTGCTCCTGTTCTTCAGAAGGCATGGTACGCAGGTTGATCTTGCCATCACCATACTTGAGTAAGTACTCTTTGTTATAGTTCATGGTCTCGATCTTCCCTGTCACAGGGTTCTTGTACTGAAGCTTCAATACCTGTTCCCCATTCTCTTTAACCAGTACAAGACGTGCATTGGCATTTACTCCTCCTTTGGAGTAGTCTTTTTTGGCATATTCACCATTAATTAGATGTGGCTTACCGGTCTTGCTGTTGACATTGATCGGAAGCACCATATCCCGGTTCTTGAAGTAGATCCGGGCATCTGCATTCATATCTTTCAGGTTCCACAGCTTTCCTGCCTTGGCCAGGCGGTCCTTGGATACCTCATAGGTCTTACCATTGTTCACCTGAATGGTCACGTTGTCACCATCAATCTTCAGGATCTTGATCAGGTTATTGTTGAAGGTCTTGGCTACCTTGCCCTTGAAGATGACTTTATCCTCGTTGGCATCTGTTACATAGTGGTCACCCTCATTGATGTCAATGGAGTATTCTTTACCCTCATCATCCGTACCGGTCATGGTAAAGGAATTCTTGGGGGCCGCACCTGTTTGCTCCAGCTCCTGCTCATGTTCTGTACGGAACAGTTCACGTACACGGTTCATGGCATCCATCATCTTTCCATGAAGCATCACAAACCGCTTGGGATTGGCCAGCGTGTTATAGGCATCAATGTATTCCTTATGATCCTGGTTTAACTGGGTGTAGTGCGCCAGGTGCTCAAAAGAGTCATTGATGTCATCGTTGGAGATCACGGTGGAAAGACCAGCCTCCTGGTTTTTGGCAGTAACGTATTTCTGCCATGCATCCTTGGCTGCTTCGTTCTTGATCTTCTCCGTAACGTGCTGGTTATCCCACGCTGAATAATTATCCTTCCAGTTGGTAAGGGCTTCCAGCTGTGCCTGTTTGTACTCGATCTGCTGATGGATGTCCGCGTTCTTGGTAGGATTGTCATTTAATCCCTTCAGCTCTTCTTTGAGCAGGGCCATCTGCTTGGTCACTTCTTCCTCAGAGGCTAAAGTATGTACAGCCGAAGCAGCTGACTGACCAATGTTCTTGTTCTGCTGCAGCTCTGAGTAGATAGATTTTACCCTGTCCATGGCCCGGTCAGATTTGAACCGGTTAGTGGCCAGTATCTCAATAGCATCGTCCAGTGCTCTCTTGGCAAACAAAGCCTGGATATGACCTGCTGACCCTTCTTTAAACAGGTCAGGGTTGATCAGGTCACCATATTTGTCTTTTAAAATATCAAAGTTCTTACTGTACTCACCTGCACGGTCAGCAACGCTATTGAAGTAAGCCTTGGTATCCTTGATGTTTTCTTCTGTAGGATCAATACCATAAGCTTCTTTTAACTGGTCTCCCTGAATATGGTCACCATAAGCACGGATCGTATCCAGCACCGAATCAATCATACCAGTCTTCTTGGCGGAAGAAATCAGGGATGCCAGGGCAGAGTCCTTGTAGTTCTGCCAGGTATACTGGTCACGGTTCTTCACAGCTTCCTGCATGTTGAAGGCAGCACCTTCCTGGCCCTTGAAGTTGGCAATGGCGTTCTTGAAGAAGTTATTTGGATCCTGGTAGAAAGCGTTCAGGGTGCTGATCACGTCTTTACGCTCCAGGTCTATTTTGTTTCTTTGTTCTGAAGTGGTACGTACACGCTCCACACCCTTCTCCATACCATAGGTAAATGGAGACAGTAAGCGTCCAGTCAGGGCACCCATCAGGAAGGTCTGTGCTCCGGATATGGACTCTTCTTGTTTCACTGCACGGTCCAGGGACCTTCCATAAGAATATCCTTTGGCACCATGATACAGGTCATAGTAATAATCCTGGAGGGTGTTGTTGGATAAATCCTGCAGGATCTCCTGCACACCTTCGGAAGTCTCCCACTTGAAGATCCCTTTGGCAGCGGATTTGGTAGCTTCCCAGGCTGCAGCACGTCTTCCAAACGTAGCAGCAATGTCTGAGAACTTACCGGCAGCACCAAACATACCTTTTTCAAAAACCCTGGTGGTTTCCTGGCCAGCTACGTTACGGGTCACAGAGAACGTATGTTCCGCCATGTCCCCCATTTCGTTTAAGAGCTTACGCTCACTGCCGAACTTGGAGAACAGGTTGTCAAACTGTATGCGGTTCATGGCCATCAGTACTCCAGAGTTCACCCAGAAGTTTTCAAGTCCTGCCTTGTAAGACATTTTCTGGATCTTATCTGCATCTGCTCCTACGGGAGCCTGCCCGTTCTGGGCTATATATTCATCTGTAAGTCTCTTGTTTAGATCACCATAAGTACCGGCAGCTTCCATGCGTGCCTCACTCATGGACATGTTGGCCTCAGAGAGTGCTCTCTTTAAACCACCGGCACCAATGTATCCCAGTTGGGCAGTACCTTTCAGCACATCAGCGGTTCTTCCCTCTTTCCAAGCCTGACGCAGGTCAAGGGCTTTCCAGGCTTTACCAATATCCTCACCTGTTTCAGAAAGCGGGATCAGTCGTTTGGCACCACTAAGCAGGTTATCCACCACTCGGTTTTCTTTCCAGATCTCACCCAGCTTGGTAAAGTCACGGAGCATCTCCTGGAACTTGATGGCACGGTTGGTGAATGCAGCTCCCTCCACGGCAAACTTGCCTGCAGAAAGAGCAGAGCTGGCACCCATGGTGAGCAGTTCCTCACTTAAGAACTGTGCAGTAGCACCCACGGCAAAGCCGGACTGCTGCAGCATGTTCCCGAAGAACTGTTTATTGAATATGCTGTTCTGTGATTCCGGTGTGGAATAGATAGCATACTTGTTCATGATCTCGTTCTGGGTATCATACATCTCCTTCAGGTCTTCCGGAGAGCCAGCCAGTTTTGATGAATCCCAGGAGAACAGGGCATTGGCCATATCCGCCCAGCCTTCCCAGCCGGACTTAAAGGTCTGCCAGGCCAGCTTACCAGCACCGGCAAAGGCATTGCCAATCATGTTACCCCAGGTCTGACGGTATCCGTATTTGGATTCGTTATCCACGAAGGGATCAAAGCCTTCCTGCCTGTAGTAATCCGTGTTCACATAACGGTCAGCATTAGACCCTTTCCAGTCATAGAAGGTAGGAGCAGCCATGGTGGACTCACTCATTCCTTTGCGGGCAAAGTTGCTGAACGCACTGGCAAGTGGATCACCACCACCTGACTGGATCTGTGGGTTGAAATTCTGTGCATCCTGGAAGGGATTGACAAAATCCAGGATGGTCTTATCCGGAGTGATGAAATTGGGTTTTACTTCATCGGGTATGTATCCAGCGTTAAACTGCATGAGGGTTTATCTTAGTAATTTGGTCTTTTGGTAGTTATCTATGATCTCCTGGGCATTGGTCATGTTACCCTGGCTTTGGTTGTTGTTCATGAACTGCTGCTGGCTGAGCTGGTTGTTCATCACAGAGCGGGAGAATAAACTGTGGATTTCATCCATTAATTCATCTGGGTTCTTGGCATCCGGCCCGAAGAAGTTGATCCGTTCACGGATCTCAGGGGCATCATTATACCTTCCAGTCTTCGCATCCAGCATCTTGTGATTGATAGTCACGTAGGCGTAAGTAGGATTGCTGGTATCATTGGGAACAATACTATACGAGTAACCTGCTGCTTCTAAGAGTGGATCAGACTTGATCTGCTTTCCCTTTAAGATACTTCCCCAGATATATTCACCTGAGTTGGATGGGAGTCCGGAGATAGTAGGGCCTTTGGCATCAGGGCTTAGTTTGATCTCTATGGTCTTACCGGCCAGTTTGTTCAAATCAAAACCATTTTCCCCCACTTCAGTCTTGTCTGTACTCTTTACAGGAGCAAAGGTTACTTCCAGGGTGTTTCTTCCGGTGTGCTGGGTAACAGAGGATACATACTTATGCAGGTCCTTATCTCCTAGTTTGCTGAGTTTCTGAACGGCATCTATCACATCACTTGATGCGGGCTGTCCGCCATCCATGATGGTCTCCATATTACCCGGACGGGCAGCTTCCTGGACGAGACGGTTACCACGTCCACCTTTTTCCCCGATCTCATAGTCTATGATAGATCCGGCTTTACCGGTTTTGTTCTGGTAATCCTGTATGTTAGGCACGGTTGATTCAGCAAGATTTCTAAAAGTATCAGAAAATTTGCTTGGATTCCCATAGATTTTTTCAACAGATGATAATTTCTCATTCATCCTGTAGTAAGTGGATGGATCCACATCTATATTCCTGTTTCCAACACGGATGCTCCAGCCATAAGTATGAGTTCCACCATAGGGATCCGCTGTCTCATGTGTAACTGCAGAGAGCTTATTCTGAAGGAATGCATTACCCATATCTTCTGCAGACACACTGATTCTTTTGCCGTGGGCATCTGTGATCACCAGATCCTTAAAGTGATTACCTATATCAGATCCATCCACCAGGGAACGGGTTCCGTCAGGACGGGTCACAATTAATTTTTGCAGCTGTGGATCTTTAGTGGATGCAAGAGCTTTTTGCATCAGCTCATTGTGTTTATCCTGGAGGTTTAAAAATTCCTGGCGTGACTGCAGTGCATTCTGATAGATCAGGTGACTTTGCAAATCTTCTGCACTCATGCCCAGACCTCCGTTGGAGCTCTTGTCAGCAAAGTACTGCTTGGCATAGGCAAGCAATGCATTACGCATTCCTTCCGGACCCTTGATGTCCGCACCGGTCTTTGCTTTGAGTACATCTGTGATCTTATTAAGGGCAGCTGTTTCTTCATCGTTTCCATAAAGCTTTCCGCCCTGACGGTTAAATCTGTTGATAGCAGAAAAAGCCGTTACCACATCACCATCTGTAATGGTTCCTTTAGAACCGGAAGCCTGTCCCACCAGGGTATGCCCAAGGCCCTCCAGGGAGAAGATCATCTCATTGGAGCTGTTTAGTTTTTTAGTTTGTGAGGCACGGAACACATCTGCTGCAGAACCCTGGCTGGTATTATCCAGCGTATCCTGTCCACGGTAGGCTCCGTGTTCCAGTTCCGCTCCATATGGCCCGCCAGAAGATCCTGTACCGGTTCCTGATCCGGAACCTGATCCATATATAGGTTGACCGCTCTCATCATATCCAAGAACCCTGTTTTTAGTGGGATGGTCTTCATTCCACTGCTCTTTACGGTATTCCAGGGCCAGTTGTTTTTCCTGGATATTCAGTGTAGCATTCTTGTATGCTATGTCCGCATCTTCTTTCCATACCGGGTTAATGACACGCTCTACCTTTTCATTACCTGCTGCTGCCACGGCCCAGTTGTGTACCGAGCGGGAAACAGAAAGGCTCTGAAAATAGTGATCCGGGCTGGACTTGATATTCTCTATAGTAGAAGCAGCATCTTTGGCATTGTCTGTGGCAATACCGTCAAAGCGTTTCTGTACCTGTGGGATCAGATCATTCTCCAGATGGTCCTTGAACTGAACAAGGTCATTGAGACGCTGCTCCAGAGTAGAGCCCTTGGGTATATCCCCCAGCTTTTTGAAAGCTGCAATCTTGTTGTTGGTCTCTTCCAGATTTGACTTCAGTGAGCTAAGTTGAGAAGTAGCAGCGCCCCTCATATCATGCACGACATCCCTGGCCACGTAATCCATAGCCTGGTCATCAGTAATGCCGGGATGCTGTTGCTGTACGAGTTTGATAGCCTGTTCTTTTTCCACTATCCCTTTTACCCGATGCATGTCCATCATCTGCGGGGTCATGTGTGCCTGTGCCCAGGTCTCAAAGGTTCCGATAGCCTGCTCCCCGTTGGTGTGTTTGATGAGCCATTGGCCGGACTGTTCATCCCATTCCCTTTTCAGGTCAGCCTTCTTCATCTCATCATCCCAGTAGGCAGTCTCGTTCATAAAGGGCACGAACCTTCTTTTCTCCAGGTTGTTCCAGGAGTTGTCATCACTGCGGTCCAGGTTCTTGATCTTATCCAGGCCATTCTGCAAATACTGCATGGCTGTATCTGAATACTGATCCCTGTCTTCTTTATTTTTGGAATCACGAAGCCTCATGCCTTTCTGCATCTCGGTCATGTAGGACCGTGTGAATGTAGCATCCTTGAGCATCTTGTCATCCTGCCAGAAAGGAGCAAACACGTTATTGGCAGCATCCACGTTCTGCTGCATGGAAAGGTCTACACTTGATAAGTTTTTCAGCTTATCCTGCGCTTCCTTTAAATACTGGTCACGGGCTTGTATGTTCTGGTTATTGGAAAGTGGAGCATTCAGGATAGAATCATAGGCAGATTTAACCTGGGAGTACCCTTGTTCATACATCTGGGTCTTCCGGTTCATCATCTGCTGGAAGAAGCCAAAGTTGGGTTGGTATAAAGGTAGATCAGGAATCTGATCTGTTACTTGTGGAAGATAAGTGGCCATATGGGTACACTAATAATATAAGAAAATTTTATAAGTTTAGGAATAAACCTTTGAGGTTTATCAGTATCCGTAAGGAGATCCGTAGCCATTTCCACCCATCATACCCATGCGTCCCATCATACCCATGTACTGGGCAACGTAGCGGGCAGAGTCAGGGATGCCATCCATGTTACGGTCAGTATAGGTTACACGCTGACCCTTGGTCATTTCATAAGCATGTTTCTTGGCATACTGATCATCCATGCCCTGGGCAATACCTTCATTGTAGAAATCCTGGTAGGTCTTCTGCTGGGTTGCTCCCTGTGAGGTTCCATTGTAGTCCTTACCACCTTTGAAGACAATACGACCTGTAACGGGATCTGTGAAGTAATACGGATTGGTATCATTGATCATACCCAGCATGGTGCGGTTGTTCCAGGCATTCTCCTGGGCACGGAGCAGGTCATTATCCAGCTTCATCTTGCTGTTATCATACTGCTGGTTGGCAATCACGTTACCTGTGTAAAGGTTCTCTATGCCCCTTGTTTTGGCTTCCTGGAGGCGGTTCATGATGTCCGCATCAATGCCTGCAAACTGGTTTGAGGTCTGCACGTTCTGGGAGTCATAACGGCTCATGATGTTAGCAGCATTCTGGGCAGCCTGTCCTGCTACCTGTGAGTTACGGGCGGCAATAGACTGAGGTCCGGAGAACTGGTTGTTATACATCATCTGTGTATTCATCTGCTCCGCGTTGCTTGCCAGCTCCCTGTTCGGATCATAGAAGGTTGGAGTAGGAGTTACGGCAGCCACAGGTGCTTCCCATGGAAGATACTTCTTAAGAGCTGCCCTGTTGTTAATCCCCTGCATCACGGTCCATTTATCCGGAGTCATGTAATCATAGGGCGTGTTCTGGCGATAAGGATTGAAATCACCTGGATGGGCCATAGGATTAAGTGGGGTGACATGCAACTCCTGTGGAGTGAGCGTCTGTGGGATAATAGGACCTGTCTGACGCTGTGGAATCTCCAGGGGTCCTGGACGGTTGAATACCGGATCCATCTGACGCACGCCAAACATCCCATCCGCATAGGCCGTTTTTAGCTTGGCCATGTTATCTGGGGTCAGGGTACTCTCGTCAAATTTACCATTGTTGGTAAGAGCTGCTAAACTTTTATTCTGTAAACCTTTCCTGTTTAAACCATAATCCATCCACATCTTCTTCACTACTTCAGGGTTGTGACGAAGCATGTGATCATAGATGGCTTGCTGGGCAGCGGCATTGCTCATATTGCTGATGCCAGGAATCACACTCTCCCAGTTATCCAGGTAGTCATTTCCACGGTTGTACTTGTTATCTTTCTTGGTAGGTGTATACCGGCCTTCAGGGGTTTTACCACCCTGGTAAGGGTCAATAGGATCAGGAGTATCACCCCCGCCATCAAAACGGGGAAGCTGTCCGCCAAAGGCAAACTGGCTTTGTGGTGCCACCTGGTCTATAGTACCTCCAATAGTAGGCTGTGTTCCCTGGTTGATTCTATCCAGGTAGGTCTGTGCCATCTCCGGAATGCCCTGAGGAAATCCTTTTTTAGCTTCCTGCACGAGGGCCAGTTGTGACAGCTTGTTCTGGTAGTTATCCATCATCATCTGGGCTGTGCGTTTCTCCATAGGGTCCGCATTCTTATCATCCAGGATAGCTTTGTATTTGTTTACATCATACTGTTTGGCCAGTTGAGCAGGAGTATATTTCTTATTGCTGTCAGCAGACTTGCCAAAGGCTGTAAGCTCCTGGCCGCCCATCTGCATCTTCTTGGTATCTGAAAAGATGAAGGAGCCATCAGGCAGGTTCAGTGGCGTGCCTCCCTGGGAGTGCCTGTTGCCTCCAATGGTGAAGTGCTCGTTCTGTCCGTCCTTGTCAAAGTCACCTACAACGGTTTCTCCTTTCTCTGCCTCCACGTTGGCTATTTTACGATCCACGGGAGCAAGGGTCTTGCGGATATTGATGTCTTGGTCATCACCTGTGCCAAAGATGCTTTTGGAGATGCCCAGATCCAGCCCAAAACCCAGTTGCCCGCCAAAGGCTTTGTAGGCCAGGTACTGTTGTGGATTAGCCTGTTTATTACGAGCAATGAGTTTATTGATTGCATCTGAGTCATCCTGGGAATACATAGGTACTTCACCCGGCCGGGCAATATTTCTTTGCAGGATCTGGTTAATAGCTGGATCATTCTGTGCATGGAGTAGGGCAATGTCAGCTCCGCTGATGTTATTGCCACCATAGGTCCTGTAATAAGGAGAGATATTAAAATCACTTCCATTATGGGCCCATCCACCAACGTAATCAGCATAATCCTCAAAGCTATTCCAGGCAAAGCCATTTTTATTGGCATTGTTAAACTCCTGGCGTGTTATCTTCACTCCGTTTTTTCCAAGGTATACATTGGGATCATCAGTGGCACTGTAGTTCTTCTGAGCTACCTTACCACCTTCTGCCATAGAAGGCACTCTCTTTATCTTTACTTTTCGTGTCATTAGGGTACTATGTTGATTTTATAAAAACTCTACTTCACCACCGGATTTAAGGAACTGCTGCAGCTCATCATCGGTCATTTCATATTCACCACCTTGCTCGTAGGTGCCTGAGGCCAGTTTTGCAGCAATGGATGTGCGGTTGCTCCAGTTGGCAGCTTTCTCATTGGGCCTCTCATATAATTTACCAAAAACATAGGCAGCCTGCTCTGCAGTGGAAGTATTTTTTAAACGGTCAAGTGCCTTGGTGCCTTCACCAGGTTCCACCAGCACATAATCCAGTTGAGACTTGGTATCATAAGGATCCCGGTTGTTCTCTTTGGCCCAGTTAAGAAATCCCTGCCAGCGTCCGTTCACGTCCCACTGTGCAAGACCACGGCCTGCACCACCTTGCTGGATGGCAGTAGGCTTCAGCCCGGATTCCTGGTAAAGGTTTCCAATGATGCCTGCAGCAATGTGGGAAGGAAGACCCTTGTCTTTTACGTAGTAGTTATAGGCTTCCTTGGTCCTTTCATTGACGCTGACATTCGGATTGCTGTTAAATCCTGGATAGGTCATGGGAGAAGCGGGGAGATGCATTCCGGGGATCTCCGGATTCACAGGCGCAGTGGTGGACGTATTGCCCATGAAGCTGGGTGTATAGCTAAGCTCGTCTGCCACATATCCTGCCGCTGCTTTTGGAAGCTCTCCGCCCTTTTCCTGTTTGGGATAATACTTCCCGTTAAACATTCCGTAGGGGGATTTGGCTCCCAGCTGGTCGGGACGGAACATGCCATAGGCAGAACCAGTGACATTGTAATCACCACGCATTCCGCTCTGGGACCCGTCTACTACAGAAAAGACCTGGTCAGAGGTCATGTGATCCCTGAGGTAATTTTTCATGTAATGGTTCTGCTGGATGTTGTTGATGGTATTACCCAGCATGTCCATAGAGTTCAATCCATTGGCTATAGAAAAAGGATTGGCTAACTGATTCAGGTAACCGCCAGCAAAGTTGCCGGCACCTATAGCAAACTTCCTCAGTGCTGCATTGAATGCAGAGGGGCCTGGCTGTTGCTGCCCCTGTTGATTTTGTGGGTTGGACGGATCTCCCAGTCCCAGGGCATCTGTATCAGCCTGGGTGACATAGCGTGGATCCGCTCCGTTGACAAGTCCTTTATCATCTATATAGGGACCGCCATCTGCTTTCTTCTTACCAAAGTTTTTGGCAAAATTGGCCATGGATACCACGTGGGATGAATAATCTCCCTGGTGTGCCATCACATGGTGGGCAGCTTCAGAGACACTCATGTGATGCTCTTTGGCCCACTGTGTGAATCTGCCCTCATGGGATTTCTTTATGTGAATTTTCTTCTTCATTATCTGGAGCTCAGTAAAGTCTTGGTATTATGAATCTTCAGGATCATCTTAAGCTCTCCTGAAACAAGTTTTCTCAGGAATACCCTGTTAGAGTAGTGACGGAACTTCTTGTGTTCTGTAGGAGTCTTGCTGTAATTGACATAGGCAGGGTTGATCTGGTAGACGTACCCGTTTGCTTTGGTGATGAACATCGGTTTTTCTACTCCGGAGAACTCACCACGGTCTTTAGTGATGTCCCAGAACTGGTTAAACCTGTACCGGTTCTCTTCCTTGGAATAAAGAATGTCAATAGTGGATCCGCTTACTTTCGGATACTGCAGGATGGCCACCGGATCATTCTTGGGTTTGAGGTTCAGCCTCAGCATACCGGATACCTGCTCTGAGTTGTATACCACGGCCCGGTCAAAGTTGTTATCCAGCACATGGAACTTATCCTGGCCATTGTTGTAGTATTTGTAAGATTCCAGGATGTATTCCACGGATCTGACAGTGTTGACCTGCTGGCCAGTGGAAGCCACGAACTCCACTTCAAAAGGATAATCCACCCCATAGAAGTTGCAGTAGGAGTCTGTACGCACGTTGTGTTTCCAGATAGAATCCACGCTAACAGTGGCAAAGTGATTCTTTCCGGGAAGCACCCCTGTTGGGAACCAGTCATGGAACGAGAGCCATTGTTTTTCTTTTGGATCGTAGCTGACGGTCCAGGAAGCATCCTCAAAGTAGTTAGGATCTCCAAGGATTATCTTGGTCAGGATGGGGACCACTTTGGTTATAGCCGGGTGATCCACGGTTATGGCCGGGTGATATACAGTAACCGCAGGATGGTATACGCTTGTAGGAGGACATGGGATATTCTCCACCGCATCCTGGATGGAAGTATCCACTACACCAGTGGCTGAAATATACAGCCTGCCCCCTGTTACGGTTGCATAGTTCTGCATGAGTGCCTGGATGGAAGCATCGGAAGCAGCTACCCCGGTTGCAATCGGGTAGATCTTGATGCCTGCAGCTTTTGCTTGCTGGGCAAGCTGATTGGCACGCACATCATCCACACCTACCTGGTAGTAATCATCGTTTCCGGAAGGCATGGCATCTGTGATCAGAATGATCATCTTCACAGCTCCACTCCTCCAGGTTCCCAGGTTCTTGCCATGAAGGGTGGTGTTATTGATGGCAGCATCCAGTGCTACGTCTGTAGGCTCCGGAATGCCCCCACCATCCTCCGCATAAAGTCCGTTCACAGCTGTTTGAAGCTCTGTGAGATTATTAGAGGTGTTCAGAGGTATGGCAATCTGGTCATCATTTACCAGGTTGGCGAGCGTCATGCTTCCGTTATAATACTCATTCACAGTAATCAGGCCTACACGGTAGTCATTGTTGGACTTGGTAGAAAGAGCCTGGGCAATGTTTACCACTGAGGTCTTGAGATTATCAATGGTAGAACCCATGGATCCGGTAATGTCCAGGACAAACACCATGTCAATGGGTGGATTACAGGTAGCAGGACTGGGAACCAGCTCTGTGTATGCATCACTGATGGTCTCCGTATAGGCTGCTTGTACGGTTTCTGTCCAGGCTGGTGATACAGTGACTGTAGTGGTGCCATGAGGAATACCAAATCCGTAAACCGGATCATAGATCACCTCACTGGACGTACACCTATAGTCTTTTTTACAGAAATATACAATATCATCCGTGTTGTCATAGATCACCTGGCAGCCTACACCAATTACCGGGTTATCATAATACTGATAGTTCGGGAACTGACGCAGCAGCTGGCTTGGCAGGTACTGGGAGAACCACCACTTGTTGCCATAGTTGCTGATCTCTTCCAGGCCGCTGGAGAAATTGAAGATCTTTCCTGCTTCCTGGGACATATAGAACACACCGTAGGTCGTAGCAGTTACGGCATACTTATGCTGGCAGGCACCATACTGGTACATGCGGTCAGAGTTGGTAATGCTCTGCAGTGGCTGGTTGAATAATCCTCCATCCCCCACAGTCACCTTTATGCCTGCATCGGTCTGGAAACTGTCCACGCCCATGAACTGTACCGGGCTGTCATTTTTCATCATGATCAGGGCACCGCTCCGGTTGATGGACTTCACAGAGGTTACCGGGGAAGAAAAGTCCTTATAGTTGTTGGGAAGAAAACTCTTCCAGTTGTCTTTCTTTTGTTCCAGCTCCTGAGGGAGTGAATACATGATCCGCTTCGGGTAGTAGCTGTAGCAGGCTGCATCCGCAGGATCATAATCCCTTGGAAGGATATTACCCCAGGAGATGTAGGAGTTGAAGAGCCTTGTATTACTCAGGGAATAATCATACTTATAGTAGTTGCCGCTCTTGATAATATCACTGCGGAACATGGTGGTCAGGTCCGAGTATCCATATGGATCATAGTGACGCTTGTTGTCACTGTCATCCCAGTCACGAAGGGCCAGGTTCACTTCACTTTCCACAAAGAAGTCGCGCACTCCTGAGTTGAACAGGTAGAAGTAACCCTTCTTCACATAGGTAGCAGTGGAATCCCTGGCATCCAGGACACGGTAATTGGAGGAGACCTTTAAGATGCTACGGTTATACTGCTCATTGTTAACCCAGAATCTTGGGTAAGGTACGTTGACATAGAGCGTATAATCATACTGGAATTCATCCGGCATGTCAAAGAGCCAGTCATAGAAATAGAAGAAGGAATTTTTCTCCGTGAATCGGTTGATGTACGTATCTCCGCCAAAGAGAATATCAGAAGTGAACTTCTGGTTCCTCACTGGAAGAGTGCGGATGATCCCACTCATGATAGGCAGCTGCTTGATGGAATCTATCTGTCCGTACTGGGCGGATAAGTTCACTTTAAGCCCTACATAGTGTGAGCTGATCGGGGTAGTGAAATTCTGATACAGATCCACTCCGGCTTCAGAGAGAAGTTTACGGCTCTGATCCTGGGTAGAAGGATCCGGAACTTCACTGCCGGTTTGAACAATCACAGAAGCCCCACGGAAAATATTATTCACCTGGTACTTGCTGTTGAAAGTCTGCAGGTTATCTGTCAGGTAGTTACTCTTGGTAATGAGCTTGCGTGTCTGACCTTCCTGGGCAGCCTGGTAACTGTCATAGAATCCATGACTGACATACTGGGCTCCATACTGCACCTTTGGGATGAGGGTACGCATCAGGGAAAAGAACTTCTCCTTTTCCAGCTCTGCAAACTTGCCAATGGTAGTGATGAGGCTTACAGCTGCAGCAGCAAATTCAATAGCCTGTACACCCCAGGTAGCCCAGTTTGCAATCTGTCCTGCCGGATCAGAATCCACCACGCCATAGAAGTCCAGTGGCATATAGGGAAGCGGAGGAAGCGGACCTATTTTTAATCCAATGGGATAGTCTTCGGTAGCTCCTATATCTATACCACTGGTAAAGGAATTAAGCGCACTCAGGACTCCTATAATGTCTCCAATTACGTCATCGGCATTAGTAGTCAGCTTAAACTTAGGATGCTTGTAAGGGGTCTCAAAACGCCCCACAGCGGTACCGGAAACTTCCCCATAGATCTTCAGCTCTTCTGCTGACAGAAAAGGCTTGTTAAAAGTGGTCTCCGGAGAGTGGAAAGAGAAGATGTCCTTCTTATACCCACTCAGCTTGGAGGAGTGTGCATTGGCAGCACCATTGTCTCCCTTCTGTCTTTCAGGGGTCAGGAAGCTGTCTGCACGTAAATCGTTATAAGGGTAGTTCTGAAACAGGCCCTGCATGTCAGTGTTACCGGTGATGGTATACTCCCGCATGTTATTGATAATGCCTTTGGCAATTACAGTCTTCTGCCCTTCCCTGGAGCCACGCAGGATCTCGTATCCTACAATGGAGGTAATAGGGTTCCCGTTATCATCCAGCGGGTGGGTGATGTTCTCAAACTTCACGCCCAGGATCGTAATAGTTGACCCGTTATCAGAGAAGTGCGGAACCAGGGAGTTATCTGGGAATTTATGATGCCGGATATGTTTACCACATAGATTTCCCCAGATCTCCGGTTTGTCATCCGGGTAGATCTCAGAGCTCTGCCAGTATCCCATTTGACCTTCCATGACAATAGTACCACCATCAGGAGTCTGTGTGGCAGTATTGGCGGTCACGGAAGCCGTGTTATATACCTGCCATCTCTGTGGCGTACTACCATCATAAGAAAGCTCTATGGCATCTGCATTGGTGACCAGTGCCAGATCATCTGTGAGCGGAGCACGTCCTGGAATATGAGCAGAGGCTGTACGGTCCCCTGTATTATAAATCCAGCGGATAAAGAAGGGGTACTGCTCATCCCTCATGTAAGAGGCTTTGTTTCCACCCTTGAGGTAGTAATCAGCAGGGTATTTTACAGCCACCCACTTGGTCACGATCTTGTTGGCCTGTGGCTGGTAGTTCAGCTCCTGTTTGGGATAGATGCCCAGACGAAGCAGGTAGCTTCCCACGCCCCAGATACTGTCTGATTTTTCTATGGCTGGTGTACGCAGCGGGATCAGGCTGATGGGAATAGTAGGCAGGGAATTATCAATGGTATCAATATAGATCGTGCTCTGGGCAGTAGAGTAGATGCCCAGGCGTTTTACCACAGTGTTGGCATTTACTGTGGAAATGATCACCACTTCCATCTCATCAAACTCCGGATCAGTGCCGGTAACGGATAACTCCAGGGAGCCTGAGAGGTTCTCATGGGAGAACAGGGGCTGCTCAGGGGAAAGCACCAGGTAATCTGTTACCCGGATTTCATTCACCGTGTATGCAATAGCCACCTGGTAGGTACCATTGGCAAGGGTGCCGGATCCTTTTCCTTTTTTCAGCCCGAGTGTGGGGATAGTTAATAGCGGAGCCAGTCTGAGGGCCTCGATGTCCAGCTGGGAAGTATTGGTATCAATATAGCAGCTGCCACTCAGGACCTTCTGCTGCACGTAAGGAGGATTGTCCAGGTTCATGCAGCGGTCCGGGTTCAGGGCGTCACTCCAGTAGATCTTGCGTCCACAGTTGAAGGTTTGCCGGTACACACCTGTGATCAGGTTGGTACGCTTAAAACCCAGTCCGGGATCGTTTACTACTTTGATATAGCTGCACTGGGCTTCATTGAAGATACCGATCTCACAGCTGGTATCATCTGTGGTAAAAATAGCCCACTCATCTCCCAGCAGAGGGATCGAGCCAATATAGGTGTAAGGAAGCTGTACGCACCTGAGGTTACTAGGTTCATTACCCAGTACACCCTTCTGCCCGTCATGGGAATTGTTCACTGCATTACGGGCATGTGTCCATACACCTTCTCCCAGGAAGCTCTCATTGTAGTCCTTGTTGAGCCCCTTGGAGAAGAGGTTGGTAACAGCGTTGGAGGTAGAATTATTTTGGGATGGTTGGCCTGGCATGGGATTATCTTACGACGAACATGGAAACAAATCGTTTGTAATAGGCTTTACGGTTCATGTCATGGACTGCCTGCAACTCCTGGAAGTCAGGGGTGTTGACAATGGTGTAGGCATTATTGCGGGCGGGACGTATCCGCTGCTCTATGAGCTGGAGACGCTGTACCACATCCTCACCATTCATATACAGGTTTTCCAGGATCCGCTGCTTGAGGGCATACTCATAGTACTCGTTCACCAGTGGGTGATCCAGCACCAGCAGGTTCCCCTCATCATCTTCCAGGGCTCCCTCATAGGAGATATAGAGCTTCCCGGTCTGCAGTCCGTTCACATAAATGAAGTTGTTACGGATCTCCGCTACGTTCCGGTGATGACGTGTAAAGGCATTATGCTGGAAAAGAGGGTCTACTTTTTTATCAGGACGGAACGCCAGGTGCTCAAATTCATCATAGGAGCGGAATTCCCAGCCTACCTTATGAATAACAGTGAAAGTATCTCCGCATTCATTGGTAAATACTTTGTCACATCTGCAGAAATCAAAATCATCCGGATCAATACCTTCTTTATCTGCACACGGATTGGGTTTATGACAGTGAGTACACGTAGTATCACAGTTAAAAAAAGCTCTTGCATCTTCTTTATGGGTTCCTTGTATTTTGGGTTGTATAATCTTGTAATGGGAGCACAGAAGGGCATAGTTCAGTACGTAGAAATCATCCGGCAGTCTTGCCTTACCATGGTTGATCTCCAGCACATCCTGCTTGGTCTTGTATATTCTCAGACCCAGTTCGTAGTTCACCCGCTGGGCCACTTTAATGAGTTGTGCGTGCTGGATCATACTTTCTCCTGCATACATCTGTAAATCCAGCATGACGGCATCCATCAGTTCATCAAAGGTTCTGTATTGTAGTTCGGTCTTCATGGATTAGCGGGAAGGATTTTGTTTGTCATGGGTAGGATCTACAGGGAACTGCATCATCTGCCCCATCTCCTGGAGAACATGGGTTTCCAGTTCCCCCAGCAGGTATTCGGGGATATTGCAGTACTGGGTCTGGCGGGGCATACAGCCATCATCACCGCACTCAAGGCAGGTGTAGGCAGAGATGTCATCTTCAAAAATGCCTTCTATCCTCACCGCATCCCATTCCAGGTTGGGGAAGTACAGGTAGTCATTGATGAACCAGTAATAAAGGGTCTTGTTGTACTTGAAGTTCTTCTGTCTGGAGAGCCTGAGGTAATCATTGGGAGTGGTAGCTTCTACTTTGAAGGAGCCGTCAATGGAGGTTACCGCCCGGATCAGCGGGCCCCAGTAACCCTCCATGAAGGAAGGGAGTTTATCTTTAGTGCGTTTAATGGTGCAGTCAGAAGTAAGTCCGGTACATTGGGCCGTGATCTTATCCACTTCTTCCAGCTCCACAAAGTCCAGCGTCTGAAATATGCTCTGAAACTTCATAAGCTTAAAGGCTCCATCTTCCCGTTTCATCAGCCAGGCTCCGTGCTTGAGCACAACGGAATAGATGTAACGGTCAGTCAGGAACGCATCCTGGTTAACGGATTTGAGGTTATTACGGATCCTGGAAACAACATCTCCAATCGTTTTTCTGCTCATAGGGTTTAGGTAGGTTAGCTGAGGTCAAACTCATCATAGTCTTCCAGCCTCAGTAGGGTCTCTTTCTGTATGTGTTCTTTGTAGACTTGCTTGCGGAAGATTCGGGATACCTTTACCAGGTTGTCCACCATCACGTATTGTTTCCACTGCTCCGGATAGGTACTGGCCACGGTTCGCTTGAAGTCCCTGACGGCTGTAAATCCCCAGAGCTCATGGAACCTAAAATGATACTTGGTCTCAAAATTCGTGTAGAAGATCTTGGCCACGTACTGGTCAGATTCCCAGTTCTTGTTCTGTGTCTTTACTCCGTAGACTCTGGACTTCTTATAGTCCGTGTTCTCCCCGTGCTTGCGGGGACAGGTCCCGATAAAAATAAATCCCAGCTGCTCCGGGAGCTCAATGCCGTCACGGGAAGAAATAACTTCCTGCCACATGGCACCATTCACTGCTTTCACCACTTCTTTGATCTGCTGGTTACTGAGGTGCTTGTACTTGGGATACTTTTCCCTGAACCGTTCACAGAACTCATTATTGAGTAGATTCAGCTTTTTGGGACGATAACGGGGAGCAGAGAGATCTGGTGCTTTAAAGGGCTTCATCTACGGATGCTACATTATAATTTACAAAAAATCTTATAGGTTTCCTAACTAAACCTCAGGGGTTTACGAACATCCGTAACCGGGACAAAAGTCCTGCAGATGATCAGGGCATCATCTCTCATGATGTTGAATCTTCTGCAGGCACTGTTGACTCCGTACTTCTGTATATGGTGATATATTTCTTTGTGATTGAGTTGTGAGAATTTATTCATAGTAAGAAAACTGACCCACAGGGCCCTTGGTCTCATTATGCAGTTCAATGATACCACCACGCTTGTTGCCAAACCATTTATGATCATCATGGTAACGGTCTTTCCTGCACAGGGAAGGAAGGACTTTAACGGTTAACCCGTTGAGTTCATCCGTGGTGAGGTATTCAATCTTCTTTTCCTTGTGGTAGTGACCTGTGTAAACCACCCGGTACTTGGTCTTTCCCCACATCTCCGGGAATTCAGTGGCAAAGGCTGCAAAGGATTTGCGGGTATCAAAGTCCCCATGCTCCAGACAGATCATGGAATTACCATACTGGATGGCCTTACGGGTGGCATAGCCAATGTTCCAGGTGATATGGGGATCAGTGATCTGCCGGGAAAGGGCATAGGCAATGTGTGCCTCCGTAAGTCTTGAGTGATTACCTGGGATGTATACCACTTCCAGTTCATTACAGAACTGCTTTAAGAAGTTCACACTCCAGAACATCAGCTCGAAGGCCAGCTGGAAGGCTTCATAAGCTCCCATGCTGTTGGCAACAGGAGTGCCTGAAGTAGTGGTGCCCAGCCAGGTATCCATGTTGACCAGGTCCCCACCCAGCACAAAGATGATCTTGTCCAGGCAAAAGGAATGGTAGGATTTATAGATCAGCTGCTGGATGCAGGCCTTTACAGAGGCTTCAATGGATCCGCCATGCTCGATCACTTCTTTTCCTACGTGGATGTCCTGAAGGGACAGGACCGCACAGGTATTATCCGTGAACTTTTTATTGATGTGATTTTCTGTTATAGGAGTGTACTTCAGCTGCAGATCCTCCAGGGCGGTACGGAGGATGTCCACCGGTTCAGGTTTTTTCTGGGTAACCATGGCCGATACCAGCCAGTAACCCTTGTGTTCTTTATTCCAGTAGGTGGCAAGCTTCCACTTGCTTTTGTCAATCTTTAGGATCTTCTCAATCTCCTCAGCACTCTTTGGTTCGGTAAAAGAGATGGCCTTCAGTTCAGCAGTACCATCATCCAGGTTATGCTTACTTTCTATGACCTTGGGTTCTTTGTTGAGGACAACACCTCTTTCCTGGAGGGTACGCACGGACTCTTCAATCAGGGTACGCTCATCTTCCTGCTCCTGGATCTTCTTTTGGATGAGATCCTTCAGCACATCATCCAGGTCATCCTGGAAGATCTCCTTCACCAGGCGGATCTGGTCTTTTACATTCCTGTATTTTTCCAGGGTAATGTCCAGCTTGGCTGCACAGAACTCATCTGACTTCTTCCACTTCAGGGAGTCATAGACAAGGTTGATCAAATTCATTAGGGTAAGGGGTTAGTGTATGCTTTCTTATTCTACAAATTTACTCTCTAAAATCACGGTTTTTCTGTAGAAGTTATGGACATGTTGTAGACATAAATAAGTAACCCCGGAGACTCGCTCTACCGGGGTACTTGGGGTTCTGTATAAAACCAACAAAACACAGAACTAATTTTTTAAGGGTTTGCAGTTCCTCCTGAGGTAGATCCTGAGCAGGTACATCCGCCTGTGATGGTGACAAGGGATGCTGATTTTGTAGATGTATCATAAACAACCTCAGCTACTTTTTCAAGACATCCAATAGCAGTAGCGGCACTTCCACGGACACAGTTTACCGTAATAGGTACATCAATTAAATCTACCTGGGTACCATCTGTCTTGGTAAAATCGTAGGCAGATGGATTGGCAACAGGGGCTGTGCCGTCTTTCCAGGTCTGTAATTCCAGGGTAATACTTCCTGATGTCATAGTAGAGTACCACCAGGAATGGAGTCTTATTTTGATTACAGAAGGTAGACTTCCATGATCTGCTATAAATTGCTTGAAGTTGACCAGGATGGCCTCAACACCTCCACCTGAAGTATTATCTCCCCCCCAGTTCAGATAAGGTGTAGTAGCTGGTTTGCTATAACCTACCCAGTTGGTATTGGCAGTATAGTCAATATCCTGATCTGTTCCGGTAGTTACAAAACCGGTACCAGTATCCATATCAGTACCACCATTATTGTTTTTATAACGGATGACCATATAGTCAAATGGATCCAGTACAGCCAATGCACCAACATTAAAAGTAGCTATGGTGCTTTTATTGGTAGGAGTACATTCACATTGAACACTGCCTTCATAGGCTTTTGAAGTATCTACCCCTGAAATTACAACAGGACTGGAAGTAGGATTAGGATTGACCGTAGTATAAGAAGCATCTCCCACTGCACGATATTGTACAATATATCCATCTGCAGGGGGTACGGCAGGAGCGGTAAATGATATGGTTAGATTGGCCATTGTTATGATGATAGGGCTGCTGTGAGGTTAGTCACCGGATCACAGACAGGTATGGTAGTTGTTATACTTTGAATAGGACAGATCTTCAGTGTTGTACCGGCATTGATACTTAATCTGATCTGGTAAGCTGTGCCCTGGTTAAGTCCTGTAAAACTTCCGGATATAGTGGAGCTTAATGCAGGATTCTGAAAAGAAATGATCCCATTACTGCTATCCAGTAGTTCTATATGCACTGAAGTAATACTTTCTCCTGGATTGGGAAAGGAATAGTTCACTGCAGTATCTGTGGCCGATAGGGTAACTACCGGACAGTACATGGAAATCACTGTGAAAACCGTACTGGGAGAGGGGCCTCCCACCGTGCAGTTACTCAGAATTCGGATGTCATAGAAGACATTGCTTTCCAGTCCTGGGATACTGTATGTATTTGTTGTGGGGCTTACTGATCCTGCTGCTATCCAGGCACTGTCTGATTGTTTTTTGTAATCAATCTCCTGTGAGATGCAGTTCCCATTGGTTGCTGGTGTCCAGTTAATGGTTGCAATAGGATTAGACATATCTTAAGCTACTACAGCACCCAGCGTACAAGGTGCTGGATTGGATTCAATATATGAGTTGGTATGGCTTCCATCACTGAAAACGTAGTAGTAACTACAGCTATAACCACCTGAGGTATTAGCAGTACTGCCTATATAGGTTTTTATACCGATCTCACAGATGCCTCCAACCAACTTCCTATTAATACCATTACAGGTAGGGGCAATGGTAAAACTAATCTCAGGGCAGGTAAAGCCACTGCCACAATCACTTTGTACAATGCCTTCATAACTCACCGAACTATCCGCTACGGTAATAAACACGGGAGCTGTAGTTGGATTGGGCAAAACCCTAGTGTAGGTGCTGTCACCTACTTTACGGTATTTTATAATAAAACCATTGGCAGGCACAGGATTGGGAGGTATAAAGGATACGGTTAAGGTAGCCATGATTAACGGGAGGGTGTAGTTGTATTTACAAGACTATTCAAGTTCCCGATGGCTCCATCAATGGCCTGGAGGATTGCATCCAGACGGGCACTGCCTGTGACACCAAGATTGGTCAGATTACCTGTATGGTTGATACATTTATCAGCATATAGTTCTTCACAGTATTCAGGGTCAGCACAGACATTCACCAGTGGTGTAGTATTGCATCCGGAACAGTTGGCTACTGGTGAGAATGTAAAACCTGCCATTAGACCAGTTCCTGATGGAGTAGTAATGCTCACGCTACCGGAAGCACCATGCCCCACGATAGCAGAGATCTGTGTATCACTGATGACCATGAAGGAAGCCACCGGAATACCACCCAAAGTGATGGCAGTAGCTCCTGTAAATCCTGAACCAGTAATCAATACCAGGGCACCTGCACCTGCCAGAGCAGGTGTGATCGTGCTTACAACAGGACCTGTTGAACCTCCGGATCCTCCGGCTGAATAGTCGTAATAGATATTTCTTTTAAACATTGTTATGCAAGAGTGGCAGTTACATTAGAAGGAGCATTACAACTTAGGGCAGTACCAGTAACCGATACAACTACAGATTTATTACAGGTGAGCGTACCATCGGTTAAGCAGCTGTCTAAAGTCAGGCTATAGTTACCGGTAGGACTTAATGGTGTAGAAGCAACATTGATACTTATCGGATCAGTAGATGCAGCAGCAGTAGCAAGTTTTATATACGTGGTATAGCTTCCACCAAGACCATCAGTAATAGTTAGTTTGGCCCCATTTACAGAACAGTCTGAGAATCCATCTGGAATAAAAGTATAACCGGAGAAAAATAATTTCAGGGTGGCACCATTGTCTGTGATATTAGCAACGAAGCTCACAATCACATCTGCACAGGTTTTCTTGCAGCAGGTCATCACGCTTTTTACAGCACCACGTATGTCACAGATAACCAGCCACATATTATTCAGGGAATCCGCAACCGTTGCGGGGGCAGATTTCCAGCCACTGATAGCACTCATGTTCCCGGATCCGGAGAGCTGGGTATCTGAGTTTATGTTAGCGCACTGCTTTGATACGGCACCCAACAGGTCAGCACCTTTTCCGGTAGCTGTCTGCAGGGCACAGAACTGGGTGATCAGTTCCTCCACAGCACTATCCAGTGCAATGGGAGTGGAACTGGTAGCCAGACATCCTGGAGCAACGGTGGGGAGTGTGGTGCTGCTCTCTTTATTTTCCAGGGCGGAGAGCCTTCCTTCATGGTTGGTCAGTGTGTTACCCTGTGCGGTTACAGTGGAAGCCAGGGAACATACTTTGTTACCAATGGCTTTAACGTAATCAGAGACACCAAGTGTGGTTACTGTATCTCCATTGGTATCTGTAACCTGGAAGCAGGATGCAATGTTTACATTGACTTCTGCAGGAGTAGCCGTACTGCCTCCAAGGGCACCAATGGCATCCTCCAGGGAGCAGACTTTATTGATCAGAAGGGTGATAGCAGTAGAAAGGTTCTTGGATGGAGCACCAGTGGTTAGGGAACTGTCCACCAGGCACTTGAAATCCAAATCCGTGATGTTTAGTGTATCCAGCAGTTCGCAAACCTGCTGGGCAAGAGCTGCTACCACATCAGAGACACTGTCCCCCGTATTGACTCCAATACAGGTAAGGCATGGGCCCTGCCATGTGACACAGTTAGAGGATACCGGAGAACACCCCCTTTCAGGGAGATTGGAACGGGTTGGAATCATTTTATTTAGGGGATGGATTAGGCTGTAGCCTGCTCTGCAGAAGGCGGAACAACAGTCTTGGCAGCATCGTCAGCTGCCTGTTTTTCCTGCTCATTACGCCTGGCTGCACTATTTAGTGTATTAATCAGGAAGATACCATACTTGGTAGGTATTTCATTAATAAACTGGTTCAGAGCCTGCAGCTCCTCCTGGTTAAGGGTTATTGAATTCATAAGGGACTCATGTTGGTTAATGTAGGAAGCTCCCTACATTATAATATAATCTTTTTGGATCAGAATAACAAACCACTTAACGTCTGTAAATGGGTGTTAACAAGTATGGATAATCCATCACTTCCACAGAGAAACAGTTGATTTGTGTAGTATCAGTTGTTTTCATATCACCTTTGTTTTGGACAAACTCCACACCAAAGGAATTCAGCTGAGTAGTGACATTAAAGTGGGGAAGGTCCAGGGCGTTCTCAACAAAACTGATGGCCGCAGCATAAAGCTCCAGCACCTCAGTCACACTTTGAGTGCCAGTACCTGTATAGGTAAATGAAGAAGTTCCTGTTACTCCACGGAAGGTAGTCCCTGAAGCATATGTTGTACCATTATAAACAACGGATTGCTGCCCATTAACCAGATACAACACTCCTGGCTGTACCTGACCTGATGTTATTGTATAAGCCATTATGGAGCAAGGTTATTAGGTTGAAGGGTATAGCGGATCTGAATGAATTTCTGGTTGATGTTGAATACGTTTGCAGGAGTTCGGTCAAAATTGGGGTCACCATTACCTTTGACAATAGCCCCTGTTCTAACATTACCATTATTGTTACTCTGTGGTTTGGTGCCAATCTCAAAGTAGTACCAAGGATCGCTGTCATGGAAAATCAGTTGTATAGCTCCACCACCGCTGAATGTATTGGTACCCGTGTTGTCTGCCTTAAATACCTGACCTGCATTATATGTTGTACCATTGTAAGTGATGGAACCTGAAACCACATAATAACGTCCAAATGCTTCTAAGGCAGCACCGGCAGTGATCTGAGGATTCTGCCCATCATTGAATCGTACTTCTATATTTTCCCGTGCAGCTGCTTCAGTAGTTTCCCGTACAACTCCTCCTGCACTTGTGGTAAATGTTCCAGGGCTACTTTCCAGGGAGGTAAAGTTATCTCCAGGCTGGTATACCGTACCATTGTAGGTGATAGCCCCCTGTTCAACTGAATAAGGAACGCCAGCATTTAATGTATTTCCTGCAGATAGTGTTCCAGAAGCCTGATCTGCAGTGGCATCAACATACTGCCCATTACGGTCAGCATTAGTCCCAAATACCGGAAACCGCTGGAGTTCCCTGGCCGCACTGTTTACAATAGGCTTAGTGATAATTGTTCCAATCTGAGTGGGATCAGTAAACGTGATACTATTATCAGCAATAGTAATGTTATTAGCAGTATCATTTTCAAAGTCAGAAGTAACTGCATTAGCTTTAGGATTAAGGCCATACGCGATTGACTTTGCACCTATATAGCCTCCCTGATAACTCATGTTTTTGGCAGGACTGTTAAAGGACAATGAAAAGTCTCCATAGGCTAAGTTATTAAATAATGGGTCTGCTACCTGACTATAGGGACAAAATGAATTTTGAGAAGTAAAAAATGCAGCTAATAAATTTCTTAAACCCGTTATTGATGAAATATACGTATAACCCGTTGGAGCAGCATTTGGATAAAATATGGTAGATATGGATTGAGAACTTGCGTTAAGCCTAACATTACATTGATAAAATAAATTAAAATCAGCTGCAAAATTCATGGTGGACGGGCAGCTATAATCTACATTACAGCTATGAAAAATAAGATTTTGATTATTTGCTATTGTGGAAGGGTTATTAAAATAAACATAGCATTTGTAAAATGTGTTATTCCCGTATGCATTGTTAGATTGTATGGTACAGTTATAAAATGTGCAATTATATAAACTAGAAGAATTATTGCCTCCATCAAAAGTTACATTATAAAATGTACAGTCATAACTTGCAGCTGAAAACCGCTTGATCTCTAAGTTTTTAAATTTAACATTATAGGCCCCTAATTGATTGTTGGTAACCAAATATGAACCTAACGTATAGCCATCTATAACAACATCCCCATCACCAACTAATGTTTGTGCAAATAGATCAGAAGCACTGAAATACTCCCTGTATACGCCGTTTCCTATAATAATATATCCGAACGTAGGAGCATGTGCCAGTGCATATTTTATTGTTCTAAAAGGGAACATCCTACTACCGTTTCCCGTTGTATCATTACCCCATAGAGCCACATAGCACGCATTAGAGGGCATAACATCGTTTGCGCTACTATTTATTGTTATACCGTACGGATTGGTCTTTCCCGGCTGATACGTCCAGTTATAAGTTGCACTCATTTTCTTTATTAATTATCTTTTCCTGTGTATATAATTACTGCTCTTGTATTGCCTGAATTAACCCAGGTCCATGTAAAATAGATCTCTGTACCGGCAGTGTAAGTCACACCTCCTGCGGGGAATGCAGCATAGGTGCCTCCGGATCCAAGTTTGTATTGAAGGTTAGTGACTTCTGCACTTCCTGTTAAGGACAGGAGGGTACCAGCCACATCCATATAATCAAATGTCTCTGTGAATCCATTAGCCAGGATCTTGGCTTTGTAGTTCTTTCTTTGATCTGTAACATAAGCCTGTACAGCAGCTGTTGATGGGTAGTTAGTGGATGAATTATCTACTGTCTGTACTTTACTGGTCTGAATCTCCAGAGTACCTGTTATGTCTGGAAGTGTATATACGCGGTCTGCAGTTAAACTATTACCCCAGAAAGAACGTTTAAAACCTGTTGGTGTGATCCAGGTAAGTCCATTTGAGCTATAATACAGCTTCATGTTCCCGGATCCAGGTGTACTCGGAGTAGTGTTCTGCAAAGGCATATTCACTGTACCAGTGCCATCCGTATTGGTTACATTGTAAAAGGGGGCTGTGATTGCATTAGTTGTAGTAGCTCCCCTGCCAGTTACACTCTGGAGAGTCTCACCTCCAGAATTTACCGGGTAACTTGATGGATTATAAGGAGTATATCCAAGGGCCGTAGTTACGTCAGCACTTTGCAGTGCCGCTGCTGTACCATCTCCTTTGATAAACTGAATAGCTGTTCCAGGAAAGCCTGTAAGTTTGTTATAAGCTACTGAAGAAATCCAGGAAGGGTTGTTATAGGTCCCAGACAGGGAGACATAACGGTTGTCTGTATAGTAGGTATCCAGGCCAAAGGTATTGCCATTTAAAACCACACCCGTGCCTGCAGCATAGGTACCAGCACCAGCTACCTGGCCAAAGTTGATAGCATCTGTCCCTATATTAGGAGTGGAACTGTTAATACAGGTCCACTGAGTGTGTCCAAGGGCAGTACCTAATTGAACAAAGACCGTAGCTGATACTAGCAAAGCTCCTGTGTTAGCATCTGTAGCCCTGGTCCAAGAGCCGGACTGTACCACATATATACCATTCTGGGTGGCGTCTGACTGTGCTCTTACCAGGGTACGGTCATTCACAGAGAGTGATACACCATCAACAGTCTGTATACCTGATAAGGTAATGTTTGTAGTGGTAGCTGCTTTGACCTCATTCTTCCAGGTGATACCTGTGATAAGATTATCTACATAGGTCTTATTAATAAGGGAAGTACCATTTACAGGTGCTGCCGAATATTGTATATCAGAGCTGACTACATTACCCCTGGAAACTACGCTCTGCAGGGTTTCACCATTAAGGTTGACAGGATAGCTGGCCGGATTATAGGGAGTATAACCCAGAGCACCTGTCACATCGGAACCTAACAGAACACTGAATGAAGGTGTACCGGCAGCTGTAGTCCTGAAAAAAACATTGGCCGCCTGGGTGTTAAAAGAAAGTGTGCCTGTTGCAATCCCGCTGGCTACCGTAAAGTTTATAGGGGAAGCATAGATACTGTTGGGCGTATTTAAGGTAATCCCGGTGATGGAACTTCCTGCAGTGCTGGTAAAGTTGGAAGCAGTGATAGTGCCATTAAAATGCACGTCTCCATTTCCATTTATATACCCTATCAGGTTATTATTGTAATCATAAAAATCCGTATTGTGGGAAGTGGCAGATCCACCCTTGATCCACATGGCATTACCCGTAGGTGACAAGTTATAGAAACCACCTGCAGCAGCATTATTAGCCCAGGTGCCCCCGATCTCTGCAGCCCCTGCATAGATCTCATTGGTACCCAAATCAACATAACCAGTAGCTCCACTATAAGGAACATAGTTAAGACCATTTGCTTTAACAAAAGCAGTGGTAGCTAAAGTAGTACTGTTATCTGCGGTGGCTGGTGTAGGTGCAGTAGGAATTCCGGTAAAGCCTGGAGAAGCAAGTGGGGCAAGTAAAGCTGTTGCATTGGTAATATCGGATAATAGAGCAACAGTTCCTGTTACATCCACTGGAAAATTGATCTGGGAATCCGTATTTAGATTCTGTGGGAAAACGACAACACCTTTGTGAATACCACTATATGTGTATACGCCATCAGCCATGAAGTCACTGTATAAACTGGCTCCAGATCTGATTCTAAGACTGGCTGATGAGAAAATGCTATAGTTTAAGCTGCTATTATCACCTGAGGCATAGGCTTTGATTGTTACGCCGGGTCCTAAATTAAGACCATTCTGAAAAGTCTTTACACCTGAAATGGTTTGTTCTGTGGAATCAATAGTGACATACTTACTTAAATCAGGCTGTGGTTGGGTTACTGTTCCACCATTGACATAAATGGGAGCAATTCTTACTGAACCTGCAGGAACAGCAGGTTCGATCACATCCGAAGTGCCTTCTGTTCCCTGTACCAGGGAAAGGTTTCCGGAGCTGTCACCCACGATCAGATCTATCCGCTGATTGCCCGTATCAGCTGTAGTAATTGTGAATGACTGGGCAGCAGCTGTATGTGTAACAAGATCAATCCTCCAGGATACATTATTTACGGTGATAGTTGTACCAGACTGCTGAATAGGATCAATGCTGATTAAACCATCAGGAAGCTTCTGATACTTATTATCAAAAAGAGGGTCTGAAGAATTGATACCATAACCAGCAAGATTAGTTGGAACATTGGTGAGATCTGTAAAAGAAGTAACGGTCTTTTCAAGCTGCCAGCCAGTACTGTTACCACAGTTGGTAATATCCTTAAGAATATAATAGGCTCCTTGTGAAATAACATAGACCTTGGTTACGTATTGTTTCAGCTGGTCATATTTACCATTCCCCGGACCTGAAGAAAGCCCATAAAGAGTGGGCAGGTCAGCAACTACTTTGGTACCCCCTCTAAGGTAATCAGCATCCAGCTGGGCATTCTGCTTGTTATTCGGTTCAAAAATATCTGGATAGGATAAAGCCATAGTTTAGGAAATAGCTAAAGTATTGTTAGTAAATGCGTTTGTGGCATTGGACTTATAAAGGTTATAAGACCCGGTAACCCCGTACTGATTGGTTACAGTAATGGACATCCCCACTTCTGTGAAAGCACCAAGTACGGGCGTAGCTCCATCCTGGATGATACCTGTTATATTGCCAAATGAAGCCAGGTAAGCAATGAAGGTATATAAGCCTGTACCAGCTGTTACTCCTGTAAGTGTACGGGTTCTTGAGGATAGAAGGATCCCATTGCCCAGGGCATAGGTCTGTGTGTCCGATAGCACGCCATTAGTGGTATTATAACCATAGAGGTATAAATACTGAAAACTGATACTGGTGGTTCCTGAAGTTGATGTTGTATAGGCATCAGTCACCTGGAAACGGTAAGCAATAGAAGTACTGCTTTTCAAGGAGCTATCATTGTGATTGATAGACGATATGGTTACTGATGATCCGGAGACACTAACAGCGGCATTAAGATTGGTCCAGGTGCCTCCGTTTACAGAGTACTGTAATTGATAGGATATGAGTGCTACATTTGGACTGTTTTGGGTAATCGTACCAGTGATGTTCGTACTCACATTACCTATTTCTCTGGAAGCATTGGTCTGCGGACCATTAAGAGCCCCGGCTGTCTGGGAAATAGAAATAGTGGGAGCTGCATAAGCACCAGGAGTAATATTTATTGTAGCTGTATTGGTGCCCCCTGCAGAATCTGTAACAATATACTGGTAGTTAAAGGGCTGGGTATTAAAGTTGGTATCTGTCAGTGTATGGGTGAAGGTAGTAAGAGCAGTGCTGGTGCTTAACGTGGTCCAGGCTCCTGTGTTATTTCTTCTCCATTGCAATACAGCTGTAGAAACCGAAGCTCCTAAGGAGTTTATGGTAAAAGAAAAGTTCAGTACATTACTGATATTGGTCTGGTTGAACTTTATCGTAGTAGGACTTGTCAGAGAAACTGTAGGAGCAATGGCTTCTACAGCACCTTCAAGCAGTAGCATCCTGGCTGATTTATCTGTTGCAGGAACCTGGGATCCGGATGTCCATTTCAAATAGTTTTTTCCTCCGGAAAGACTGACCGTAAAATCACTGGTAAAGCTTCCAATGATCTTATAGACACTACCAGTCCAGAAGTAAGCTTCCCTGGTAGATGTATCCAGGTATATTTTAGTTGTGATTCCTGTGGCCGGGAAGTTTGAAATGCTACTGTATTGTTCAAGACCACCTGAGGCCGGAAGATCCGCCAGGGTAATATAACCACTGTCATTGGTCAGATCACTTGTCTTTGCAGGAATGGATGGCTTGTTTTTTATAAAATCATCCTTGGTGGTATCCACCTCATTCCAGTCCGGCTGTACATTGATCTTAGCTCCATCCTGGATGCCAGCCAGCTTGTTTTTTTCAGCAGTGGTATAGTCATTAGAGCTTAGACCCATACCAGCTACCTTGTCTACCTTATTGGCAATAGCGTTACTGATCGTGGTATTCAATGTATCCAGAGCGGCCTTGTAAGCATCTGTAAAATCATTGGTACTTAACTGCTTTCCGGTAACCTTATCTACTTTACTATCAAGCAGGGTCTGAATATCAGAAAGGGCTGTATCTGTTTTCCAGGCAGCACCTGTCCAAAGGTAAAGATTCTGAATATCTAAGTCATAGACAATAAGCCCTGCATCATTTACAGTCAGCGTACTCCCAAGGGTAGTTCTATCCACTGTGGACAACGGATGCATCCTGGCATTAAGGATCCTGTTTTTGACCAGATCAATGTCAAAATAATACTGTTCTAACTGGTTCATGGATTAGGATAGGTTAGCTGTTCCTGCTACAGCAGATGAAAAGTGGATTTCCAGGTTATTGGTATCCACAGGAACGATCATCCCGCGTATCACACCCCCCGAAAGGTTCCTGGTGAATACGTTTGGAATAAACCCAAGATTATGCTGGATGATCCAGATCGTGCTTGGTGTACTCTGGGTAAAGGTGAATGTTCCCCCACCGTCAATATTAACAGCCGGATTCAGGTTGATCTTGGTGATACAACCATCTGTATTTACTTCAATGATATTGTCTTTTGTGAGGCCATGCGGGTAGTTTATCTGAAAACTCCTTGGAGGCATAGAACATGAATTTTCCTGGATGGTCCCGGATCCACCTGATAGGGAGTCAAACAATACTCCAGGATATGTGGTATCCGGATCAAAGACTACATCCAGACTGGTGGAGTAATTAATGGAAACGTCACTGAGAGCTCCTCCATCATGGTTTTGCTGCCAGTCAACAATCTGCTTGCGTATCCAGGCCATCTCTATATCCCCTTCTACAGAGCAAGACTTTACACCAAAACGCTTCTGCATGAATTTCTTCTGCACCACGTCTGCAAAGGCTTTATAGTACTCATATTTTTTGGGGATCAGATCTCTCATTTGGCTGTAGTGGTAGTGTTGTTGCTATTGATGGTAGCCTGTGCTTTCTGGGCCAGCTGGTGATCATAGGTCTGGATGCACGCTGTACAAACAGAAGCTCCATTGGTAGCTACTCTGCGTTGGCAGCCGCAGGTGATTACGCGGCCACAATTGGGACAAGTTGGTTGTGTTGACATATGATTATTGAATTGATTTAACAGGTTTTACAGCCACCAGAAAATTTATGAAGACGTTTCTGGGCATATTGGAACATCTCTATCCCCTGTGTGGGGGCATTGCAGTACTCTACTTTTACCTTGGCAGCATCCAGAAGGGAGCGGATAAACCGTAGTTCCCGGAGCTTGGCCTTTACTTCAGCGGTAGGCTCACATCCGGCTATCTCCAGTTTACAGAGCTGCTCAAAATATTCATTCAGAAGATGGGTGATACGGAGGTACTGGTATTCCACAAACACCTGGTCATTAGGAGAAACCGAATAAGCTACTTTATAGATTCCGTCAGGAAGATCTGGCATATATTCAGAACAGCCGCCCTGATATATCCCAAGCGTACAGGCATTAAGAACCAGGTTGAAATAAGGCAATGTTTCTATCTGTACAGGAACAGTAAATCCTGGAGCAGTGATCTGAATCATCCCACAGGTTGTTTTCAGATCCGCAGCATAAGTGCTGGTATCAAATAGCCGGAAGATCTGGGTATTGTTGGTATCAGGAATCTCAAGTGATAGCTGGTGTTTCATTTGGGCAGAAAGTAGGGAAGGTTCCTATTAATAATATACTATTTTCAAATGACTTTATCAAAAAAAGAAAGGGCATCCGCCTGGCGGACACCCTTCTTCTAAGGAGTGCTATAAAGGATTAGTAAGTCTCCAGTGCGATGCTGTTACCAGCTGAAGTCAACATACCCTGGATCAGGTTCGTTAACGGAGTGGTATCAGTACCAGTTGGCACCACAATCTCCAGTAAGTACTGGTCGTTGTCAAAGGTTGATGTTGGGTTCATCAGACGTGGTACGTTATGGAGCACGTATACCCTGTCATAAAGAGCACTGCGGTCAACGATGCTCAATGAGTAGTCATCCTCAATCTCTCTCATGCGGATAGCATCCACAAAGTTTGAATCATGGAACGGCTCCTGACGGTAGCGTTTGTCCAGGATCACGTCTCTCAGTACGCTTTCACCAACACCCTGGGCCTGTTTAGGGGCTTGCAGTTCAGCTACGTTCTGTGCAGTGGCAGTGTTGGCATGTGGATATACGGCACATGGGTCATTGCTCTCATCAGTTACAGAAAGATAGATGAACAGGGGCTCCAGGTCATACTTGTCAGTCACTGTGAAAGTACAGTTACCGAACTTGGTGTCCACGTAAGCTACCTGCAGTACTACACCTGCTACCACAGCTTTTACAGCAGCAGCGTTAGTACCATCATATTTTACAGGAGCATAAGTGTCATCAATAGCAGTACCGAATACCACCACTTCATTCACAGCAGCTGTAGTAGCCTTGCTGATGGTTACCGCAGTACCTGCAACAGCAGTCACCTTGGTAAGCGGAGCAATACCGGCACCATATACCAGCTGACCTACTGCTACACTTGCATTGGCAGCATCAAGGGTCAGGGTAGTGCTACCACTGGCAGCAGTTGCCAGCTCTGAAGTAGTTTTCACTACAGCAGTAGCTTTGACGAAGTTGCTGACGATTGGGTTGTTGTTAATCTGATCAGCCCAGCCGAGCATCACAGAAGCGGCATCTACCGGATCACCGGTACAGCCAGAAGAGCAATCACCATTGCAGCAGCCGGTGTAATAGTCAAAGGTGTGGTAAATGTTGTGGCTCAGGAACCTCAATGCAGGTGAACCTTTAAGGTCCAGACGCAGGTTATAGGTTTTGCCGCAGGCAAAGCTCAAACCAACATCTGAGGCATTGTTAGTGCCTGTCCAGCCCAATTGAACGATCTGGCTCTGTGGAGAATGTGAGGTGATCTTGATCAGACGGCTCACATACTTAGGGTTGATCACTTTGGACTTCACGGATTCCTGGTATCCACCATGGAAAGGTCCGATCTTGTCAACACTGTGGTAGCTACCTTGTGCCAGGATGAATGGTTGGTTGGTGCCAGCAGCAGGAGCAGCTGTGATAGCCGCGTAGCTTTTAGCATCAAACAGACCCACTACACCTGCAGTCAGGTTGGCAGTTGTACCAGTGTTGGCTACAGTGATACTGCCAGCGTTAGTGGCAGCAATGTAGACTTTCTTAAATGCATTAGGAAAATACATAGGGTTTGGTATGGGTTAAATAAACAAAAGGGGTTATTTCAGGTATTGTAATCTGTACAGGGTCTGAGCCAGCAGGGTGCAGACATTATCTATCTCATTCTGCAGCCAGGATTCCTGGAAGATGCTCCTGGAGGTCATGATGTAATTGTAGATCTCACGGGTCATCTGGATGGAGTCCTGTTGTGGCTTGCTCTCCGGGACCGTCACGTCTACCAGTCCATAGATCCCTTGCCAGGATTCTATGATGGTATCTACGATGTCCAGCACTTCATCATAAAGAATGTTGAGAGCTTTGTGCTCCCAGCCGCTCTTATGAAACTGTCTTAAGTGCGTGAGGTGAGCCAGGTCCCTGATCTGCATCAGTCTTCCAAAGAATTCTGCTTCTTTGGTATAGCCGGATGATCTGGGTATTTTTCTATCAATCATTAGTTGTTACGTTCAGCGTTCTGTGAGTTTCTCTGGAACTGCAGCTGGGACTCTATGTCTCCTGCAATGATGGAACAGGTCTCATCTATCATGAGCTCCACGATGTCATCCTTGAACTCAGAGGTCTGGTCCGATCCGTAAATACTTCCGGTGGCTATATCCATGCTGCCCCTGAACTGTACAGGTCTTGGCTGACGGTAGTAAATCAGCTTGGGAGCTACGATGTCAAAGAGGCCGTTGGTGTAGATCCGGATCTTATTACCTATGAGGGTACAGAAGGTTTCTCCCCACTCAAAGTTTGGATTGGAGTTATCATCAATCAGGAGCTGGTCTGCATCCGCCTCTTCTGCCAGGTATACCCTGAAGGTCCTGGGCGGACAGGTTATAGTCCTGCCTTTGATGGTTACCCGTTTGTACTGCAGGTAGTCCTCCGGGAGTGTGGCTGTCTCAAAGTAGATTCCCTGGTTAAAACCGGTGAGGTCCTTTTGATGCAGCAGGATCTGGAGGTCGTCCACCCTGCGGGTGCTCTGCTCATCACCTTCCTTGAACAGGTTGTTGCCATGGAGCTGCCTGCGTACCCATTCCACCTGGGCTTTGTTGAAAGCCTCAGCGATCTGCCAGTCTTCTATGTTGTCATAGTCCTGGCTGGATAGCTTATTAAGACGCTCCTTGATTTTGAGCTTGAGCAGGTTGTTGTGCATAGGGTGAAAAAGACCCCGGAGAGTGTGCTTGGATCAGAGGCATCCGGGGTATGTTATCTTCTTACTGGTTCCAGTACTTTTCTACTTTCTTGGTAAGGTCTACCAGAGCCTCCTCGTTGAGCGGGTTCTTTAAGAACTCTGCCACGTCTGTTGGCGTGCGGCCCATCATCAGCTGTTTCTCCATGTGGTAGATGAATCCATCTGCCTTGGTTGCTATGAACCGGTAGAAGTTGGCATCCTTCACAATGGCACGGATCTTTAAGGATTCCATATCCAGGTTGGCCACTTCCAGGAAGCGTGCAGCTGTTTTCTTTTTATCCTTGTCAACCAGTTCTCCGTTGATGTATTTATCCATGTTGTCATAGACAATATCATTAGGAGTGGATTTCTTGTACTGGGCACTGTTAGGATCCAGTACCTTGGCCACGTAGAACAGTTTGTTGGTATTCTTGTCAAATAACTTCTGGAGTTCAGCTGCAGCTTTGTTACGCAGTTTCTTAACTTCTGTGTTGGCTGATGCGGTTTCTTCCAGCTTGTCTAAGTAAAACTTAGGAGGAGTGGGTTGCTGGCGGGCATGTTCCAGGCTTCTGGCTACGATTGAGAAACCACCAGCTTCAATAGCATAGAGCTTGATCAGATCATAAGGATCTTTTTCAGGATCCAGGAACAAAGGGTCATTACCAGCTTTGATCTCTATCTTATCCCAGAACTCGGCATTGTCAGGCTTCAGAAGCCTTACCTTATTCCAGAACTCTGCATCTTCTGGCTTTACCACGTTGGAGGCAAGCACCTTTTCCAGGTGTGATACGGTCTCCCGGATGTTGCGGATCTTGGCTTCTCTTTCCTCAGGATCCAGGTCCAGGAGTTCAGGAGCAAACTCGTTTAAGCCGGTGAGGTATCTTTTGATACCGTTGATCTCCAGGCAGGCCAGCTGCTCAATGTGCATGGCCCCGTCAAAAAGACTTAGACCATAGTTCTGAAGTCCCATATTCTCTACCCTGGGATCAAAGAACGGACGTACAGCTACTGAAGTACGTCTCTTGTTCTGAGGGTATTTCTCTACGATAGTAACACTCATTGTTGGTTGTTGGTTAAGATATAAGGCTGTCCGGGGCGTTGTACTGCTTCTCCAGCTTGTCCATACGCAGCCCCTGCCTTATTTTCTTTTTGGATCCTGTAAAAAGTTGCAAACTTTTCTAAGACGTGCTTGTTACAGGATGTAAGGTTTAGGGTTATTCAATAGTGATACGGGGTTGGATCAACTATTTGCAGGGCAGGGGGAGTTTTAGTTCACTCCCCCGCTGCATTAGTATCTTAGAATGATCCGCCAGTGATTGGGTTTCTCATTACTAACTTCAATACTTTAGTTGGGTCCTTCACCCAGATGGCTGGCATGGTTTGAGTCATGAAGACTTTGTAACCGGTGAAGTTGCCGTTAGACTGGAATCCTGCTGTACGGCCCATGTAGTCCATAGTACCGTTCTGATACCACCATCTTAACTGATTGTCCCATTTCCTCTTCAGAAGGAAGATGTTGTCCTGGGTGTTGTCAGTGATGTCAAAGATGATGAAGTTGTAAGAGCTCAGAGGGAAACCATCTATGATCGGGTTCTCAATGTCATTGGTATGAACATTGTCAAAGGCAGGGTTCAGCACGAACTGTACGTTTGCCAGGAATGGGATCACGTACTGAGTGTATGCATAACCGAAGTTCAGGTCCATGCCTTTACCAGTGATGGCACCGATGTCAGAAGCATTGATCACCAAGCCAGAGTTGATAGCCTCTTTCTTGATAGCCTCGTTCACGAGTTTCATACCGGCCATACCAGTTTGAACTACGATCTTGCGTTTTGGATCCGGACCTTTGAACTCCACTTTACCATTGTAGAAGTTGAACAGCTCAGTCTTGAACAGATCCAGGGTAAAAGAACCCTTGTTGAAGATCCGCTTGTAAGAGTTATCCAGCTGCTTCCACAAACCAACGCTCAGACGAACATCATCCGGACCGTCAGTTTTGATGCGGCCACCCTGACCCCACATGAGGTAGGTCTCGATGTCATTAGAGATCTTGGTTAAGTGAGCTGCCTCCAGGGTAGTTAAGAAGCTGCGTGACAGGCTACCGTTCTGGTAAGCTTTCTTCACATAGTCCTTACCCAGTTTGGAAGCCATGTCCTCCAGGGAAGTGATGGAAGGATCAATACCCTTGTCAAAGTTTCTCCAGAGCTCCACTACAGGCACTGTACCGTCAGCGTTCATGCCACCCTTCATCATCAGATCCGCCTGGGTACTGATTGAATAGTGTACGTGAGCTTCAGCACCACCTACGTAGTTGTAGAACTCACGGAAGCCGCTTGATACGTTACCCAGGTCTGAGAAACGCTCTCCATACTCACCAGAGCGGGCAGAACCTTTACGGAATACCTTGGTACCAACACGGAGATACTTGTTGTCCAGGAATTTCAGGTTGTCATTGTTGACTAACTGCACGGTGTAGATGAAGCCATCTCCAGAAGGGATGATGTCATCATTGGTGATGTAGATTTCCGCACCATTGTACTTATCATAGGTGATGATGTCACCGTGACCAAAGGCACGTTTGTTAATTTTGAGTTTGAAGGACTGGCCATCCACACCTTTCTGGTTGTTAGCTGGCTCAATGTCTTCAACGATGTAAGGTAGATCCTGCACAATTGGCACCTGCCATTTGTACTCTCCACGCATGTTATTGACTTCAATAACATTCTTTCCGCCAAATGAACTCATCTGATACAAAGGCATTTCTACCTTTTGTACCATGGCCCAAAGATCTACAGGTCCGAGATCCTGGGGTTCTGCTGATTTCAACATGTTGGATAAGTGGTAAGAGTCTACGTGGGAACTCGTAGAATAGTTCGTGTCACGCAGGAATATACCATTATTCAATACTGGTGTTGACATAGGGTTTAGGGTTGTTTAATAGGGTTAAGGGTTCTTGGGTTATTATCTTTTAAAAAAGCTGTTGTTCTGACGTGGGATCCTGCGGGTCTTGTTTTCTTCCTGCTCTTCCAGTGTGTTGGTGGATCCGTTTTTGCGTTGCTGTTCTGTTTTCAGCTTGCGGGATATTTCTGCAGCTGCCTGGTTCTGGCCTGTCTTGGCAAGGCTCTTCCGGTAGTCATCCGGATCAGAGAGCAGCCACAGGGCTTCAGCGATCAGCTGGTAGTTAGGCTCTACGAACTGGTGCTTTTCCAGTAAGTGTCCCAACAGGTTGGTAGGACGGCCACTCATAGATGGATACTGTGCCTGGGTTAAACCGGAATACAGTTTTGCCTGTGTGTTCTTATCCAGCTTCAGACCATTGATCTCTCCTGGGCGGAGAGCTTCAAATACATTGTCCATGTATTCTTTCACGGCCTGTTGTTGCTGCTGCTTCTGCTTTTCCTGCTCGGCAAGCTTCTGGGCCACGATCTCTTCCTGCATCTTGTCCAGTTTCGGTTTGAACTGGCCTGCTTTCTTACCCAGCACTCCCAGGTCTTTCCAGGTAACAATCTCTTCGTCAATCTCCTCCGGTGTACCGAACTTGGTAGCCTGCAGGTAATTTCTTACGATGGACTCCTGGTCACCGTCATTGGAAGGATCCAGTTCCCTGGTCTGCTCCACATGAGCAAGGGCCTGGAATAGACCTTTAAGGTCCTGACCTCCGTCAGCCACATACTTGGCAGCATATTGCAGCTCCTGTGGAAGGGATTCAAAGAATTCCTTTGGGGTCTGGCTGGCAATGTCCTCCTTGATCTGGGTGATGTTGGCTGTGTACAGCTCGTCCAGATCCTTCTCAGACAAAGAGCCTAAGTATTCATCAAGGGACTGTTTTTCCTCATCATAATCATCAAAGGCAAACATCTCCTTGGATTCAATCCGCTTTTTAAAGAACTCAATCAGGCCGTTCTTTTCAGTCTTAGGCCTTCCTGGTTTTTTCTTCTCCGGATCCTCGTCATTCTCAGCTGTCTCCAGCTCATTCAGGATGTCATCAACCTTTACAGGAGGAGCATCTGCTGGTGGATTCTGGTTCTCCGGGTCCTTAACAGGTTCTGGCTGGTCTTCATCTTCATTATCAATGAATCCGAGATCAACCGGCTTGTTAGAGAAAAAGTTTGGTTTAGCTGCCTCGGCTGGCTTTGTTTTATCTTCACTGGTTGGAGTTAGGATGTTGTCAGATCCGGGAGCACCTAACCATGAGTCAATATTATCCAGGTCTACATCAACCTGTTTAACATTAGTGGTTACGTCTGGCATAGGGTGTTGGTTGTTGGTCTCTTTGTGTATCTCTACAATAGAATATACTATTTTAAACTCTAAAAATTTAGGGTACTTGTAGAATTATGGCATCTTGTAGAGCTGAGGGGCGGATCATATGGCTATAATATGTTTTACTTCCCTTTGGGTTTGTCAAACTTGTTCTTATTGGTACGGGCCACTTCCAGGGCTGTGCGGTCACGTTCCCTCTGGGCCTGAAGCTTTTCCCGTTCCAATTGGTTCTTCTGATCAGCCTGGATCAGCTTGTTAGATTCCTGCTGGCGTTTAAAGTCCATGGTATCCTGATACTGCCTGGAGGCTTCGATCTGCTGGAGGGCATCCATGTAGTCATTCTGGGCATTGTTATTCAGGTCTACGCCTGCACCCATACCGGCTGCGCGAATCTCGGCCACCATGATGTCCTTCTGGCGGTTCTTGTCTGCCTGGTCCGCATCCCACTGCAGCTGCATTTGTTTCTGCTGCTCCTGGCTCTGGAGTTGTTGTTGCTGCATCTGTTGTTCATGCTGCTGCTGCTCCTGGCGGATGGCATTGGCTTTCTGTTCTGCTGCTTTCAGTACTGAGGTCAGTTCCGCCACAGAGTCTGCCTTGATCACATTGCCCAGGTCATACACAGAAGCACCCATGGTATTATTATTCAGCACGAGCTGCTTCATCTGCTCCATGATCGCACGGGCATTGACATTGGTCGTACAGAAGATGTTGAAGTCCCTCATCAGGAGCTTGGTCCCGTTGATCTGGAAGTTCACCTTCTCATCATTGGAGGTGATATACTGCAGCCTTATGGAAGGCTTGGTAGAGTGGTAGTACTGGGCCAGGTCGGTCCGCATCTGGTGGACCCTTGGCATCAAATAGTCACTGTGCTGGGTAAAGTAAATCTCTGTCTGGGCATAGCTGGCATTCAGGGCTTGTTCCACACCTGTTGCTGTCTCCTGAGAGATCTGCTGCCCCATTCTTTGTGGGTTGATCCCGATGACTTCAAACGCCTGGTTCTTAAAGTAAGTTGCAAGCTGAACACGAGACATAAGCCTCTGAGTCTGTTCCAGGTTGAGGACACTATAGTGTTGAAAGTTGAGGGCATTTTCCGTGTTTGTAATGGTTGTATCCAGTGGCAGCATCTGGAAATTCTTCATGGCCACATAAGCCTTGGCCAGGTTGTTCTTGCCCCAGTCTTCTCCCAGAGAGTGGCGTGGAAGGGCATTCTGATCCAAAAGGATCACGGTACCCAGTTCATCCACCAGTATGTCAGCAATCTGGTTATTTACTACGTTATAGGCAATCTGATACGGCTTCATGGTATCTACCAGAGCCACAGATTTGGTGTTGCGGTCAGAGAAGACAGCTCCTTCAACCGGAAGTTTGCATCCGTAAAGGTTATCGTCTCCCTTGAACTGGAAAGGAAGTCTTCCGGGCTGGCCACCTTTCAGGCCCAGGTAGATCGGGTTGATCCCCCCAGGATTGCTGGTGCCCCAGTAGGCCGGACGGTTAGGTCCGATCTTGACCCCGCCCCAGACCTCGTTGATCCAGATCCAGTCTATGTGTTCCCCAAATATGAGGTTGTCTTTTGTCTTTGTTTTATAAACAGCCGTGTTGTACACAGGCTTGTCGGTCACCTTGTAATCCTCAGTGACAATGTCCTGGATCAGCTGGCCGTCTTCGGTGATCTTGGTCAGGTGGCCCACCTTACGCTGGCTTTTCCAGTATACGGTGGTGACCCTTAAAAGCCAGGAGTTACCATGGTCAAAGAGGTCTTCACTCTCTCCCAGGATCCAGTTGACGATGTCCCCGTTAGGCATGGCATTGTCATACATGGAAGTGAACTGCCTCATGCCCAGGGATGGCATCTGGGTGTTCCATTCGTGGGAACGGGTAGCATCATAGAAGCTACCATCATTCTGCACACCCGGCATGTTATAACCGGCAGATCGTACCGGGTAGATGGCCTCCAGGGACTCTAACTGGTCCTGGGTCATCATCCAGCCATATTTGTCAATCACATCCGGGATGGACATCATATCCATCTTGCCCACGTAGTTCCCATTGGATACGTAGCGTACATCAGGAGACTTGTGATAGAAGGTAAGCAGTGGGTTCCACAGCTCCACTTCATAGTCATCCTCATACATCTGGAAATGCCAGAACTCACGGTCTGTGATCAGCATGTCCCTGAAGCCGCGCTCTTCCAGCTCCTGCATCTTGAAACGCTGCTCGTCTATTTTAAACTGGTGGGTAGCCCACTCTTCCTGCAGAGACCTGTAGTCTTTCTGGAAGAACTGCTCGATCTCCGGAAGGGACTTGAGGTTCTGTGGGTCCATCATCTGCTTGCCCTGCTCAGAGTCTTCGGCCAGGCCCATGTTCATGAGCTTGATCCGCATCTTCTGCTCTGCTTCCGCAAGCAGCGTCTGCTCGATCATGGCCCGCTTCTCTTCCAGCATCTCATTGTAGGAGATGTCATCCACGGCACGGAACTGGATCTTGCTGACCCGTTTGGAGAACTCCGTGCATAATACGTTGATCACATTGGGGATGATGGGGTAGAACTTCAGCTCCAGGGCAGATTCATCTTCTTTGGTGAGAATGTCAATCATTTCCCCGTATTCATTGTCATCCTCTACGATGTAGTCGGACTTATCAATAATACCTTTGGCCAGCTTGTAGTTCTTCATCAGCCGTTTGGCATTACGCCTCAGCTGCTTCATTCCCTGGAACTCCAGCCAGTCCATATTCCAGGAACTCCATTCAATATCCTTATCCTTCTGGGGCAGGAACTGTACGGGCTGGGTGAGGGTACCCATTCTTTTAAGCTCAGTCTTGGCTCCCTTTTTTAAATCAAGGGCATTGTATATCTGCATGGTTCGTTTCTATAGGGTGGCTTCTTAGCGGAGATTCTTGAAGGGATTTCTCTTGAAAAAGCTGCTGTTGTTTGTAGAGGTAGAGCCTCCAATGTGACGGAAGGGGCTCATATTTAATTTACTCATTTTAGAGGAATTCTCCAATTTATCCTGGGTCACTTCTACACGTTTTTGCATACCACGGCTGGCCCGCTGTATATGAACAAAAGCTACCAGGGAACAGTAGGATACCAGGCGGTCCACGTTGAGGCCGTGATGGTAGGCTCCGGCCTCCGTGAGGATCATGGGATCAGGGATCCTTTCCACACCACGGACAGTGCTCAGGATCTTTCCATTCTCGTCAAATTCATGATCCAGCTCCTCTTCCATGAACTGGATGCCATAAGAGAGCAGGTGGTTCTTGAACATGGTACCAGTATTCTTCCAGCCATAGTCCGCGTATACGTTCATGTTGGAACCCAGTTCCTTTAAGAACAGGATCTGATCCTTGGGCACCAGGAAGCGTTGCATACGCTTGGAGATCATGTACTGGATGAACAGGGAGACGTTGTTCTCCACCAGGGTCCAGGCATTGTACCAGCGGATGATGTACTCCAATCTTTCATGGGTTTTCTTTAAGTCATCAAACCTTCCGCACCAGGTGGCTACTATTTTATCTCCTTCCACGTAGGTGGAGACTTTTCCGTTGCCTTCATCTTTAGTGACTTCAATAGCATTCTTGTAAACGATGATGGAGCAGAGAGACTCGGAGGTTGTGGTCTTTCCTTCTCCCACTGGATCCACAGAAGCATAGTACGTTCCCCAGGGAGCATTCTGCATGGGACGTTCCCACACACAGATCACGCCTTCTTTGTCTTCCGTCTTTTTAGAGATCGGGAACTCCATGATGGGGATCTTTCGGGAAGCCCTGGCATCTATCTTCCCGCCCTCTGTTTCAAAGAGCTCCAGGTATTCACAGGGGTATTGCTTCTCCTCGATCCTTCTGAGCTGCTGGCTCACCAGGTGTATGGGGAAGAGGGCTTCCTTACGGGAGGCAAAGGCTTCTGCAATGTTGCGGGGGTGCTGGGAGAGCTCCAGCTGGTAGGCTGCAGGATCAAGATCACGCTTGCATTGGGCAAAGTAAGCATCCAGGGCATCCAGGGCCTCTTTAACGAGGCTGTTGCCAAATTCATCTATGTAAGGAGGCATACTCCACTGCTCCGGAATAAAGAGCCCGGATCGGCCCAGCGTGCCCTTATCATCCAGTAGGTCAGTCTCTACTGAATAGAAATCGTTGGCATCCGGGTTCAGGATGTATTTTTTCAAGGGACCGCACTGGTCCAGATCACCCACGGAGCCTGCCGCTATGAACATACCGGTAGTAATCATACCGGATTTCATGGCAGGACGCATATACCCGTAGGTCTCGTCCATCTTGGGTGCGATACCCGCTTCCTCATGGAAGAAGTAGGTTACCGGACCACCTACACCATTAGTGGCATCCTTCTCAAAGGACATGCCCGTAAACACGCTTTTTAAGCCCTTGTAGGTATCGCGGCCTCCGATCCTTACTTTGATACGTTGTTGCCATGATAAGACCTTGTCGGGCTCATTAGGGCGGTACCAGGCCGTATGTTCGTTGAGGAAGTTACGGTACTCGTCCAGAAACTTCCAGGAGCCCTTCTCATTGATATAATCTTTGAGGCTGGCACCCAGTTTCATGACGGCACCCTGCTCAAACCAGTACTGGTTGAGGAGTTTGGCAATGTGGAAATAAGAGGAGGCAATCTGACGTTTCTTAAGGATGCAGGAATGCTTGTAGTGCAGCTCCGCCAGCAGCTCGTAAAGAGCCATGTGGTACTGTGCATCCCGGACCTTGGCAAAGCCGAACTTCTTTTCTTCCTTGTCATAGATGGGAAGAAAGTTCAGCCACATGTAGTAGTCCCTGGTCAGGTACCAGGTCTTTCCTCCATGCTGATAAATAACGCCCTTTCTGCACTTGTCTTTCTGATCGTCCCAGTACTTGATGAAGTCCTTGCTTCTGAAGGGAGAGAGGTTGCCTGGGTAGACCCCGTGCTGTTCAAAATAGCGGGCCTGCTCATTAAAGAGGAAAGAGGTCTCATCAAACTCATAGAGGCCAGGTTCTTTAAAGACGCTCTTAACGAAGGCCGTATAGTCTTCTCTTGTTTGAAAGTCTCTTGAGGTCCAGATCTTAACGTCATTGTCGTAAACAGGTACAGTAATGTAGGGTGTGGTGGTTGTTGGGTTTGGTGTCATTAAGGGTTAGGGTCTTTGGTGTATCAACTGTCATAGGATAGTCGTTGTCCCCCCCTGACATTGGTCTGCTGTTCTTCCTGCAGATCCTTGTATACACCCTTAAATGACTGGCGGACCGCATCAAACTTTTCCATGATGCGAAGCAAATCTGTTGCAGAACCATCACGTCCAAACGTAGGTACTTCTGTGGCCAGCACTCTGGACATATTATCCAGGGCTTTCTTCATGGCATAGTAGGCACGGGAGGTCTCTGTCTCGTATAGTTTGGCAGTGACTTCCAGGGCGTGCTGTATGGTTTCGTCTTCCGTGGAAAATTCTGCTCCCACCTCCTGGAGGATGAGCTCCTCCTTATCTGATTCCGGGGTATGAAAGAAGGGATTCAGCTCCGGGTTGGGACAGGTCATATAGAACAAATACTGGTAGATGGAGAGATAATCCTCCGGGTATTCGTTCATAATGTTTCGTAAAAAGTATAGGGTGTAACAGTGTTCAGTGGGGATGACTTTCCCGTTCTGTACATCAAATAGTCTGATCATGTATAGTCTATGGTTAGCACTTGGCAAGGATGTTGGGCTCCAGTGAGAGCTCAATCTCGTAGTGGGTGGTCTCGTTATCTGCGTTGGATACTTTGTACTCTAAGAGGCCACCAGGACGGATGGTGATACCGGTGACAACTCTGATTAACTGTTCGGGATCTGTTTTGAGATAGACAAAACCTCCAATCTCAAAAGCTTCTTCTACGATCATCATGGTTAGCTTAGGTTACGGATCCGCTGAATATTATCAGCAGGAGTGAGACCATTGTGTTTAGGTGCCCGCTTGCGGGTAGTGGCATAATTTGTCTTGTCCCAGTCTTCAATGGGAACAAAGAACCGGATCTGCCGGTCCGGGTGAAATTTATAGCCCAGGATGAACCACCCTGGGCTAATAGATCCATCATGGTCCTGAGTTGTTCTCCAGACCAATCTGGGATTGAAACATTTGCAAAGAGCGATCCACAGGGCTATCCTCACCTGATCCAGCTCCATGTAGGAGCGGTCTTCCAATAAATCAGTTGGTGCTGAAATCTCTGGTTTTCTTTTGAACCATTCTTTGATTCCCATATTTGCTGGCTAAGTTGATCAGGCGGTTGTTGTACCTGCAGTGGAAATAATACCTTCTCAGGAGCTCATCACGTAGTAAATGATAAGCCCCTACAGAATTATAATAAGCAATTTCTTTCTCATATTCATAGGCAGTCCAAAAATGTTTGTCTGCCATACGAATGATTGATCTTTGTATATAACGCTTCTTTATATTTTCTATAAGGGCTTTCATAGTCATGGATTATTCTGCTTCATTAACTTCTCGGAGGAAATCCTTGAACCCGTCAACCACTTCCATATCATTGGTAGTGAGTTTTCCACGGACGTAGATGTCTCCATTGTCATCAATTCGGAAGATGCTTCCATTGGGTCCCTGAATATCCAGGACAGATTGTGGTTCTTCTGCAGTTAGTTCGTAAGCAACAGAATTGTAGTTCTCATTGGTGGTACTTGTGTTTAGCATACTGCTTCTTTCTTTTTTGATTTTATTTTATGTCTGTTTTCTTTTAACCAGTTCATCAGGGAGATCACCTCATGTTTGAGATAAGGAATCTCGTACTGCACGATCTCTTTGACTATTGGATCCCCGTTTACGTCACGAGCGGCAATAGGGTTATCAAATTTATCACGTCCCACTTCCTCAAAGAGGATATGATGCAGGATCAGCTTACCTGCTTTCAGCTTCGGGTTATGCTTCAGGATCATGTACATGTAGATACTCAGCTGCAGGGTGTAGTGATTTAAGTTGCAGTCATCCAGGTGATTAACCGGTGCCTGCATCTTGGAAACCACTCCATCCCAGGAAGTGTATCCCTTCTCTTTGATCTCTTTATTGGTCTTGTAGTCTGTGATGTTCACTTTTCCGTCAATCACTTCTACCAGGTCACTCTGCCCGATCAGTCCCATGGACTTCAAATAGACCAGGTGTTCCGGGTAGATCCCGTTCTCAAGCTTCTGTTCGGGGGCGTATTTGACACCATTCTCGTAGACTGGTTTAAATACAGGTACTGTAATGCCCTCCCTTTCCATATGCTCAAACTCACAGATGTCCTGCTCCCTTTGATCGTGGTACCAGGTTCCCAGGTCGGTAGCTCTTTTGCTTTCGTTGCTCCACGCCTGGAGGATCTCTTCCTGTGTCAGTCCATACCACTTGGACTTTTTGTTCCTGGCACTCTTGGCTGCCTGCCCCTTGGCATCAAAGGGCGACTTGAAGTTGCCAATGAAGCTGGTGACAGAGATCCAGTCAATGTGTTCAGCCGGATCCAGGCTGATGTATTCGTGGTTTTCGGGTCGGAATATGATGCTCATGCTCTTGTAAATCCTATTGGTTTCTGTTTCTTTTCGTTGATATACCCCCAGAGTTCATCAGGACTGTGGAAGGTTGCAAAATAGCGGTTGCTGTATCTGTCGTAAACCACACTGCGGTTCTTGGCGATCCGGTTGTTGGTGGTCACATACTGCTCTACAGAGGTCAGCCCGTCTTTCTTGAACCATTTCCTTACGGCCAGCTGCTTGACAAGCTTCTCCTTCTCTGCATACTGGATGTTGCCCTCTTCGTCTTTCATCTTTACCCGGAGTGTTTTAAACACGGGGTGGACAATTGACAGCTGAATATCTTCATTGGTTGTTACGATCTTTTGCTTCATGGTTCAGGGATGCTTGGAGTAAGTCTTCTTCCTGCAGGGTGAGCAGGGCCTTCCAGAGTCCTTTGGGGCACTCACTGGAAAGTGACTTGGTCTTCCAGTTCAAAGAGCATCCGCAACCACCTTTCTGTTCGTTACAGCAGGGCTGCGTTCCCGGTACCATACATCCTTCGCCCTTTTCGTCAAACAAGGGACAGGATTTGCAGATGATCATCCGGTGCCTGGCTACCTCCTCCACATCTTCATTCTTAAATACAGAGTTTCGGATGCCTTCCAGGATCTGGCCTTTACTCTTCCAGATCTGTATCAGGTTCTTCTTCTTTAGCTTCATGGGTGACTCTCTTGTGCTCGTATATAAATTCTCTTCTCTGGTTCTCATCCTCCACCATCTCTTTAAGCATGTAGAGGATCTGAAGTTTCTCACTCACCCGGATGCCCGCTGCAAAGCGTTGGTTCCCTTTGAGTTTCGTATGGTCTCCGAATGCTTCCAGCTTGCGGATCTCTTTATCAAGCAACCAGTGCTTGGTATTGAAATCACCCAGGTTGGTTACATGGACCTTGATACTCCTGGGGGAGGTCAGTTGCTCCCATACTTCCCGCCAGTAATGGTTGTGAATATCTTCCACCATCTTGACCGGGAGACCCAGTTCCTCCGCCACCTGGGGCAGCAGCTCTTTAGCTTTCTTAGGACGCAAGGGCCAGGAATTTATAGTCCAACATAATGTTACCTGCGGTCTGCACGCTGATACGGGGGTTGATATGGATCCGTTTCTTGGTACGGCCCTCTTTTACGATGAGATGTTTCTTCTCTGCTTTACTTAAAGCGTTCCTCACGGTCTGGGGAGACCGGAAGATCTTCCTGTTGTGTACTTCTGTGCAGAAAGTAGTCAGCTCTTGTTCTCCCAGCACGCTCAGAAGGGTCAGGCATTCCAGGTCGGCATCACTCACCTGGATCTTATTTAAGTAACAGTGGGTCAGGATCTGGTATTTTATGATCTCCCACGTATTCATTTTCACACGTTTCTCAACTTGGTTTACAGTGGCCATTACGTCATTGGTTCTTGGTTTGGTGTAGCGGGGGTGAGATTCGAACTCACGACCTTGGGATTATGAGACCCACGAGCTACCGCTGCTCTACCCCGCTATTTGAGTGTAGTGGAGTCCGGACTCCTGCGGTTACTACACGTTTGATCCGCTTTGGCTGTAGGGGCTGGACTCGAACCAGCATATTTGATACAGGGAGAGGGAATAAAACAACAAATGCATATTAATGGATGATAGCTTTTAAAGAACGCACTGTGTATCAAATGCCGGATAGACAATCCGGTGTGTCTGCCAATTTCACCACCCTACAGTATTTTCCCGGTAACCAGGAGATAAGTATCTGTTTAATCCTTAACTCCTTTAAACATGCTCAGTTGGTTGTTTCCCCCTGGCTCCGGGAAAGCTCTTTAGTCTTTGACCACCTTCAGCTTGCGCTCAGTGGCCTCAACTTTTTCAGTGGCTTCGGCTTTGGCTTCTTCACTGATGTATTCTTTTTGGAGGTCCTGACCTGTCTGGTCAACTTTATTTAAGAAAGCGTCATAGGCTGCAGTAGGTATGCCTATCCTGTCACCCACTTTGATGCCCATCTCGATCATCTCAGGGTTGTTCTGGAGGTCTGCTTCTGTGACGGTATGTTCTACCACGTCACCCTGTCCCGGCTGGGCACTTTTGGAATAGTGGGCAATTTTAGCAAAGGCTTCCAGTTCATCTGCACGGAAAACAGCCAGCTTGGTGTTAAGCTCCTGCAGTTTCACCTGGTATTCTTTTAGCTCGATCTGCTCTTTCAAAGCTGTAATCTTATCCTCCCTTGAGGGAGCTTCAGTGGGTACGGATTGTTTTGTCATGTTAGTTGGTTTTAGGGGGACTCCCTACACTATAATATACTTATAAAGTTTAAACTCTACAAATTTATTAGAGAATTAGGTAGGTTGCAACTCTACTTATTCTACAGTGTCTATAAGTCCCATAGGAATACTGGTTTTCACGAGGCAGTGCAAAAGTATGCTGTAGAGATTGTTATGGGGAACACAAAATGAGGTTGGTAAATTATTTACTAAGTAGGTAGGGTTAAAAGCAGATTAAAAGATTTGTTATTGCTGTAGAACTGGTTTTGGAGAGCGGTATATTTGGTAACAATTATATCAAACCTCAAAAGAATAAGTAACCCGTGACAGACAAAGTAGTGAAAACGTACCACCAGCTGTTCAAGGTACACTCCCATGAAGCTCTTACTCAGGCTGTTGATTTCCTGATCCGCAAAAAGAAGGCTCGCAATAATGCAGACATAGCAAAAAAAGTAGGTGTATCGGCTTCAACCTTGGCAGCTTACATGAGTGGGACAAAAAAAATCAGTGAAACTTTTATAGAGAAATTCAACCTGGTGTTCCGGATAGACCTGGTGAACCCGTTGACGTATGATGAGACCCCCTGGATCCAGGAGATGGTGCGGCTGGCTAAGGACGGGCATTTCCAGCCTGTAAGTGCATATGCATTCCTGCAGACTTATATAACGATGAGGCAAAGTATTGGAGAACAGCAGCTGGTGATCGAGGGATTAAAAAGGACTAATAAGGAACTCAATAAGCTCAATGTGATCATGTATGACTACCTGGTCAAAACGGAACAGGGTATCATTGAAGCTATTATAACCGGGAAGTTGCCTAAGCCCCATTAGTGACTGTCTGAATAGTACAGCACGTCATAAAGCCACCAGGAGGACCTGTCCAGTTTTTGTACGGCTACTGGAAAAGAAGCATCTGATCTTCCAGGCTGTGGCAGCATCTTACCCCACAAAGTTCCGCCAAAGGCTGACTCATAGTTTTTATCATAAAGCCACTGATACATGGTTTTGTCCACAATATCCTCGTTCACCACGAAGTCAATGCCCACATTGACGCACCGGTTCTTGATGAAGGTAAATGTGATCAGGTAATCCGGATAGGAATAATGTACGGTCTTTCCTGATTGACCATAGTCCTCCCAGGTAGCCTTCTCATTTTTCATAAGGGCCCGGCAAAATGCTTCGTCCTTACGGATTGGATCAACAAGGTTGGAAAGCTGGCAATAAGAGCTAAGGGAAATAAACAGGAAGGAAATCAGCAGGATGATTTTCGTTTTCATGGGACCGTTAGGTTTACGGGCGTAAAAGTAAAACATGTCCTGGAAATAATCAAGGAGCCTTCTGCCGGACTCGAACCAGCATACACGCATTACAAGTGCGTAGTCCTCCCATTGAACGAAGAAGGCTGATGCACCCATGGATGGACTCGAACCACCAACACACGGTTTTGGAGACCGCTGCTCTACCAATTGAGCTACACGGATATGGGGTGTCTGACGGGAGTTGAACCCGTACCTGCTGGTGCCACAAACCAGTGCTCTACCAATTAAGCTACAGACACAGATTTCCTGACTGGGTTCGAACCAGTGATAAGAGAGCCAAAATCTCTTGTGTTGCCAGCTACACTACAGGAAAATATGGCGGGACCTACAGGGATTGAACCTGTGACCATCACCTTAACAGGGTGCTGCTCTACCTCTGAGCTAAGGTCCCGTGATGTGGGGAAGGCAGGAATCGAACCTGCATAGTCAAAAGACGACGGTTTTACAGACCGCTGATTTAACCAGTTTACCATCTACCCCATATGGATTTGTTCTGTGGAGCACCCTGGGATCGAACCAGGATCTGAGGATTTTCAGTCCCCTGCATAGACCAACTTTGCTAATGCTCCCTGTATGTCTGGATCACAGGACTCGAACCTGTAGCCTCCCCGCCCCAAACGGGGTAATCTACCCATTGATATAGATCCAGAAAATGAAAAAGCCCCTGGTTGTTGCTCCAGGGGCTCTTGATATAGGATGTGTTTTTAGTTGTCTTGAGGTTACCACACACTATTACCAGGCCCCTGGATCTGATTCCAGAAGAACGGGTGCTGGTGACAATATGTAGTGGTTAAAATCATTGATGCAAATCTACTTAAAAGGAAGCTCATAAGCAAGACTCCCTACTAATAATATAAGAAAAAACTCTTACTTTGCAAATTTTTTGACATAATGGGATGGAATATCCCTGGTAATTTCCTGGGTATAACTATCCTGAATATCATAATAGACTTTACTTTCAGTAAACCTGATTGCACTTACTTTACCCAGGCTGTAGCGTGGGATGAATTCAAGTTCGTCTTCTTTGACCTCGGGCTGTTTCTCCCTGGCTATCCTGAAAGCCTCTTCTACCCATTTAATAGTGGTATAATCTGTTTCATCTCCAATCTGAAACCTGCTTGGCAGCTCTCCTGCAAGGGGAACTGCGACCTTGTGAAACTCTTCCATATGTTGGTTTTGTAGGGATGGACTGTATTATCCATGTGCCTCAATAATAACATAGTAAAAAGTCTTCTTATTTCAAATATATTTTACACGGCTGCTCTCATGCCCCCATGCATGAACTCTTTGATGTGCTGGGCATCGGGTACCAGGTCATCCATGGTCCAGCCAAAGAGCCCTATTTTTTTCTGGTAATCAATGAGCTTCCCACTGTTGTTCTTCCTGGATTCTTCACAGGCCCGGTTGAAGTTATGAAAGGTGGTGTTCCTGACCTGTGCAATCCTGCTCTTGTTCCCGCCAAAGGTCTGCTCTATCTCCGGGAAGGTCTGGAGCATCTTCTTCCATAGCTCTTCGTGACTCATGTACCGGTCTTCCTTGGTCAGTACTTCTATGGCCATCTGGATCCATTTGAAGTAGCGTTTCTGTTTCTCCTTGGCCTCGGTCACGGAAGTAGTTCTCAACACACGGATCTCCTTAGTACTCCTGGCATTGGTCTTAAACCTGGTGAGGGCCTCCAGCAAGGATTTGCTGTCATCCAGCTCTCCCTGGATCGTGTCATGCTCCCGTTTCAGTTCCAAGTAATACTGCTCCGCTTCCCGGAGTGGGCCGGTCTTTGTGGAGATCTCCTGCATGAGTATTGTGATGTCTGCTTCTACTTTTGTGATCAGACGGTCTGTCTGCTTGTCTGTCAGATTCAGAGCATAGTAGTCCTTGCTCACTTTGTTCATAGTACGTTGGTTTAGGGGTGCAAAGAAAGTGATGAAGGTTAAATATACGGGATCTGGTAAATACTTTACGTGTTAAAGCCTGGGAGATAAGGGGATTTGCTTAAAAAAGAAACCCGGTGAAGTTATATCTCTCCGGGTCTGGTAAGAAGTCAAGAGTTGTGAATTGCCGTCCGACATAGGCTAATATAGGTATAGTGAAACCACTTCTGCAAATTTTTTTCCCCCATATTTTTTGGATCTGTGTTGTGATGTGTGAAGGAGTGCCCATCAAGCACCCCGGCCTTTATCCTGGCAAGGGGGATACCCCCATCATTAATCTAAAAAGTCTTATAAAATGAAAAAGTTCACTATCAAAGCAATCAACACAGGTTACATCATCTTAACAGCTGAAGATGGTCAGGAATTACAGATCGGTTACAAAAAGAATGCTATCAAATTCTTTGAGCTCCGCACCAAGCAAGTTGGTGATGCAGTAATGCTTAACACTGCTACATCTGATCAAGGCCGCTTATACCTGGCTGAAAATGATGAATTCAGGATGTCTGAGCTTAAGGTCTATGAATACCAGCTCAAGATGAAACAGATCCAGGTAGCATCAGCTGCACTGATCTAAGGGAAAGCCTAACGGCTTTCTCTTTTTTTATTATCTCTATTAAAATGCAGCAGTTGGTTATCCTGACTGATGACAGCTGCTGCTCTTTTTCATCATACATTAACATAAACCGACCATGAAACAAACAGAATTATCAGACCGTACTGTAGCCAGAATTGTATTCTGGGTACTGTTAATGGGTATGCTGGCATCACTTGCCTCTTGCAGTAATAACAAAGTAAAGCTTAAGATGAAGGACAACACTGTCATGACTTTTAATGCTGGTGATGAGAGTTTAGATAAGGGTGACACGATCATGCTGAGCAGGGGATCTCATTCTTATGATGGTGAGTATAAACTCTGTGAGCCTTGTGAAGTAACTCATGATACGACTATTCTTATTGAGTACAAGGACACGATAAGAGGCTATACTGATTATAAACGTGCCATTGTGATCAAGAGGATCTAATCACTCATCATTTTAAGTAGCTCATATATGAGCCACTAACTATACCAATGTATTATATACTATAGTATAGTTGGGGGTCCACCAGTGAGCTACTTAAAACTATCATGCTTATTCATTAATCCATATATCCATGTCACAGACAGAAACCCAACACAGTGCAGCCGTAGTAGCTGGTTTAATTGAAGCATTGTATACTTCTCTGGAAGCAAACCAGGAAGCATTGCAGATGCTCAGAGCAGGAATCACCTGTCCTCCTACTGTATCAGAAGAGGAAAAGAAAATGTTTGATGCTATTACTGGTGAGCTGGACATGCTCATTACGACCAATGATGTGCTGATCAAACACATCCATGATACCGTACCTGGTATGAAAGAAGAAGTTGATCAAAAAGTTGCTGATGAAGACTCATCACACTAAGTAAAACTATCCGCTCGGGAATGATTTGTTATAACTATCTGATACTCAGATAGGGTGATAAATCATTTCTTAGTGGATTCAGTACACTAAGTACTGGAATTTATTTGGGATTTGTGTGTGTCTGTGTCATTGGGAGATAACTCACACACACTTTCTCTCTCCCTCAGAAATCACTCAAACTATCATATATCATCTCTCACAACTGGATTAAATAGCTATAACTCAAATGGAGCTCATTCTCACACTCATTGTAATCAGTGCTCACGGTAAACCATATAAAGCCTATTTCAAGGAAATTGGTGAAACCATGCAGACTATGGTATACTGTCATCAGGATGATGATGTAGATACCATAAAAAAGAAACTTAACAAACAGATACAAGCTTATATGGAGGTTAATAAGGCAGAGACCAATATGGTAAGTGCTAATAGTACTCCAGAAGAAGTATACTTGGAGGAAGAGATTATCCTTAAAGGATGATTACTCTATACAGGAGAGATGATGTGTTTTCTCTCTCCTGGTTTTGAACTGTTATAGTATCCACCCGAAATAATCAACCATGAATAAAAGAATCAAAATAATTAAGGACATTAAGGAGCTTCCTAATGTGTTCTTCAATATACCATTCATGTATCTTACTCAGGAACTTAGAGACATTATTGTACTTAATTGTGCTCTTCCAAAAGAAAGCTGGGATATATACTTATCAGATCATCATTGGTTATACGTATATGATGAGGGTTCCAAGAGTTATACTAAAATAAGAACATACTGATTACTCTATACAGGGGATTGATTCCTCTGTATAGCTCTATATCCTGGAGTAAGAGAGGATCCACGGCCAACTAATTCATAAAAGACATGATCATATTACTAATTGTAAGCTTATTAATAGTTCTCAAGCTTATTTCCGGTGTCTATGCTCCCTCTTTGGAGAGCCTTCAGGATAAACATAACTCACATCCCAGAGAATGTGCTCACCTTTACAGGATTGTATTTAAAGACAGAGCCCTGCTTTCCTTACTCTATGAAGCTATCAGCTGGAGCAGGGTTTATGGGTTGTATAGAGGTATACCAGATAGCAGGAGAAAAGCCCTTAAAATAACTACCTGGTTTGTAATCCAAAAATAGTTTTAAACATACCGCTATGAAAAAGACAAAGATCACCGGTAAACTATTACACGAGCTGGGATTCAAGCATGTTCCCAGTCTTATCCAGGAGTCCTATATGCTGGTGCTGGTAGATCAAACCTTTACTCCTGATTTTCCAGGAGCTACGAATCTCCATCATTTTAAAGCATTGTCTTTATCACTGTGTAATGATAAAGGCAAGGGAGAGTATTATGCTTTCCTTAGAGAAGGATCCAGCCCGGATAGGAATAAGGACGATGTAATCACCTTAACCAGGAATATGGAGTACGAGGAGGATCTCAGAGAACTAATCAGGTTGTTGCAGTTATAACCATGAGTGAAGTATTGCTTACTAAGGAAACCTGTATTCCAGGAACACGGGTTAAGCCAAGTCACCACCTGAATCAACCTGGTTTTGAAAGGTATATAAAAAAGATTGGAGGCCCCAATGCAGAAGGAACTGTTATTCACAGGCCTGATAAGAATAATTATGCACACGTAGTATGGGACAACAAACCTGATGCAGAGGAATATCACAATCTTGAGTTCTACGATCTTGCCCTTATAACAGTGCCCATCTCCTGGGATAACATACAATCAGCTCTGGACACACTGGAACAGAAACTAGGTAAGTAACTTATGGAAGAGCAACTATTGACATTGGAAACCTGTGTTCCTGGTAAAAGAGTAAGACCACGCAAGGAAATAGTAGACGGAACGTTTCATACTGATGCTGCTATCAACTGGGAATACTGGGAGGATAAGAAATACGGCACTATAAAAGGGGTCTGGAACTCAGTAGCTGACGGCAGACCTCTTGGGGCTAAGTTAATCTGGGATGGTCATAAAAATGCTTCCCAGATTAAATTTGATAAGCTCGTCCTGGACGAGTCTTCCCTTATAGACCAGTTAGAATCAGCCCTCAACAAGCTTGAAAAGAAACTAAATAAGTAATTAACCCAATCCATTTACATAATCCATATCATTATGATCTACCGTAAATTCACCAAAGAGGTAGCAAAAGAAAACATTAAAACATTTGGTCAGGTTCTTCCATTGGCACCATTATCCATGGACAGGATGGAAGAAAACGATCCGGATACCTTTAAGCTCTTAAGAGACACAGGATTCTCAGGAGATACAGCCTATGTAGGAGACATTGAAGCAGATAAGCTCTACATCTACGTAGATAACGGGACTGAAGACTCCATGAGTGAAGTAATACTGACATCTAATGCGGAGGAGGTTTTATCATGAAAACCCTAATCCTAACCATCCTCATTGTTTTTCCTATCTCACTGCTATATCCGGTGTTTGATATTAAACTATATCGTTGGTTCATCCGCAAGACCCAGAAACGGGGACTGATGGAGAAAGACTATGACTTCCTCGATCAAATGGACAACATCGGGCTGCTGATCACACTCACCCTGATGGTATTTGTCTATTTCTATGCTGTATTCATGTATATGAACCACGGCATCAAATAAACTCATTAACTCATTTTAGTCGGACGGTTTAGCCTGGGGTGTTTCTACATCCTGGGCTTTTATTTTAATCAACATGTATCACTACATTTTATCCTTCCTGATAGGATCAGGTATTGTTCTGCTGTTATTAATCCTGTGTTCCACATACATATTATGGAATGACATGAAGTTTTACAGGATTGTCTATAATACCCTTAAATACAAAACCTTCTATAAGGCTACACAGGGTGGATCAATCCCGGATAACAAAGCATTCATCTACGGAACCGGAGGATTCTCTTTTAACCAGGAATCAGGGTGTTTTATTCTTGGTAAAGGGGGTCCATGGAACGGCCCTCATCTCCATTATGCATTTTATACCTTCCTTAATCCATACTCCTGTTACTGGTATATCAAATACTACAGGTGGTTTAAGAAGCTGAATGTTAGCCAGCTTGAGGAGCTGAACCCGTTTATCCATAAAATCTTTTAGCCAGGAACATCAGCCTGGCTTTATCATACACTGGGATGTAGCTCAGAAAGAGGGATAGAGCAACTGGCATTTCCGATGTTCATCTATTGCAGATGATTGCCGACGTTACCAGAAGGTCCCCGGTTCGAGTCCGGGCATCCCAGCCAAAAACCAAGTTATTAACAGAATCACTAACCCACTAATCCGTTATTACTATGAACGCATTTCATTATCTACTGGTGGCTCTTGCAGTAGCTGCCGTATTGTTCTTTGTAGGAGGTCTTTGCAAGATGGCATATGACAGCCTGATCATGGGAAAGAACCTGAAAAAGCAGATCAAGCTTAATCAACCCACAGAAGAGAAAATAGAAGAACTTGTTTAAAACATTTGAGTTTCCCGGAGGTCCTGAGCCAATGGGAAGCTCTTAACTTTATCATTTTAGTCACTATGAGTTCATTAGGACACTTAAACACCATTACAATAGAGCTGAATCAGCCATTCAAGCTGAATATACCTGAAATGCAACACCGTGAGCTTATGGTCCTGATTGGAAAAAACGGTACTGGAAAAACATTTGTGCTAAAGCTGGTATGGGTTGTCACCATGCAACTGTACATGAAGCTTATAGCCAAAAAAATAGGCGTGCCTTACAATGATAAGGAGAACCTGCAGTTCTTAATGGATCATTCATTTACTGATAACAACATGGACGGCAAGCTGAAGTTCATGTACGGAGTAGGAGACATCATCAACATCACCATGGAAAATGGTAAAGTAGCAGATGTAACCTATCTTCTGGATGAAAATCTGACAGAGGGAACCATGCCCATATTTATGAGCAAGGAGACCCGGCTGTTCAGTGACATTGTACGGTATCTGAAGTTCCGTAAGACCCTGGGCATTGACCCAGGTGTGCTCAATGAAGCGGATACACTCAAATTGCTGGAACTATACCGGATCTATGACATTATGTACATGGAACAGTTGCTCCAGAACATTGAGCAGAATACCACTCCAAAGCTGATAGAGCTGTTTAACAAACACATGCACGGCTTTGATGAGCATTTTATTCTGGAAACTCTTCGTGTGGATTATAAAGCCGGGATGATCTATATCAAACAAAAAGACAAACCTGAAGAACATATAGATAAACTGGGAGCTGGTCATCAGTCCCTGGTTAATGTGATCCTGGCCAACTCATACCGGGCAGCATGAGTAATCCAATAAAGGTCGTAGTACTGTTTGTACTCCTGGCTATAGTGGGGATAGTAGTACTATCCAAGCGGGATCCAGACGAGGTCTGGGACGACATAATAGAAGAGGAAGACATTCACCACTAATAGGTGATGACAGCAGTAGTGGGACATACGTTACAATCTGGGATTCCCGACCAGGTTCTACTGCTGTAACCCAACATCTGTGCATTCAAAGTAGCAGATAGTGGAGTAGTTTAAAACTCAATCCGTATTAACAATGAAGAACCAAAATGGAAAACCAGTCAAGGTACTGGGCATTGGAATTACCGGTAAAGTACTGGTAAAAAACAAATCATCACAGGAATCTATCCATGATGAAATCAGCAGTATGTTCAGTGATCTATGTATTGCTGACAGACCAAGTATCAACCGGCTGTCCGTCCGGAAAGTGTAACTCTATTAAGCCTGGGGGGGGGAACATCTTCCAGGCTTTAATCTGAACCAGTATGGAAACAGTGAGAAATCA